ACCAGATTCTGGGCTTGCATATGTTCTGATAGACGCTGCCCCGACAGGAGTAGGTCTATTAAAATAGCGAGGAGTCCCAGATACGCTTAAAAATACCGTATTGGAGCCGAGATAGTATACGTAAGCTCCCGCGCTTGTAGTTATGCTCAAAGCGTTTTGAGGCTCTACAATCTGAAGCACTCTCGGGCCTATGTATATATTGTTTTGTAGCGAAGCTTCTCCTGCTCTAGTCAAGTAAGAGCTACCAAGTGGATTCGTTCCAGCTTCAATTAAGTCTATCCCTAATTGTTTGCCGTAGCCTACGTAGCTATAAATGTTATTAAGGTTGAAGGCAGAGCTGTCCTCTACAGGAGTAGGATTAATATCAGGGCCTACGCTTGCCGACAAATTTTCGGTGCCAGGATAATATTGCGTATACGAGTTAGAATCTAGAGACTCCGCCCAAGCTATTGGATTTCCCCACCCTACAAACAATCTATTGAGGCCTACCGAAATAGCATCTGCCGTTGCGTAGTCTACTCCGAGATACTCTCCAGTCGTAGTTGCAGTAGCGTAAGATATAAATCCTGTGACTTCGTCTACAACAGCCCTCCAAGCAGGCGTACCAGAGAGCGCATCCCAGCCTATATAGAATTGCCTAGATATATTGTAAAATGGAGACGAAGTTAAAACTTGATACGGATCATAAGTATCTTTATTAAACTCTACCGTAGTCCAATTTGTAGGACTTGTAGGGCTCGACTCTACTGTGACAGTAGCTGCAGAAACGTTCCAAACTATCCTATATTTGGTACCAGAGACGGTTACTGAAGCAGATGCGTATACTCCACTACCTGCAGCGGTCTCGTTAAGAACATAGGTCTCTCCGGTTGAGCTCCTAGCGAAATAGACATTAGGAACAGGTGGATCTGAATCCTCGATGGCCAGATAGCGCAAGCAAGGGAATATCGTAGTTCCACCGCTGTGCTTAAACGGTAATTTAATAGCGTATCTGTTAGTCAGCCTATTTAACTCTGCATGCTGGAACCATCTGGAAGGAACGTCGTCTTTGCGAATTCCTATTGCGTGATCCCAACCGCACTTTACACCCCAGAAGCGCATTCTGTACTTGTGGACAGACGGATTGTAAGACGCTCCTTCGCAGACAGGAGGTGTGCATTGGCCCTGGGTGTTGTCCCCCCAGCAGGCGACAGTGTCCTCTATTTCGTCATCAACGACGGAGCCGACCGTTCCCGATACGTCTGTAGCAAAGCCGTTACGCACAGCTATGGAGAAGTTGCCTCCCGCAGCTATGCTCTTTGCCTGCAGTCCAGCTGGAACAGTAGCTTGCCCCAGGTGGTTTCTACCCCAGCAAACGATGGTGCCATCGTTCTTTATGGCTATGGTGTGATCGTCACCTGCGTCTATGCCAATAACTCCGGACAAGCCAACAGGGACGGTGCATTGGCCGTACGTATTGTTGCCCCAACACACCACGGTATTGTCGCTCTTTAGCAGCACTGCATGGTTTTTTCCGCATGCTAGTATCTTTCCTGCATAAACGGTTTGTCCTGCAAGACCTTCAGTCCAAACTACGGTTGGAGTGGCTGCAGTTACTCCGACGGGCACGCTGGCAATAGACGGAGAGTTGCCGTATTGCTCGATTACCTTGATGGGCGTGCTAGGAGATGCCGAGTTGTAGCGATCAACTATAGCCACGGAGAAGTTCTCTCCTATAGCCATATGCGATATGGGAGAAGTTGCCCCTGCCTGCCATACCGTAGATTGAGTGCAACCCCAGCTATGAAGCTGACCGTTGTCAAGGATTACGGCTATGTGACCAGAGTTAAAATCAAATTCCTTGACGTTACTGATATAGCCTTGAGTCAGGAACGAAGCGTCTACAGCAGCAGGTACGTCGAGCTGACCATAGGTATTGTAGCCCCACAGGAATAGCTTTCTGGAACTTGCTCCGCTGGATAGCAGGGCAATGATGCTTTCTCCTACCTTGACCTGAGAGAACAGTCCGCCGTTAGTAATAAACTCCCTTACAGCTATAGGAAGTATTGGATTGGGATCGGTGCTGACCTCGAGACCGTTGTAGGCAGTAAGGACGCGACGGCAGCCTAGCGATCCATCTGACTTTATGAACAAATGCAGAGAGTTGGGATCAAAGGAAGAAACTTTGGAGGCCGGAATTGAGGCGGAGTCGTAGACCTCCAGGGCCGTATTAGGGGCTGCTTCGACATTGACCTTAAGTGCCGTATCAAATACGGTCGAAGGCCGAGATATGGCTACGGAGAATTCTCCAAGCAACAGGTTTCTGTCGTTGGCAAAAGACAAAAGGTTTTGATTGGATTCTCCCTGGTCTCCGCTGATGTCGACTACGGGCCGAGTAACTGCCAAGACCGCACGGGTAGTCAGACTTGGAGCGCTGTTGGGAGCTGTGTAAAAATCCTTCAACACACGGACTGTGTGAGTGTCGGCATAAGCTCCGCCGAGCAGGCACTGCTCGACAAACCATCTATAGGAAGAATCTATGACTACTCTGGAGGGATTATTTACCGATATTCCCAGTACGGGAACGTCTACGTACACAAATGACTGCAGGCCGGAATCTGTATAAGGGGCGATCAGAAGCCGCAATACACAATCGGCATCTGGACTGTAGATGGAGCTGGGATCCAATGGGAAGCCGTTAGCCACAAGCTCTACGGTGAACTCCAGAGGATTTGAGCTAGGCGGGCCACCAAGGAAGGACGCCGCCCCTACGATGGAAGTTCCTGGCACCGTAGACGGACGATAACGAGAGTACGAGTATCTTGCTCCTTGCTTTATCGGCAGGAACGAGATCATCGAATCTGATCCGTGAATGTTGGCCGACGACGAAGTAGTTCCGTCCTGAGCCAGAACCGCTGCGTTTATCTGGAAGCTTTGACCGCCTTGAGAGTACAGCCCATATTCGCTAGGGCTCAGCAGTCTAAAGGCCGAGGAGCTATAGATTGGGGATAAGCCTTCGCTATAGTTTCCAACCGTGGTTTCCACTCTTGCCTTAGCCAGCTTTCTGGAATTAGACTGAGGGTAGTAATAGTCAGACACCAGCGAAGATGGCTTGGAGATGCTGGCGCTTTGATTGTAGTTATGTCGTAGAAGCGCTGATCCAAAGAATAGAACTGGAGTCGTTGGAGCAGAATACGTTCCAGTTACCTCAGTTTGGGCAGAAGCAAGAGTGGTAGTTCCTCCGGCTCCCATAGATGCCACTGAAGACACATAGGATCTTGGCAGTGAGGAATAGGTAGCCACTCTGCTGACATTTGGCCCTACAGCCTGATTGCCAAATATTGCTCTTTGAGTCGAAGAGGTATCAAGTATGGAGGTACGCAACAACACCAGAGTGCTGTTGTAGTCTGGAGGGAAAGAGTACTGAGTAGGTAGGCCTATCTGCGTAGCCTTCAGGCGAAGTCCTACTGCCGTCGTAGAAGATCCAGTAGGAGTAAGTCTGATCAGCGTACTGCCGAATATCGAATGAGAATACGGCACGGGAGAGCCGTCGTCATCGACAGGGCTGGCTGCAGATGTAGCAGTAGGCAGCGGATAACGAACATACTCCTGGACCTGATCTGGATAATCAACAGCGCCCAGCACTAACAAACTGGTATTCAAGCTGCTGATAGCGGAAGCGCATTGAACTACAGGTGCTGACAGAGAGATAGGCCCAGATATAGTTGCAGTAGTGCCAAGTTGGGCATTGGCTATAGCTGGCTTGATTGTCGGATAGCCAATAGCAAAAATACCATTAAGTCCAGCAATTCCTGAACTGGCAATAGGAATCAGTAGAGATTGCGTCTGTCCAAAATAAACAGTTTGCCCAAGCAAAGGCCTAGAGCTGCTTGGTTGATCTGAGATAGCTCGTACTATTGGCACATTGTTAGGAGCAATAATTCCAAATTTTGCAGTCCCAACACTTGTACTAGAAGCACAAACTATGTTAGATAGGGCAATACCGGTTTTAATAGCGGTAGAATTGGCGTCTAGTGTTCCGGCAACAATAGCCTTTAAAGCAAAATAACCCTTCAGGCTTGCGGAGGAAACTGTATTAGCCGATGTAACTACGTAGGTCTCAAGTAGTGCTGCCTTGCCGACAATAAATTTGCCAACAGGTATCTGGGATACGATTGAGTTACAATTAACTACGGTAGATCTAAGAGTAATATTAAGTAGTGATGCTTGCGTATTAAAGGCAGCAGTTGCAGAGCCGGCACAGGCCTTCTCAAATACCTGAGAGCTAAAACTTCCTTGGAGATTTTGTACTGCAGAAATAGTAAATGTCGATCCCGATACAGCTCTAAATATTGTAAGTAAAGAGCCTACCGGTAAAACAGCGCTAGCTGACGTTATATTGGGAGTCTTATCTACTATTACACGCGACTCAAAATTAGCCTGAGATATCGCATTTACTAAGGAGCGACAAGTTATGTTAGCTATAAGGCTAGCAAAAAGATTTGCAGCACTTACTGCACCAGCAACCTGTATTGAAGGAGCTCCTAGTAAATTAAAAGCATTAAGTTCTAGGGCTGTGCCACCAGTAGAGGCAACCGCTGCTGCATCAGTTAGGTCTATTTGAAAGGCTAGCTTATTTGTGGGTATTGCAAATACTGTGCTACTACTGTTTAAAACAGTCCCATTCAGCTGCCCTCCTGTAATTAGATTAGCTGAGACATCTAATGCTGCTGTGGAACTGCCGCTGCTTAGGCCCTTAGTAGCTAGAGTAAAACTACTTGCATTCCTTATAGTCGTATTAGAAATGCAAGAATTTACTAAAGATTTTAAACTAGTAATAACGTCTAAATTGTATTCAACAAATGGAGTAGGTCTAGTAATTTCAACCTTACTAATGCCTACTACTCCAACTCCTGTCGATTTATTTAAGTATATATTTAGTACAGCAGATTGGACTTGTGCCTTAAAAACATTAGTCTCTGCAGAATAATTGAGTAGAAATGTACCCGTTAGATTCTTGGTGGCAGTTACTGTTGATACTGCTGCTACATCAATAAGATTAGTGTCTAGCGCTGGTTCACCAAGAGCCGCACTATTTACCGTGAGAGTAGCTAGATTACAAATAGGCATTTTAAGAACAGTTCGTTGAGTGTAGACTTACTCGAACATTCAAGTTTTTATTTGCGGACATTGAGCAATTTGCACCGCAAGCTATGGCAGGAGCCCTTAGGACTTTATTGTACAAGATAGCTGAGTTTGTTAAAAGCCCACCTCGAACATTGGTGTTTGTTACTGTTAAAGCTCTTCTAAAGTTAGCTTTATCTGCAGGTATTGCGGTTGTAGTTAACGCTGAAGCAGCCCCTGCCACTAAGCTGTATTGACTTCCGGTGGATATAAACGCACCTGTTGGCAGCACCTGCAGACTGGGATTCAGCGTTCCTATCTGATCCTTAATACCTAAAAATGGTCTATGGGGAAGAGTGGTAAATACGCTAAAGAAGTTGGCAGTGACTCTCTCTTTGAGTATTGCTTTGCGCAATAGAGTAAAGTCAAAGGGGGTATAGTAATCCTCTAAAGTTTGAGCTGCAGCAGTTTCTCTGTTTCCGGCAGGGCCGTACTTCTTTGTACCACATATAAACTTGGAGTCAGCTAGAAAGCCGACAGGGTGTTTTCGACTTAATAATAATGAATCTATTTCGCATGGGCAGTTTAGTAGCCAGCGAGATTTAATATTAGGACCATTATAGACGTCGTCATATTCATTAAAAGCTGATATATCTGCTCCAAATGAAGGCCCTTGTCCTGGAAGTTCGTTCCATACTCCGGACTTGTTTGGACCATATAGAACATATGGCAATTCTCCGTCGTCTACTTCCACCTCAAGCGTTATGTTTACACTGCAGTTTGCATAACTGCTAGCACTAGTATAGTCTTTAATGTTAACATTTATTGTAGGCTCATTGAATGGAAGCACGACTTCAGGCGTAGTAGGGCTAGTTAAATTCCAAAAATTAGCAGTTACTACATTGCTTGTATCTACGCTGACTGGGTAGTAGCAGCCTTGTTTGGATAGCGCAGGAACTGCAGCGGCAGTGTCTATAGGCCGTAGGAAATAAGGCGAAGTACCAGAATAGGCAGCAGTGACAGTGGGATTTATGCCCTGCTCATCGTATACGTCAACGGTGCCATACGTATAACCGACTGTCGGATGGAATCTATCAGAAAATCTATAAGTGGCAGCTGTGGTTGAAGCTTGTAGAAAAGAGTCTGCTGCTGCCGTATCTAGGTTTGCTTTAAGTTTGCTAAATACAGTCCAGGTGTTGTTCTTGTACGGTATCGTCACTTCCCAGGAGGACAGAGGCAGATTTACCGTGCCCGAGGACGTGACAACAGATATGCGCACGTCCAAGCCTCTAATTTGTTTTGAATAAGCAGAAGCAGGAATAGTAATAGGAATAGTTTGAGTGCTGTAGCCGGATCCAGAATCCAGAAGACTCAAAGCAACGTTACCACTACTGGCTTCGACTATACGAATGGGATTAGTGACAAGAGTGTAGGACTCGCCACAGTAGACTTTAGCGTCAGGGGCAAACAATCTCGGGACCAATGGCGCTATGGAGCCGTCTGTAAGAATGCGTTCGGCACCTGCCGTCTGGCCCTCACAGCCGTAGCCTACTATTCCCAGCTTGCATACTTTGCGCTGACCGAAGTGTATGTTGCCAACGGCATCTACCTTGAAGTGCGTATTAAACGCAGTAATATTAGCTAGATGAGCACCTGCGCTAATCTGGCTCCAGCTCGGACAGCTAGATCTGAATAGCACCGCACTATGCATGCTGCCTGCTGCGTAGTCTATAACGTAATCAGTATACGTCTGTCGAGTGTAGCCAAGAGGAGAGTGGTATTCCAGCAAGGAGTTAAGAGACTCAAAGTTTACTGCCTCCTCTGCCGCAGTTGCACAACATCTAACAGCCAGGCTGGATTGTGCGGAAGAGCTTACAAATGGGCGAAAGGCTGCAGCCGGAATAGCCGCAACTTGGTTTCCGTTGAGTAGATCTCTAGCTCCTAGTGCAGGATTGGTAAAGGTACTAGGATACAGCTGAGGCTGGAATCCCAACAGAGATTGCATGGCCTCTACGGCATGGTGTCCAGGGGGTCCAAATATTGCACCAGACACTGTTCCACCAGTACTACCTATAGAGGTAGTTAGACTAGGAGGAGTGAAGCTTCTGTCGTAGGTGCTATTTACATTCCAGCGATAATGTCCGTAATAATTCTCCCAGGCATCAGTATTAACTGCCAATCCCTGCACCGATCCCCCTGCATAGGTTGCATCGTAGCGAGAGACTGCATGAGTATCGAGGAAGCCAAGACCAAATACGCTGTCTGTACCTGATCCAATGCCGTAAATGGTGGTACCTGGAGGCGCTAGAGATACCAGCGTGGTTCCGTATTCACGTCCATCTCCTGCTCCCCAGGAAATTAATGTCGGCCTAGAGTAGCGAGAACCTTCATTTGTAATCAGCCCAGGGGCAACTAATGCCGTAGGAACAACACCAGTGAATAATTGTGTTCCAAGCTCGCTAACGATCTTAGGAGCTCTTGCAATAGTCCCCAAGCCTACTGCTACAGGCCAATCTCCATCGGTCACGGCCATTATGTGAGCCTTACCTACTTTAAAGCTCTGTAGTGGCACGCTGGGCAACAAAGACAGATCGATAGGAGCCTGGTAGTTGTCGCTAAACCAGCTACCCAGCCAAGCTACAGGCCTATTGTCCATATTAACAATGGCCACAGTGAGATTGGCGCTTGCCAATGCAGTAGTCGGCAGTATGTACTCTATGGTGCGATCTGTAGAGTCTCCACTAAGCCTACCCACTACTCCGTTAGCAATACGCTTTATTGGACCAAAGTGAAAGGACCTTGTCTTCATTGGCATAGCCGTAGAGCCAGGCCATAAGTACTCTTGTCCTACTCCCGTAGTGTCTTGTCTATTTCTGCGTGCTACCAAATTTCCAGAATAAGGACTGTTGGCTTCAAACCTTCCGTGAAGTTGATATGGCGCAAGTAAACTCGTTCTATATACGTCGTTGCCTGTAAAAAATACAGAGGCTTCATAGTCGTAAGTAGCGCCAGACCCGAGAGTCTCTGTACTCGTATCTGCAGGAGTTACCTTTTCTGGGCTTCTAGAAAACGTATTTAAGAACCCTATGTATACAGAGAAATCTCCGCAACAGGCCATATCTTTGACCTTAAAGCGGCTTATAGTTACCGGGCAGTCAGTAAAAAAGTTTGGACTTCCTTGTGTGGTAGCATTGTTGCCAACAACACCTACTGATGGCGAGGAGGCTATTGAACTATTTGGAGAAGGTGAGCCTACTAAATTCGATGTGCCGACATAAACTCCAAAATTAGTGCCAATTGAACGATTTAGAATCTCAAAATATCTTGGAGTTGCAGTTGTTATCTGCGCGGTGGCCCCCATACCAGAAAGGGTACCTGCAGGATTGTTTGCCGGATCTGTATTGTAGCCGGTAGTTCCACCGCTTACTGGCTGATATCTACTGCCAAGTATTCCAGTACACCCAGTCCCCTGTGTTTGAAAGTACCGGGGGCTAAATGCGCAACCCCAGGAAACTACTCTGCCGTGAAGGTATACCTTGTCGTCTATTAAAAATTGATCTGTTGTGGTGCCTCTTGATACGGAAAAAACTATTCCGTGTGTCGAGAAAGGCCCGCACACTACCTTTTTAAACTGTAGATCCTGAAAATACCTGGACTTATAAGGTGAGTTGACTGAACCCGAAAATCTGAATAATTGCGGAGCTGTTTCAACAATAGTATTAGTAGAAAGTGGAGCTCTGTACTGGCTTAAGCCCTGGCAAAAATGCGGATAAGTATCGGCGCCGTATAGAACGTCATTGTTGGTGTAGCTGGTACCCCAAACTACAGCACTGCCTAAAGCAGGCACAAAGCCATTTTGAACAGAGGTCCTCTGGTTTGTGGCTCCACGACCTGCGCCTATGCACTGAATTTTAAGCTGTTGATCTATGATTGCGGTATGAAATGCACCTGCAGCGATCATGCCCTTCATTCTGGTTGCGCCAGTAGGTTCCGCTACTGAAAATCCAGCCGCTGTCTTTTGACCTATGTTTACGGTGCCTCCAGTAGTCACCTGCTTAGATATAGTGGTAACGCTCGTATATACGGAAAACGTAGTATAGCTTTCTGAGCTCTGAGAGCTAGTTCCCGGAGGATCTTTTGCGGGAGTAGCCAAGTGGGCAAAGCCAGTTGTAGCATCCCCAGAAGCGTACAGTAAACTTTGACCAAAGTGAACTGACTTGTACTGTGCTGGCACAGCTGGAGGAATTACATCTCCGGCAGTTTGAACTCTACCGGTGGTGCTTACCCATGGTCCTCCTGCACCCCATACGTATACAACCCCTGCTTTAGATCTAGCCACCGTATGGAATGCTCCAGCGGAAACTTCCATAATAGGATCGGTGGCAGCAGTTGTTCTTACAGTCCCTGTGCTGTCCAACAAGCTAATTTCGTCAGGCACTTCACATTGATAGTAAAGATTATTGCCCCAAGCGTACACCCAACCTTGATTAGTAACTACGACAACATGGCCTGGTAGATTGGAATAATTGATATGGTTTCCGTATCGGCTAGACCACGAATGTGGATATCTGTAGCTATAGATATCTGTGTCGGCATCATTGGTTGGGTTAAACCTTCTAGCCTGGAGTTCAGCTACTTCATCCGAGTACACACCGTGGTGTATATAGCTCCAACCGGACTGCGGTAATACTGGCGGCGAGTTAGATACCGCCACGTCTGAAATTGTTACGTTTACATCGCGCATTGGGTCAGGCAGTATCAACTGACCCCATCTATTGCTGCCCCAGACTACAACCTTTCCTCCAGTAACTATGGCGCCGTTGAAAGTACCTAGGGCCATAACGTGCCCTCCACCTCCATGTAAAATCTGATCGCTTACAAAGGCAGTTTTTACACTGGCGGTAGAGGTATTGTATAGCGATGACGAAGTAGTGGAAGTACGAGGGTCTACTCCCAGCAACATGTTAGAGGCAGGAATAAAGTCTGCACTCCTGGGAGGAGCATGCATTATCTTGTTTATGACCTGAGATTCGCCCGATTGTATTGTCGGATCTGCGTGGGCTGTGAACATAAACTCGAGATGCTTTGTGTCTTTATTTAAAAACACATAGCCGTACTGCATTGCCTTTACGTCTTCGTATCGGCTGGATCTTAATCCCTGTGGATATGCTGCGCTCCAAAAAGCATTACTTGCCGTAACTACAGATTGGTCAGTCTTTACGCTAGTCCAGTTGCTATTAAAAAACAAAGACGGCTTACATGCCGCATTATCTTTAAGGGGGGAGCCATAGGCAAGATACGAGTGAAAGAAATATGTCGGCCAGTCTGTACCGGGAGCTACATTGGCTGCGCTTCCAAACATACCTATGAAGGCCGTGTAGTTACCTTTAGTACCTACAAAAGAAAACTCGCCATAGCTGTCCGTCTGAGTAGATAGAGCTGCAAACGATCTAACGTAATTAGGCGTTGTCTGAGTGCCAAATGCAGAAGCAGACATAGCTCCGGTAGTGGCATTAAATCCACCTAAAGTTGGAGCGTTGGTAGAGGCCTGCAACATGGCCAAAGATCTTCTGTGTCTCTCAAGGTAGTTACCCCCAAACTCATCAAGATCAGATACCTGATTACCGACTATTGTCGGATACTTGACTACAACGGGTGTATAGTATGGGAGTTTGCTTGAACTAACATCAGCCAATAAGTACGCATAGCCGCTGCCTGCGCTTGGTATACTGATCCCAGAGGCGCTGAAACTTACAGGCACACTCCCAACTACAGAAGATGTCCAAAGGGCATTTAGGCGTTCGGACAGTTGCGCAGAACCAAAGTTATAAGTAAATCCGTCCTTTTTAAAAACGTAATTTAAAGGATCGTTTGGATTATTGGCAGTCCCGCCAATATTGAGGGCAAACACAGGCGATACGTTTGAGGTCGAGAGCTCTGCAGGCAAGCCATTTAAAGAGATACTATTAAGAACAACGCCGTCTACATAATATGGTTTTAAGATGGGGTTAGGTGTTGCAAAGCCCTCTATATACGTACCGCCTACAACCTTTACGTTTCTATTTCTGGCCTCAACGCGTACTCTGTTGCCAGCACTAGGAATACTGTCGTGTAGAAACTCTCTTATGACCAGATGGTTTGGTCCGGCATATACAGAATCTACAGTGACTGCGGAGTTTCCTCTCACAGAACTCTTCGCTGCGATGAGGCATGGAAAAACTCCAGGACAGGGCTGAATCTGCCCAAGAGGTCCTCCTGAGGTAGAATCAATAGATCCCTGAGATGTTATGCCGGACGAAGAGTAGTCTCGGTTTACGCCTAGATAGACCGTAGGCATTTAAACACACCTTAGAATGCGGTAGGTACTGTCTTACCAGCGTTTTTATCGAGAGGTTGAGCAGCAGGCTCCTCAACAACAATAGGGGCTTCTACAGCAGGTTCAGGTAGATGAGCAGCCTCAGGCTCAACTGAGGCAGACTCAACAACTTCTACAACGTGCTCAGGAGTAGGCTCTGGAGCTGTATCTTCATTCATGTTGTTTCTCTTTTTCTTAGCCATATAGGGCTTTCTAAAAGTATAGGGCCGTCTCTTCAGACGGCCCTATTATAGCTGGAATTTCCAGAACTCTCTAGTTACTTCTTATTCCAGGGAAGCTTGGGTGCAACCCAGTCCCAAAGAGGCTTGCCGATCAGTGCGCCGGCTACGAAAACCATTGCGGTGTAGAAAACGGTGCCGAGAAACGAAGAGAAAAATAGTTCCATATTTATACTTCCTTTTTGATGCAGTTCTCTAACTCAACTCTTAGGTGATTGTTTTCCTTAATTAAGACACTACAGGTTCTTTCAAGATCGTCGTTTTGTCTTTTAAGGGCTTCTATTTCACGCAAAAGATTTATATTAGAGAGACGTAGTTCAGACAGTTCGTGTTCCAATTTCAAGTTTTTACGAGCAAGATCTTCAGTCTTATCCTCTAGGCTCTTAAGAGAGTTCTGAAGCTTATCCGTCATTTTCATTGCCATCTCAACGAGAGATATTTCTCCTTCGACGGCAATCTTCTTTGCCTCAGCCTTGGTCTTATTCTTGTCTACCAGCGCTTTGACCACCATGGTGAGGATTCCTCCAGCCGCCAAGGCCGTAAGCAATTCCAGCACCTTGGACAGGTCTAAAGACATTGGTATTACTCAAGCGTAATGGTGATTGCTTGCGTTGCAAATACGGGAGTGTCGCCTTCGTTCAACAATCTAGAGGCAGACAAATCTCCATAAGCAATAATTAATGGAGCTCCGCCGTTATTACTGGCCACAAGCTGACTGGCAGGATTAGTGGCGCTAGGAGCAGCATCAGTTCCCTGAGCAGTAATTACAAAGCCATAAACACTCATAGCTCCTGAAGTAGCTCCCAATGCAGGGAATCCAATTTGAAGATTGCTTTGCGCCTGGCCTTTACTACTAGTTTCCGATAGTGACCAACCTTGCCAAGTGTGAGTAGTGCCGCCGCTAGCAACCATTGCCTTTCCAGTGTATCCAAAGTAGTTACCAGCAGCACCTGTTCCAAAAGAGGGGGTTCCGCCAACGTTAGCAAAAGAGCCAGAAATAGTGCCTAACGAAGGAGTTCCTTGAAAGTTTGAATCGTTAAGATTATTAGCAGCAATGTTAGCACCGGTTGCTGCAACACTTCCAAATACAAGATGGCACGTGTGAACTACGTTAGCCCCTGCAGAAAAAATACCCCATTGGCTTCCTGCAGCAACATGGCTATTGTAGATTCTAAAGTTTGCTGCAGTAGTAGTAGTAGCTGTTATTGGAGCTAGTGCTGTAGTAGAGCTGGGAAACACTGCTCGCATGATTTGAAGCGCTACGTTTGAAGTAAATGAACCCATAAGTAAGGTCTCCTAGAGTGATCTTGAAAAGCGGATTGTACCAAAAGGACAGTGGAGTAACAACTGATAGCTAAAAAAGCTCCTAGGCGGAGCCTGCATGACCGGGTAACACCAGTCCTACGGCAGAATTATGCGCTAACTGGACATTGCTGTCAAGCTGACGCACATAGCCGTCCGGACAAGTATAGTATATTTCATCAAAAAGAGCTGAACACCAGGGCAAGCACAATGCACAAGGTCTAGCCATACGCATTTGTTCGTTTTTATTAAAACGAATATTAATCAGCGTAAGTTTATCTTTGTGCGAGCATTTAAGAAATGCATTTAATTCACTGTGCTGCTCTCCGAAGCGGTAGCCGATCTTACTGGCTATGGGATGCCCTTTAAAAGCATTTGTACCCATAGCCAGCAACCGACCTTTTCTGATAATCAGAGATACATGTTTTTTAGTTCTAGGGATATCCAAGCACGCCGGCAAGGCCTGCTCTATAAACCTATGTATTCTGGGATCCTTGCAAACAAGATCCAGCTCCATGTCTCTGAATATGGCGGTCATCTGGGTCTGGGTGCAAACTTCTCGACAATCACTTCGTGCAGAATGTCGATCGTGCGCTGGATATTGGAAAGAACTTCCTGATCCTCGCCGGAGACCTTGGAGTTATCGTCTCGCTCCAAAGCCACTCGAAGTAAGTCCACCGATCCGAACAACTGGTTCACAATGGAATACTGAGTAAGCAGGTCTTCCAGTGTCTGACCGTAGATCTCAGCCTTGTCTACAGGAGCCTTGGACAGGTTCTTGTAGGGGCTGAGATCTACGCCCTGGTTATCGTAAAAGTACAGCTTTGCGCCAAAGGCGCTTAGTGGAGTACTTTGATTGATCGGCACTTCAGGCATTGTGAACACCTCTCTTGGGGCCGCCCTTCTTGAGGGCCTGATCTACCATCTTCCAGTTTATAAATTCCGAGACTATCTGATCCGCACGAACCATGTGGTTGTGCTGATCCTCGGGATTTAGATTCTGAAATGGTACAAACAACTTCATCAGATTTTCTACCTCGGTAGAAACGATGTAGCCTTGGTCAATCATGCTCATGGCCCATTCGCACCACTGCTGATGCAGCTTAGCGGCGATGGTCTGAGTCAGGACTTGAGCGTATAGCCTCCGGTAGATGTGAGGATCTCGGGGGTCGTATACAGCTTTGGAATCGAAGTTATCTGCTTGAGCCATGTGCGGGAGCTTAATCGATGACCGGACGGCGGTCAAGTTGTGCTGTGAAAAAAGCTTCGACAGTTTCCTTGATGTGCTTGAGACGAGCCTCGCTCTCGTTCAGCTTTTCGCGATCCTGTTCCATTCGGTGCATGAGCTTCTCGACATCCTGCTGAAGCAGATCAATGACCTCGGTCAAGGCCTTGATCTCCTCCTGCAGCGACTCTGGATCCGAGAAGTGCAGATTGTGCTGTACTGCCTGAACAGCCTCCTTGGCCAGTAACTCCTGGTCCTCTGGGGACAGGGAGTACTTCTTGCAGACTTCCTTCAGTTCGACTAATAACGTGCTTCTCATCTTTGTTCTTTCGTGTGAATTACCACGGCGAGCCAATTTTCCTTCTGTAGCTCTTGTGGCATTTCCAACTCAATGATTTTAAAACGTCCTCTGGTCCTTTTACCAGGAAGGCCCGGATAGTAGTAGGAGGTAACGTGGAGGTCTGGGCCTCCTTCGAAATCCACCATGGCTATACAGTCTGGGCTTAGGCCTAGCTCTATCACATCGGATGGAGCAGGTCCGCTGAATCTACTGAATGTGCTGTGGCCTTCCAACAGGTATTTACCTACTCCCAAGTAGGTTTCGTATCTGGGCCGGCCGTATCTAGACATCTCTTTGCATATCCGATGCGAAACATGCTCATCCATTCAGCGCCCTTCTGTATTCCTCTCGAAGATCCTTGAGTCGCTGCAGCTCGTCATGCTCGAGCTCCTCCAAGGACATGTGAGAAAGGTCGAACATCTTGGAGCTCCTCATCCGCATTGCTGCAAGCTTTGCACGAACCTCGAGTTCGGGCTCCGACGCTTCCAGCAAATCTTCAATAGGCCTCACGTGGTCCTGTAGTCGACGAGCCATCTCCAGAACAAATGGCAATGGCAGGGATACGCTCATCTGCAGATCCAGGCCAAAATTCACGTCCAGAGAAACCATGTCGCTGAAGCACTGGCTGTACATGTGCAACCGCACTCCTCCTGGAATCTGGCTTTCAAACATACAGATTGTTGCCTTGCTGCTCATTCGTCGTCCTCTATTTGTCTGTAGCCGCACTTCCACAGGAGCTGCGCCAGCTCCTTGCCGTGACGGCTGATTGTTTCCTCTGAGTCCTCGGGCCACTGTGCGTGCAAAGCCTCATGGAGTATGGTCTCCAGTCGGGCCTTGCCCCGCAATACTTGTCTGACTCTGATGCCTCTCTTGGGGTCGTCCGGAGGGCTGCAGTCAGCCCAGCGGTCGTTTGGTATCTCGCTGCTGCGTACAAACCGAAACCTCCAGCGAAGATTGCCTAGATATACCCAGAACGAGCTGAAGGGTTTCATGGGTAGTCCTCAGGGTTTTACCCTGATCTTGCGTTGAAAGTAAAACAGAATCAGAGATCCAGCAAAGACCAGGATGGCTATCGGATACATGGTAGCCAACCAGTTTACTGGAGTTGTCTCGATTGGTTCGACTACTGCAGGCATGAGCTCTGCCGAGTTCTGCTCCGAAGTAACCACTGTCTCCGGCTCCGCTGTTGGCTCACTAGAGACAATAATTGGAGTTGGAGCGCTGAGCTCCGACAGCTTGGGACTACAGCACGCAGACAGGCCTAGAACAAGAACTAACAAGAATCTGGACATAGTGGCTCCTATGTTTTGATTTTAACTTGTAAGTATTTATTCTGTAGACTGTCAGTCTGCATATTGCTGCTTGGCGCATATCGAACAATCATTGTGGCTATTTACGGGAACATCCATGCAGCCACAAAGACCGCACCTTTTATATCCTATTTTTTCGCCCTCCAGCTCCTCTATATATCTTTTAAGCTGCTCAATCTTGTCATGAGCTCGCCTGTAAATGTTTGCCTTAAAAGGAGTTCCGTGAATTCGATCCTCTAAGTCAGCAAGGCGCTTCATGACTTTAGAGATGTCTTCAGTTTCGAACGGGTTTGACATCAGCTTCCCTCAAGCTCTTCGTCCAGCTGCATGATTCTGGCAATAGCGGACTCTCGGTCGGCTTCGAACAGCGCCATGGGCAGTACGGGCTTGTCGGCCGCCTGCTCCATGTTTCTTACAATTCTAAGTATTTCTTCTACGGTCTCACCCATGACTTGAGCAGGGTGCGTAGTACATGCACGAGGATTGCCTTCGCTGTCGTAGTAGACCTCGAAGATTCCAATAATGCCCGTGTTGGACTTGACCAGACGGTAGTTCCAAGTTCTAGGATCGTTTGACATCTACTTTTCCGTGAATGAGGTCGTTGAGCAAAATGCCCATATCTACTATTGCTTTTTCTTTTTGGTAGAGCACCTTTCGGAGCTCAACCAATAGAGCAGACAGCTTGGGATCTGTTTTCTTAAGTCTGTTGGTCTCTTTGGTCAGCCGGTTAAGCAGCGTCTCCTCGTTAGACGGAGGAGGTGGAAGTTGGAACGTGCGGCGAGAGTCACCTTCGTACAGATAGAACTCGTTGACCTCCATTGGGTACACTTCTAGTTCTTCGTCCGCATCGACCGAGACGTAGTTGTGAGTTTCCAGCATTATCCAAAGCTTGTTGTAGTCCAGATCGTCCCACTTCATGTTTACTATCTGGATAAGCGTCGGAGTCTTTGATTCTCCTAGGAAGCAGTTCATACCCCAGTAATAGGGTTTAATGTCCCTAGCTCTTATCTTCTTGGGTTCGGATTGCATGCTCCTCCTCTTTACTCCTTATCTGAGCATTTAGCTTACGAATTTCTGCCTCCATGCGAGACATTTCCGCATAGGTTGCGGACAGAAGTTCGATTATCTCCGGAGGTAGGTCGTCACGTTTGGTGGCGTAGCGGACCTCCAGGATTACGTCCCAGTGTTTTGGCACGGTGTGTCCTTTGGCGGATCTCGCCAGCTTCTACCCTGCAGGTATCGGAATGCTTCCTCAACAAGCTCTGCTAGTTTTTCTGTGTTGCCGGTTTTGGTATCGGGATTGTAGTAACCGTCCCAGTCAGCCAAGAGCATAGAGGCATATCGTATCCGCGTCTCCAGATCCTTTATGTACGCCGACTGTTTCTCCAGGCTCTGGCCTTGCTCATCCATAGACATAGTCGCTCCATTTCAGAGATGCTGGGAATACTACACCCCGAGTCGTAGATCCTACCGCAATCAGTAAGCCTGATTGTACGCCTGCCATCAAACTCCTCCACAGCTCTGGCAAATATATGCTCAGTGCGTAAAGGATGAGGCTTAGCAACCTTCTTTTTCTTAGGACTCAAGAATTCTCCTTGAAGCAGTCCCAACCGAAGTCCTTTGCCACCCGCCTTGCTGCCTGTTCAAGACTCAGATGGTCATGCTTGGGATTAGGGCAAAAGTCGGTAAATCCACGGCAATACTGACGCCGCGCATCGTCACGTTCGGTGGTGAGGCGTTCCGCCAACTGTTCAAGTGCATCGATACGTCTTGCCATGTACTCCAGTTCATCCACGGCTCCTCGGATAGCTTTTGGGTGCAAATGATCTTCGTTCTCCCGCAGCGTTTCGATGATCTTCGGCAGATGCGGATTCAGTTTCATGTATGGTACCCGGATCACTTGGTGTCCTCCTGTTGGAAGCAATTCCAGCCTCTCTCTACTGCTTCTCGCGTAGCTGAGTCTATCGAGCCATTGCCAGAAAGCTCACAGACTTCCCAGCGAAGGCGTTCAATCTCATTGGCCGCTTCAGCTCGTTCGTCGTTCTGCTTGTCAGTCATGGACGTCCACGATATACGTAGACGATCTACGATGTCAATGTCGTTACTCATCTCGTCTCCTGTTTGAAGCAATCCCATTGCAGCGCATCTGCAATATCCTCTGGTTTCTTGTCCTGTATGCAGGCTGCTCGATGAGCGCAGACCTCGCGCCGTGCCAGGTCCCGCTGGGCCAGGATTACGTCGTATTGGTGCTCTACTCGCATCACTGTTCTTTCCAAGGAGACAATTTCCCCCTCTGCTTCACGCCAGGCAGCATGCGATACCCGCAGCTCGTCCACAGCCCGCAGCAGTAAGTCTTTTAAGAATTTAGGCAGATTGACTGCCTCCTGTTCCAGCTGCTGTATAGTGGAGTTACTGCTGTAGTCCGACCGGGACAACATCTGAGCGGCGTCCATCATGAGATGGGCCGACTCCAAAGACATCTGAGCCCAGTTATCCGGAGTCCACGTCCGGGACTCTCTCAGCTTTTCAATCAGCTCCGCTCTTGTCATTTGTCTCCTCTTTCTTGCGATTGCGAAGGCGAATCAGCTCCTGATTCATTGCGGTCAAAGTGTCGATGGCTTTCCGAAATGCTCTGGCATTCCGCCCCTCTCCCAGGTACCGTTCGACTTCCTCTAGATGCTGTAGTTCGTCTAATAAGAGCTCTAAGTTTGTCTCGTTTAATGGCATTTATTTCTCCGGTTGCTACTTTCCAGTCCTCGTAAGCTTGCAAGAATTGCTCTCTGCGAGCGTGGTCAATTTTTACGGATTTGTCCTGCAGGGACACAGTGCAGTTACCGATTCCAAGGGCATCCCAGGCAATTTTAATGAGTTGTTCAAGACGCTCATAATTAGCATCTTTTATTTTGCTGGCAACGTCGCAGATTTTTGCAGCTTCTGGAATAGGGAACCTATGTAATTCCATAAACCGCAGTAGCTCCGCAAGATCAACACGTCTATGCGGATTCTTGGCCCCAGAAGGAATTACATGTCCCTTCAGTTTTCCGTGTTCCAGCCAGCCGGTGACTGTGCGAGACGATACTCTGCATAGTTGAGCTACATCTCCAGTGGTAAGTACAGTCTGGGAAAAGAGCTGCTCAATGGACTTAGGTTCACGCTTGTATGCCATGCTACTACTGCCTCTTTAGATTAGGGATATCGAAGTACAACTCTACACCGCTGCTCTTGGCGAGATTCCTAAACGTCGTGTGTACGCACGAACTCTGAATTCCGTACATGCGACCTATTTGAGTTAGAGTCATGCCTTTAAATACATACAGCAGAAGCATCTGTTTTACCTTTGGAGAGGCCTGCAAATTTTTGATGGCCTCCTCTGTGTATTTAGTTTGGCAGTATCCGGAGTAGGCAGGACTTACCAGGAGGCGTTGAAAGTACGGGATCTCCGGACCCATGTTGACTGGGTTTTTTGCGTTCTTAACTTTTCTTACGTATTCCTCGCTTCCACGAGTGCGGTAGCCTGTCTCGGTTCTTAAGACGTCTATGAGTCTTTTGTCTGCAACTTGCTTAAACATCTTGGGATGAATCTTCTTAGAACTCATCTCCAGCAAGACGATTTGTCTTATATCGTCTAAACCGTGGCCAGGAAGTACCCACTTCTTGTATTTGAAGTTTAGGTACCTACTCACTACTTTGGATAAAGTACTAAGTGCTTTATCGTTGTATTCGTAGGTCATTGATGTCCAGGCCCAGTGTTATGGGATATCCAAGGTTGAGGCCATGGAAATGGAGCAGTGGGATACGGCCGTAGGAGATCACGCTGCAGCTCGGCACTTTGACGCTGCAGTTCTGCCAGTTCCTTGGTCAGACTTTCAATCTGTTGCCGGGCCGCCTGGAGGTCCTGTATAAGATATGGAAGCTTAGTCCAGGTGTCCTGGTTATCCTGCTCCATATGCCTGACCACAGATTCAAGTTGCTCTATCTTCTGATCCTTGATTCGTAGAGCAGTCATGGCAGCATCGTGCCAAGCCTTGAACTGCTCTATCTGGTCAAAGGGAAACACGGTGTCCGGGGCGAGCTTGGTATAGGTACGAGTGGGATCTGTCATGGTCATCTCTTGGTGATTGAATCTATCACGTAGCATACGACTACTATCACGCCTACGGCTACAGCTAAGGCAATTACGATTAAAGCGCTAAAAGCGTTTAACAACCAGTCACTCATCGTGAACGTCTTCTTCCTCAAAGTCTTCTCCGTAAAACTGCTTTTCTGCGTCTGAAAGACGACATCTCTTTAGAAATGCAGGAGTGCCGGCACCTACCCAGGCGCCCACTACATTGAACTCCAGGTATTCCATTGCCTCATCCATAGACATTTTGTCTCTGGTCATGAGCAGCCGAACCGCCAGAGAGTAGTCATACACAAAGATCGTAGGCTGTCCACAACGATCTATGGTGCCTAGAAACGCTGACTCAAACCCATCTGCTTTGAGAGTCGGATCCATAAATCCTCTTAGACTATTTTAACAACATTACTTATGTATTTGAATGCTAAATGGAACGCACAGGCGTACCCTTGCTGATCACCACCAGCCAACTACTACGCCACCATTGTCCGCCACTACTCTGAACCATGCGGTCAGAGCTTCTAGTTCGGCAGGACTGATGTCGTGTAGTCGGCATTTTTTGTTGTTAAATCCTCTAGCAGTAGCGGAAGCAAAGGCATCCGCTATCTCTCGCACTATCTCGTTTGGTATCTCCTCTTGGTACAACGTTTCGTTGGCAATACTTTGAACCACGTCGTCGTACACCTTGCCTCTGAAGCTGTGGCCTGCTCCGTTGCCGGAGAACATTCCGCCACACAGGCAGTTGGGAACATCCTTGAACAGCTCATCCTCCATCGGAATGTACTGGTATTCCCGATCAGGAGTGTCCTCTGGAACGGTTGGATCGAACTTCGGATTGTGTCTCATGGCATAGGTGTCTAGGCCCATATGGAACCTCCCTTGTATAGGGGCTCGGGTAAGGTGCGTCCTTTGACCTTTAGGTCGTGCGTATATTGCATTGGATAATGCTTAGATATACGGAACGCCAGATCTCGTACGTCTCCAGGAACTCTAGGAGTCTTTACGGGATCCAAAAGATTAAGCAGAAAATCTCTACCGGCATTCAAACCGGCAACCTTGTCAGCATGGCTGCATGCCGGCTCTGTTTCCAGCCTATCCACCATCTGATAGACGGTATAGGCCGTATTCCTAACAGCTCTTGGAACCTTGGGAAAGAGTCTTGTGTCTAGTAGGTCCATGAAAAACTTTCTGGCCCACATCAATGATCTTATTTCTTCTTCCTTTGTGCTCATAGTCTTCCTGCTACATGTATGGACTTGGCAGCCAATTGATCGATGAGCATCATTGCATCTAGATCCGGAGAATCATTTTTAAATGCTATTCCCAGATCCTTGCATCCTCTCCAGAACCAGTGCGGCAGCGTATTGACGTCCTTCCAATACGCAAACCGAGACTTTGCCCGAATGTAGTAGTTTCTGTAACTCTCCACCTGCCCTGTCAGCTTGTACTCGTCTGGCATCGCTACTGCGAATGCCTCCAGAGCTCCGGTCTGAATCTTGCCAGGAGGATATCGCAACAGAGACATTACCGGTTCGGACCGATGCACCTTGCCGTACCGACGAGTGTACTCCCGGCACATGGCAGCACCATGCCGATGCAGCCATAGGTAGTTCTCATGGGTGCTCCTGGCCCAGACGGAGCATGGATGATTTACGTAGCTGGCCAGATACAGCTGTGTCTCCAGTACGGGATCCGGCAGAGTCCAGCGCTTTACGTTTCTGTTGGTCAGGGTGAGACCCTGGCCCTGAACGCCGTCGATCAGTCTGTGTGCGGTGCATAGCAGCTGCGTGGTCTCGACGATCATCTTCGGTATGTGCTTGTCGCACAGAGTATGTGCGGCAATCTCAGGATCGCAGTGGGTGGCAAAAATGTTCATGACTCTTCCTTTATTCCGTAGCTTATCTCTTTGTCCTTCATGGCCTTGTCTATGAGTTCCTCCAGTCTTTGTTTGGTTACGTCTGCAGGCGGGTCTTTTTCTAGGTAGTACTTCAGAGCCCTGGCCAGCTCCCGCATGTCCTTATGGATCTTGTTGTTCTGCTCCCACAGTGAAGATTCCAGTCTACGTTGAGACTCAACGTACTTCTGTTGCAGTAGGACTAAATCCAACGCTTGATGCGTCAGCTCCGCTAGCTTGGACCACTGTACGGCGGCAGGCAGACTGTTCAGCTCGTGCCTTAACAATCTTACTAAGGTCTTGTGCATAAAAGAACCTGCCTCCGTTAAGAGACAGGTTCCAAAGAGGGATCCTCTGAGCATTCAGAGTTTTCGAGACACCCAATAGGTGTAGAGAGCCAGGTAGATCTTCAGTAGTGTCATAGGAGTGCCTTTGGACTTGAACCAAATTACTGGTGTTATCAGACGAACTGGAATGAACCCTGTGTCTGTTTATAGCATTTACGCCAGCCGCGTCTTTTCAACGCTGCGTGTTCCCGCCACGCCGGGCACTCGGGTTTTCCGTGTTACCGGCTCTCGGACTATGCCAATGTCCTTTGGAGCCTGGATGAGAATGCGAATAATGGCGTCTTCTCCGTGACGCTCGTTGATCAGAATCCGAGCGATGACGTTTCCCTCCGCGTCTTTGAGCACGGCAGCTTCCTTGCAGCCGATGCTGAGTGCGAGATTGCCAAACTTAACGCTATCCTTAGCCTTCGTCATGTACTTGCTTCCATACAAGTGATGTGAAAATTGCGTTATCTGGGAATGCGCAAACCCTCCCTGATTGAGACAATGGACCTGGGGGGAGTCGAACCCCCGTGCTGAATGACGTATTGAAAGAGCAACTACAAGCTTATCCCACAATTGCAGTTCGGATTTGCTCGACCCCATGGGCAGGGTTTGCAGATCCTATCCGACTTCGATTCTCAACGGGGTTGGCTCGGAAGCCTCCACCGCCATACCCTGCTGGGTTTTATCCTGAGCGTCTAGCAGGAGTCCTGCTCAGGATTCCAAGTCAGGCCGCTGCGAGAGCGGGGGACTCAGAGGGGACGTACCATTCGTTGGCAGTCTTGATTTAGTCGACTTTTTACGGAGCCTTTCGACCAACTCCGGCTTGCTCTCTATCGCAACAATCACCAGTCGAAACCTGGTCAGGCCCTAAGACTGGAAGCATATCTCAGCTTCCAGCGAAAGTCAAAGGCAGTCTTCCGTCGAGGGAACCTTTCCTTTGCTTTCAAAGAATTTCCAAGCACGGCAAAGCACACAATCTGAATCCCAGCTTTTGCACCTAGGCCCCCACAGACGCTCCATGGTGCGCTTGGTGTGCTCTCTAGGAGAACACAATTCGCATATTTTGTGCCCATGGTCCGAATCGGACATTGAGAGTGGATCTGCACAAACTAGGCATCTCATTGATGTATCCTTACTCAAGAGTTACGTAGCCAGTACCTGAGCCATCCGCAGGCCAACGGGGATCCTGCTCATGCATGTACTGGTGAAATCGATAGGCTGTTCCCTTTCGCACCAGGATCAGTTCACGGCACTGCTCGTGAGCGCAGTTCATCGTGGAGTTGTCCGCATCGCTGACGGACTTCAAGTCCGGCAGAAAGAAAGCCTGCTGGCATTTAGGACACTTGACTCCCACCATTACTTTGTTCATTTGTGGTCTTTCGATGTGCAAAAGAGGCAAAAACTCAGAACTTATCTCAAGATTAGGGCTTTCCCAATCTAAGCCGGCCTCTATAAGCCATTTGTCGAATTTGCTGCAAGTGACAGCCCCTATGTTTTTCTGAGCCATCCAAAAGCCTCTAGAGAAATGGGCTAGATCGTTGAGTATCAAGTGGTCTACATGGCGCCGCTCTATTTTTAATTTGTAAGCAGCAGAGCCGCGAAGCCATACGGCTCGTACAGCATTTTTGGCTTTTGTGTTTGGCTCTAGTAAGTCTAGAATTTTTGATGTTGCTGTAACCATGGTTTAAATTCGTGCCAGGAATCCGTTATGACCTGGCTTGACCCTACGGGTCCTTTGAAGCCTCGACAGCTAATCTGCCACCTTCAGCGAGGGGATGGGACTGCATCCTCTAGGGATTGTGCTTCCGGCCTTATTACTGGCTGTGACTTGGCAGGATTCCAGCGGGTACCTGCATTCTCCGGTTTATCCTCCGGTGCTTTTGGTCTGTTAAGCTACAAGTCACAGAGTGGAGTCGACGGGAGTTGAACCCGCATATGATTGTATAGAACAAGGTTCTTCCGAAGGAACACTGACATAGATGACAGCACGGTGATAATGCTGGTCTTCCATATTCCGCGATAAAATATGGAATAGTCATACAATGCTTTGATCTTTGCAATCATATCTTTCGATACTTCGTAATATCGAGACAGCAACCGGCTGTAGCGACCCCATGAAACGGACAGGGTGGGATTCGAACCCACGGTAGGATTGCTCCTACACAGCATTTCCAATGCTGCTCCTTCAACCGCTCGGACACCTGTCCAAACCGCAGGCCTGGAGCAGCGCAGAGCATACTCCAGGCCTGGGTAACACGCCCGCACGCTCTCAGCGGGGCTTGGTGGAGGAGCAGCGGCTGATGCGATCGTCCTGATCAGCGACTACTCTCTCGATTTCGTCTGTACGACGCAGCGTGTCTCGGCGCAGGTCTTCAACTGCTTCCCACAGGTCCCTACGAACGGACTCAAACTCCCCCTCTTGTGCCTTACGGGCAGCCTTGGAAAGCTCGTGCCAGTAGAGAGCGCCCATGATTGCAGTGGTGCAGGCAAATGCGATTACGGCGATTTCGGTAAATGTCATTCGATTCCTTTTCTTAGGTTTCAGTCGCGAAGTGCGACCCTACAGGGTCGCAGTCTAGCAAAGAAACTTCAAGTGTCAAACAAGAGCGTAATGTGATTTACGAGCGCATTCTGTACATAGCACTCGCAACCATTTATTTCTTTTGTGCATTGCGCTGGGATAGTAACCGCAGTCCTGGCAGGTTCTGGAAGCCTGTAGGGAGAACCCCTTTACAATGTTTACAGATATCAACGTAGGATTAACCAACTTTACATCCAGGGTTCCGTACAACTCCTTCATGCTTTGCACGGTGAAATCTCTGGAGACTAGCTGCTGCTGTCTAAGAGTATTGAACTCATGTAGCAGATCTATTCCCAGCATTACCCAGCCTTTTGGAAGCTGAATGTTCATCACGTCTACAAAGTCATAATTGGGATAAATTGGGAATGGTTGCATGGTGCTAATCAGCGGTAGATTATGTTAACGCGTTAAAGCACCTTTTGCAGTAGACGAGAAATGGTGTGCAGCAGAGACCAGATCAGCAGGCCAAGCATGGCCCACCAACCTCCTTGCCACATCAAAGCCACAGGAATGGCCAATAGGACCAGTACAAGGGCCAGTAGACCCACAATCATGGTAACGGCAAGCAGCGCCGCAAGCCAGCCTCTCATAGGACTGTAGACCGCAGTTTCTTTGCAGCTGTCTTTAGTGCAGCAATTTGCCTTAGAGTGTCCTTGTGCATTGTTTTCTTTGGTGACCATTCTTGCTCCAACAATACTACTAGCGCTTCGTAGGTGTTTATCAGCTTCTCCAAACGCTCTATCTCTGCCAGCGAGCGCATGTTTATCTCGACAACGCGCTGCTCGAACACCGGGGTAGGTACTCCTTTGTATCCAGGGACTGGTTTTACTAGAGTTACTTTAAGTTCTTTCTTTTTAGGCATTTGATACCTAGGGGAAAAGCAGGCAGGTAAGCTCTGCTTAAACAACTACATCCGATAAGGCACTGGGATTGGCATAAGGCCCCAGATACTCCATTACCGGATGACTTTTTATTCCAATTGTAATTTTCATGTGCTCGACCACTCTTATCAACCAACGCCAGTCTGTGCTCTCCAGGACTAGTTTGTATGTGTCGTCTTCAAGCTGCTCAACGTAGACCACGCTGGGCCAGTTGGGCTTTTGATCTTTGTTCAAGCACGCTTTACTGACCAGCACGGTCATTCGAAACGGCTTTTGTTTCTTTATTTTTGGTTTCATAATGGCTTTGGTGGGAATCGAACCCACACGCCTTTAGAGGGCGTCGGATTTTGAATCCGATGCGTCTGCCAGTTCCGCCACAAAGCCTAATGCCCTGAGTGGGAATCGAACCCACACGCCTTTCGGCTGCAGATTTTAAGTCTGCTACGTCTGCCAGTTTCGTCATCAGGGCGGGACAGGTATTATGGCTGGTCCTTAAACACATAATACCTGCGAGGCCAACACGACCTCAATGCGCTCGGTGGGACTTGAACCCACGACTTACGGATTAAAAGTCCGCTACTCTACCAACTGAGTTACGAGCGCAACTTGTCATTTACGCCGGGGCAGTACATATGCACCTATGCCATCCACTCGATCCTTTGAAGTATAGGACCGGTATTCGACATCATGCATGTGTTTTGTAACTATGTCAAGCGATGGATTCCGAACATCGTATTTTTCATCGACCGCCACCTTGGCGATCATATGATCGCATCTCGGTATGCCCAACGGAAAGTTGGCGTTCTTAATTCTGCACGGTCCACGCCACACCCAGGTGTCCTGACAGTACTTGCCCAGGGGATCTAGAGACCAAAGGCCTTCGTAGGCAGAAGGTATCCATCGGGTGAGACAGAGAAACATGTCTCCAGTTACGTATTGGTCGAGTTCTTCCAACACATCAGGCTCTATCAGTATGTCTGAGTTTGCCAGAATGTACAAATCTTCCGTCGTACCCCGATTAGAATAATCAAAGAAGTCCTGATAGGTCGGGCGAACACTTGATTCCGCGAGCCGTACACATCCAACTTTTTGTTTTCTAATTTCAGAAAAACGAACATAGGCCTCAGGAGTAAACTCGCTAAAGAGCACTAATTCTGCGGTTGGATTGGATGAAAAACAGCTTCTGCTGTTTTTTGTCAAACACTTTCCAAGTTCGTCATAGCGATCGGGATTCGGACAGTCGTACCAGAATGGCGTCATAAAGTAAATCATGATTCAAAGACTATGGTCACATAGTCTGCCTTCTTAAGGACGATCTCGGTCCACCTAGGCGCATTGATTTCCTTGGAGTTCTTGACCCCCATAAATATCGCTTTTCCGCAAACCTGGTAGCTGACTCCTCTGCATATCAGCATCAGCTTACTAGCCAGTTCGTTGTGTTTTCCAGGCTCGTCTTTTTCCGGCACAAACATCATCAGGCCATCTCCCAGGTCTATGGCCATCGGCCAGGATTCCAGAATAGACGGTATCTCTGCGGTGTTAATCGAGGTTCTCTCCACCTTTTGAACCGAGTCTTTGCCGGCGGGATGAAGTATGACTACTTCTAACTTTTTCATCTGTGCTGTCCTACGAAGAAGGTGTCCAGAGTCTTGTAATACGCAGTCCAGAACAGCTTGGGCTGCATCCAATTTGGAGTGTGGGCCAGCCACCACTCCATTACGAATTCTATTTTTCTTAGCATTTGAAAAGGGCCTGGCCACTTTTGAAGTGTGACCAGGCCCCATGAAAGAGGAACGTCCCCGGTTGGATTCGAACCAACGACCATCGGATTAGAAATCCGATGCTCTATCCAACTGAGCTACGAGGACTCCTTGTTTAGCTGCTGCAGAGTTCTAGGACTGGAGCCAGCTTGCCCCACTTGATTCTGCGCTTCAGGAACTTGTACAGGGCCCAGGTGACCCTGCAGTCCTGCATGCAGTAGGAAGCCATCTTAGGGGATTGACGACTCCAGTCAATAGGAGGTTTGTCCTTGTGCACTCCTAGTCTATAGCCCCAGGCTTCCAGAGAGTTAGACAACTTACGATCGGGATTCCGGATTCGTTTTTCCCGAAATCCATTTGGAAACATCGACTTAGCCCGACGGTAAGTGCAGAACACCCGGGGAGTTTTCAAAGTTTTCTGTGTCCAGGTCTGCAGAACGTTGACGTCGAACTCCGCATTATGGGCGATGATCTCGTCTGCGGTGTACACCATCCACATTCCGAATGACAGATTGTCGCCTTCGAAGGTGTATTCGTATCCGGTGTCTGCATCAATGGCGCACAGGCAATGCAGCTTGGTAAGAGAGGATCGGTCTCCCTTGTTCCAGGCATTGAAGTCGATGGCGTTGGTCTCGGTGTCTATCACCAGCTTCATGACGGTCCTTTCTTGAAAGCGGACGACGGGATTCGAACCCGCAACAGCTAGCTTGGAAGGCTAGCACTCTACCGTTGAGTTACATCCGCAAAAGCCGATTATTCCAGTTCGGCAAACACTGGCAGTACGCCTTGTCGTATGCTGCGCTGCAGGGCATCTAGAACCCATACAGACATCTTCAGGGCAGCCTTAGCCTCTTATAGCGGTCTTGTCGCATGCCGCAGATGCATGCAGACCGGCCGGACTATCTGGATAGCTGAGCTCGGCATCTCCAGACGCATTACCCTCAGGTTGATGTTCGCTTATGTAGAACTGAATTCTAGCGAATCCCGGCACCAGGCTTTCGGCCTGCCGATCCACCACTTTGTAGGAGAGGTGCTTTTTCCCTGCCCAGCACTTCCACCGGTACGGTTCGGATATATAGTACCTGTGTGCGGAGAACAGCTGCCTGAACTGCCACAAGGCCTCCTCCAAAGCCTGTTGTTCTGTATCGAACAGCACTGGCCAAACCCATACGCCCATCTTCAGTTGATACTTCATGAATGCACCCGGTGGGATTCGAACCCACATTATCCGGCTTATCTGGCCGGTGCTTTAACCTGATTATAAGGCAGGCTGCTTAACCATTTAGCTACGGGTGCTAAAAGATTAGCTAGGCTGCGAGGCTATGAACTCGCATTGGACCTGATGTATTTGCTGCGCTAGATGCTCTAGCTGCTGCAATACATAGGTCCGAGTTCTGAAACGGTGTGCTCCGGACAACTTAATGTCCAGAGCTGCCTTGGGGTAGTAGTTGAAGCTGAAGCAACCCATGCCTGTACGATAGTCACAGCTATGGGCGCAGTCAAACCCCAACTCCCAATTTCCATCAACAAGACTTGGTTCGCTGTAGGTGATCCCCCCGTGGACCTCGAACATGTACTCCAAGGTCTGCTCTTTATCGTGCTTGATCGTCTGGAAGAGCCCGTGGTCTGCAGGAACAGTGAGATATCCGCAGTAATGGCCGAATGCGTTGAAGCTGACTCTACCCAGATAGATCCACTCTCTGCCGGCTGGATCAGTGTGCGTCACGGCAAAGGTTGCAACCGTGCCCATAAATGCTCCTTTTTGAGTGCGAAAGACTGTACTTAGTTATTGTAACTAGGTATAGGCCTTTATTTAGTTATGAAAACCCCCGTTAGTTTTGAGGCTAACGGGGGTCTAAGGATGCGTTCAGTACACTCAGTCTTTGGCTTTGGTGGGCTTGTTATCCATCATACTTAGTAGTTTGTCTACAAGCAAGTAGCCGCCTACTCCTCCACCGCCTGCTCCCACCAAACCTCCCAAAGCGCCATAAGTAGCAACATCCTTTACTCTATTGCTGATATCGGTGCTTAGTCCGTACAACGCATTGGTAGTACCTGCTCCAAGAGCTGCTCCATTCCACGCACCCAAAAGAGCGCCTACGTCAGCACCTAGGCCTTTTGCAGCGCCTCTAAGTATCCTGGACATGCGAACCTTGTCCTCAGGAGCAGTCAGGCCGTGAGCCAACGCACTGATGGTAGTGGCTATCAAAGCCTGCTTGGTAAAGTCGCTTTGAGTCTGGTGTGCCTTAAGGGCCTGAAGATTGTTCGCCAGTTTAATCATTCTTCTTGTGCGTACATGTCCGGATTGAGGTAGGGCATCTCCAATCCGCTTGCTGCGCCTCCGCCTGCTCCAAGCAGAGCTCCAAGGCCAAGACCGATCAGGGCCTTATCTACTCCGGGAGTTCCGCCCTGACCTTCCATAGCATCAAGGCCTAAACCAGCCAGTGCGCCTATTGGAGCTGCTGTGAAGCCTCCCTTCAATGCGCCCATCAAAGCTCTTCTCAAATAGTTTGGTTTATCAGAACGAGTAATGATGTCTTCGTTTTCGTAACCCGCCAGAGCATTACCTAAGGCTCCGCCGACACCGCCAATTAAACCGCCTGCTCCTGCACCCAGTAAGCCCGTCGCCAATGCGTTCGGCACATTGCCAGACGAACCAGCTGCGCCAAGCAGAGCACCATATAGGCCTCCAGCTAAAGCTCCGCCGCCACCGCCAACTAGGGCGCCTCTAGCAAGACGCTTTTTATAATCTACTTCGCGAGCAGCCTGTTTAAATGAAGGAACGTAATGAGAGTATGGTGTCATGCTTAATATCCTTTTATTGAGTTAGAGATGAATTATAGCTATTAGCGTTATTTCTAGCTAATGTGCCAGCTGGTGGCTTAGGCCCTAGAGTGGAAGTTAGTCCATAGTGCGTAGCAATTGGAGCAAAGTCATCTCCATAATAGTTTCTCATACTGGCATAGAATCGCGAGTTATTGACGGCGTCTTGCGCAGACTGCACCGCATTAGGAGAATATGCGGCAGTTGGCAATTGTGTCATAGCCTGCTGTACGGTTCCCTGTATAGCTCCAGGTATGGACTTTAACTGGTTTATGGCGCCGTAGCCCAGAGTCTTGCCTACAGCCCCTATAGGACCAGAGGATAAAACTTTGGCTGCTTCTGTAGCGGCAGTAAAGGCATTATGCGGTTTAGGACTGCCCATGGAACTGGCGAATCTTGCATCTATGGGATTGCTGCCACCTTGACGATATATGTAGTGGTAGGGGCTGGAGAGATATTCTTTTCCAGCGTGCAAAACTCCGCCCCAGCCCATCTTGTAGGCCAGTCTATATGCATCTTCAGGAGAGTATCCAGCGTCTAATAAAGACTGTATGGCCTCGACTTGGTAGTTATTTATATTCTGCACTGCTGAAGCCGCTGCACCAATAGTATCTCCAATTACTTTAGGTACGGTTAAAGCAGCAGCAGGACGTGCTACAGTTTTAAATACTTGTCCTGCCCTAGCTGCCGTAGGCAGGGCATAGCGAGCAGCCCCTGTAGGCGCTGCTACAAAGCGAAGAGCATGTGGGGCTACGGGAGCTGCAAGGGCCAATCCTGCTCCTCCAGCTGCAGCTCCGCTGACTCCCAAAGACGCAGCTGCTGCATCTAACAGAGGGTCTTTATATTGAAGCTCTAGCTGATTTGGACCTGGTAGCGCGTTGTATACTCGACGTACAGTATCTACCCATGGGGAATCATCAGCATAATCTGAGCCAATACGCCCACCGGTCCAGTAGTGTGCTGCTCCACTAAATGGCTCTACCAGCTGAGAACCAAATGCCTTTACACCTTCCCATAAAGGATTCTCCTCCGCACGCTTGATGCGGAAGGAGTGCAAGGCAGAAAGATTGTTGGCCAACTTTATCATTATTCAAATTTGTTGTATTTATCTATTATAGCTTTAAACTTAGGATTTTTCATGGCGCGCTGCTTGGCAACATGTTGGCCAGCCAGACTGCCTAGTAACGATGCCAAGCTTGCTGCAGCTCCACCCTCAAGAATTGGAGTAAGCGTCTTGCCAAATCTATCATGACCAGCAAGATAGCCGGCGCCTCCAGCACCTAGTCCAGCAAGCAAAGCTGCAGTAATCCCCCAGTTTCTACCAGAGCGATTTATATCATTTAGCAGTTGCTTTTCTGTTTTATTAAAAGTATTTAAAGCAGCATCGACTCGTTCTCGCTCTTTGGAGAACAGATGTAGTTGGCCCAACAGTTTACCTATACCTAAACCTGCAAACATGCCGGCAGGCCCTGCAGTCAATCCACCTATGGCAGCACTAGGCAAACCGTAGGCTCCTTGATAAAGAGCGGTATCTCCAAGCTCCCACAGTCTTTGTTTGTTTAAAAGCGTAGGCCCAAAGAACTGCTGTTTAAGATCTTCGTATCCTCTGAACGGAGTTTGTTCGGGGCTGTGATCCTGTACCGCTACTGTTTCAAGTACATCTCCTGGCAGATGAGATAACTGAGCTACCTGTTCTACAGCTTTGGAGATGTTGTTAGGCTTCTTGGCCACGATTACTTACCTAGTATCTTTACGGTATCTGTTGGGCTTAGCTCACCGCGATTAAACGCCTTTATGACATCGTCCTTGGTTTGGAAGACCTTGACGTTGTCTTTATCGGGAGCCTTTTTGCTAGCTAAATAAAGACCGTATAGGAATTCGTTCTTTATGAACGGCTGCGCTTGGAACGTAGCAGCGGACATTAGGTTACGGCTAGGCAGCATGCGCTCGTAGGCTTCGGCTACTGCCTTCTCAGAACTAGGTACGTGCAATCGCATCTGGTCTCCGTCGAAGTCTGCGTTAAAGCCTACGACTACGGAAGGAGACAACCTTAGCGTACTGCCAGTGGTAAGCTTGGGGCGTGCTGCCATGAAGTTGTACTTGTGCAGAACCGGAGCACGAGTGATCATCACCGGGCGGCGTTCCATCTCCGAAAGCAAGGCTCGACGGGCCGTAGGAGTACGGCTCTCCACCTGCTTCATGGCTTCCAAGGGATTGGCTCCAGAAGCCACCAATGCCCTTACTACATATGGACGGAAGACAGAGAAAGCCATGTCTTCCGGTACTCCAACGTGGTCCATGTCCAGCGAAGGATCAGGGGTAATTACAGCATTTCCTACGCCTTCTACCGTGGAGCTCAGTACCTTGCGCTGGAACATCGAGAACTTGGGATTGCTGCCCAGAATATGCCGAATAAGGCCGTTGACGTTCTTCTGCTTCAGCTTAGCGCTGGCAGGATCGGCAAGACCTACGGTTGCCTTTAACATCTTATACAGAGCCAGGCGCTCCTTGCCTGTAGCTTCCTGGCCCAGCTCAGACTGCAGCTCCTTCAAGTTGCCGTTCATGCTGAACAGCTCCTTGTATAGGTAGTTCATATCCGAGACCATCTGCATGTTGCCGGTATCGGTAATGGGTCTAAAGCGAGGAGGCAGCACAGGCATGTCTTCCCAGAGGAAGTCACTAGGCTTCAGCTTGCGCTTCTGCATTCCTTCCAGATATGAAAGCTTGGAAATAGCATTGCTGCGCTTCTGGCCCTTCGATGCCGTGATCTCCCGACGAGTCTGGTCTATCTCGTTGGGAATATCCAGAGTTGCAAGCTTGGCCTCCAAGCCCTGCATGCCCTTGATGCCCTTTACGGTCTCGCCTGAAACGACGGACTCAAAGTCCTTCTTGGTCAAACCAGTCAAGGAACGAACCACGTCCTCCATGACTGGATTGACCATCTTGGCAGCAAGAGGAAAGTGTCCGAATGAAGACTGATTGACTCCGAAGATCTTCTCGTCGAAGAAGCCGCCGTCATAGGCCTTACCGGTTTTGAAGTCTATATCTCGGAAGTCCTTTACTTCTCCTCCAGACATCTTCTTAACATCGGAGCCACTCATGCCATAGATGTTTACAGCTCCGCCTTGGCGTTCGACATTTACTCCAGAGCCCTTGAGCTGAGCTACGAACTTGTCCCAAACAAATGGAACGTTGACCGAAGGAACTGGAGTTCCGGTCTTGATAGCTCTCCAGTACTCGTCGTTCTTCTGGCCACGGATAAGTCGGGCGTCCTTCAAGACCTCGATTGCACCGTGGGCCAGAATGGCATTCATGTCAGAGATCGAGATGCGCTTGGCGCCTTCTTCTCCGCCCTTGACTGGAGCTTCTTCGGTGCTGTAGCCGCCGGTGTCACGAGCGCTCAGCTTCTTCTCTGCCTGGTGGTGCAGGTTCATGAAGTAACGAGTGCCGGTAAACACATTGTCTACATTTCGGTTCAACCGAGGATCATAGATCGTCTCGGTATCCGCCATGCCGGCTTTCTTCAGCTCTCGCTGAGCGAAATCGATGAAGCTCTCGTCCATGAACGCCGGAAGTTTGACGGGCTGCCCGTTCTTAGCGGCAATCTTGCCCATTGCGGCTTCCACGGCCTGCACAGGGTTAACGCGAGTGACAAGAGCCAGGGGATTATAGATGACTTCATACGAGTTACCGTCCTTATCCTTTGGCATGTCTGCGTCAGGAATAATAGTGGAAATTACACCCTTGTCTCCGTATCGACCTACCAGCTTGTCTCCAACGGACATCGGCTTGTAGGACTTTACCGCTACTTGGTATCCACTGCGAGTCTTGGTTACGTTGGTAACTACTCCTGGCTGGCTGTGGTCCCAGGTCTGAGCACGGTTGGTATAGCTTGGCCGAGCCTTCTTCATCAGGCCGAACGTATCAGACTTACGCTCACCTACGCCTAGGATAATAGGATCGCCAGGATTAAGCACGGTGCCCGGCTTGACCACACCTGTTGCGGAGTCAAGGTTCTTGAGCTGATCCTTGTTGTACTGGCCGGGAAATAGAGATACAAACTTGCTAAAGTTGGCTTCGTAGTCGTCCTTGCCGTCATAGCCGACGGTGTACATGTGCTCGGAGGACATCTTCTTTGCGGCGGATTCAGACATTACCACGCCGTCTTCGAAGTTGGAGCCTCCAAGCTCCGGATCTCCCCATACCGTATAGGCCACCTTCAGATTGCGACCCATGGCCATTCTGCCCTGATCGTCAGAATAGTTGGACTTAGCCAACAGCTGTCCGGGCTTGATCTGGTCTCCGATCTTGACCATCGGAGTGTTATGGATATAGGTCTTGCGATTGAACGGAAAGTTGTTGTACAGCTCGTAGCGACGCTTTTCCTTGCCGTGCTTTACTTCGACGTAGTCCGGAGTTACCGCAGTAACCAAACCGTTGCCGAATTCCGGCTCCGACTGTACTGCGCCAAGGTGAGGAACCAGTTGCTCCTCAAACGACTTGCCTTCCGGATCATTGGGATCTAATCCCTGTACCAGGGGCGCTTCGGCCTCCTGGACAGGTAACGCTTGGGTAAAGTACTTGGAGCCCATGAGCAGTCGGCCACCCTTGATTCCAGAAATACCTGGAACAAGATTGGAGTTGACGTTGAACATGTTGCTGTAGGCAGGCACCTCGTACTCGACCTCTGCAGGATCGACATAGGAAATGCGGCCACGCACCATGGCTCTTACAGGATCTCCGGTCTTTGCCGAGCGTGCGAGTTCTCCTGGAAATGCGACTATAGAGTCGGTCAGTGTACGGGCAGCCACAGGTTCCATGGCTCCTGTCTTGACCTTGCGCATCTTGGAGTAAATCTGACCATCAGCTCCCTTGTAGGAGCCTACGGTAAGTCTAAGGTCGATACCTACTTTATCGGATTCCGGAGTACGTACCGGATCCAGGAAGCCTAAGTGAGAGGGCTGCACCGAACGGCTATCTACTGGAATGCCGTGTGCAGCGGAGCCTATGCCGCCTTCTCCGGTGCGGATAACTCTCATGTTCTGGTCCAGGATCTCCATCGGATTGACTTCCTCGATGGGAGCTCCCAGTCCGGAACCAAGCAATACGCCATTCAGTACAGGAGTGAATACTCCGTTCTTGAAGGCATTGAGATTACCCTTGTTGGTAGCCTTGAACATGGCGGTGCGTAGAGTTGCACCTGCGTCCTTTTCAATGCGCTCTGAGAAGAAGTCCTCTGCGCTCAGGAACTTCTGATAGGCCAAGGAGTCACGGTCGTCCTGATCCTCAAAACCCTTTTGAGCATTTAGAATCTTCTGAGATGCCCGCAGCAGAGTATTGCCGGTAATACGGCCGAAGTCCTCTTCATTCAGCTGAAGCTGTTCGTAATCTGCGGCATCAAAGCCGGCAGTTTGCGGTGCTGCCTGCTTTTCGGTTAATAGGTCATTGATGTCAGAGGCGACCTTTACACCTACTGCCAACCGGAATCCACCGCGAGGCTTGGCCTCCAACAGGAGACTTCTGCGCAACTGCTCAAGTTCCGGGCACTCGATATCGATGCAGTACTCTCCGTTGCTTGGAGGCAGCACTCCACGGATCTGATAGGTGAATCTACGGCCGGAGCCACAGGTGGCCTCAAAGCTCTTCTTGAATACTTTCTTCAGCTGACGAATCTCGTCACTAGTGATTACTATCAGCCGGCCCTTGTCGTTGACTGGGGCAATTGCCGGAGATTTATCGGAATCTCGCAGGGCATAGAACACTCCGTCAACCAGACCGGCAGGTACGGTTATGTACCCGGTGTCTTCTATCTTGAGCGTTCCGCGAATAGGCACATCTGCCTTTTTGCGAAGGGCTCCGGCATAGCTCAGAGTGCGTCGGGTAACCTCAGGATCAAGCTCCGTGGAATTCAACGCATCTTTGATTCCCTGGTAGATAGTATTGTCATCTAGTCCCTTGGAGGGATTGTTAGTAAGACGCTCATATATACGTGCTGCGTCATAGCTGGAGCCGAGCTTATTGGATTCCAGCAATTCCTTGCCCCAGGTTCTCTCCAGCACCGAATCATCGACGCCTAAAGCCTTGAACATGGGATAAGCTGGAGCAACGGACTGGCCTATCTCAGCAACAAACTTTCCCGTATCAGGCATGAATGCAACGCGAAAACCACGACCCTTGCCGGGCATGGTGTTGAAGTGCGCCTCAAACTCACCGGACTTTCTCTTGCGGACATATGGTCCTGCAAGAAGACGAGACTGATTAGCAACAGTGTATTCGCTGCCAGCATTTATGAAAGTACCACGGTCCGTAAGATAGGGAACACGAGCCAAGGTTATGGATCTGTCCGTCTGGTCCATTACCTGACCAGTGGCATTGTCCTTCATTACAAGCCTGCCTCTAAGAGGAACAAAGAGGCTTTGATTTTGCATCAAGGCCTCTTGCTGTTCTTTTAGAGAATACGGCTCTTCTCTGCCGTAATGAAGATCCGCAGCCTCAATTGTGTAGCGGGCATTCTGAAGCGGGAACTTCTTCGCCACCGCATTACGCACTCCATCAAATATGTTTTTACGAGTAGTGCGATAATCGCTAAAACCCCTCAGCACCGGGGCAAGAGGGGTTACGAGTTGGTTTAAGTCGTCTGCGCCGGGCGTAGGCATAGAACTTGTACTCTAGCTTAAAGCTTGAACTTTGGCTTACCTTCTTCAGACTCTTCGAGATCAATGCCAGAAGACAAAGCACCAGAGGCAATGTCTCGCTTTAGCATGCTTTGCAACGTCTTCAGTTTTGCCTTCTCAGGATCGTCCTTCATCTTGTTGTTCATCATCCACCAACCAAGCAATGCCCCGACACCAGGAGCAAGACCCAAGGCATAAGCAGCACCTGGAATGCTGAAACCTGGACCGTGAGGATCCTTCTCTGTAACTATTCTATCGGGAGAAATTGGATCGAATGCAACCTTGGTAAGTGCGTCGATCTGGGCTTGAAGATCAGAAGACTGCTTTGAAAGAACCTTTTCAAATTCTTTTTTAGCCTTATCAATCTTCTTATCCATCTTAGCTTTGCGCTGCTGATCCACTAAACGAGTACCCAGCATAAAAGTAAGAATACCTGGAGCCAGCACGGCTGCAGGAGTAGCCATACCATACAGCATAGGTTCCGTAAGATACTCTCCGAGAGTTGTAGCTGACTTGTCGGCAGAGGATTTCGGAGACTCCATGTCTTCAATCACATCGGCAGAAAGATCTGAGGTTAGCTCATCTGCCTTTTCCGGAAGCATGTCTGCTGGATTGGAGGCCTGCTGTTCAGAAAGCAGATCTTCCAACTTATGGCTCTTTGGAATAGCTATACGCTTTTCCATGCGCTTGGCTCTGCCCTCTTGGCCAGGCAAACCAAACATGGATTCGTCGTGGAGGTATTTTGAAAGACCGTAAAGACCTGCGCCGCCTAATCCAATACCTGCGCTAATTGCAGCATAGTTAAGAAGTTGTCTTACGTTGGGATCCATAGATTCCTTCTTGCTTTCAGGCAGGTCTTCATGCTTGGTTCCGGCAAAATCTCGTACGTCCTGTTCAGACATACTAGCAGCAGCCTCTTCAGCCTTTCCAGAGCCGATAGCTTTGCCTTCTTGAATGGCTTTAACCAAGCCAAAAAAGCGTTGTTGCTTTTTGCTTTGAGCAGGCATTAATTAAATTCCTAGTTTGCTTGAAAGCGAGTCTCTTAGTGCAGCTAGAAGATCTTGCTGCTCAGCCTTATTTAGCCGGCTTTCGTATCTACGCTCAAAAGCCATTGGAGTGTTGCTTGTGTTCAAGGCCGATAGAGCATCTGCAGCATCTACAAACTGAGAGAGGTAAGGACTACGCGCAGGAGAAAGATATCCTTCTCCGGTTCGCATGGGGAAATCTGCTCTTAGTTTTGCTAAGTCAGCCTTAGTACCCTCGATATTAGCCTTCTGATCGGCTAGAGAATAATCTCCCAGGGCCTTGGCTCCAGCGCCCAATCCAGCACCTACTCCTCCGCCGATAAGAGCACCCTTAAGCTTAGATTCTCCGCGCAATGCGTTAATCAAAGCACCAACGCCAGCACCGGCAAGACCTCCGCCACCTGCATAGATTGCGTAGTCCTTAAGCAAGCTGTCTGTTGGGTTAAGTGCAGCAAGAGCATCCTGCACAGTAATGTTGGATTGCTTGAGAGTCGGCAGATAATGGGAGTAGGTCATTAGGTAGATTCCTTTACATTGTTCGCATTTGTGTTAATGCGCATTATATCCATTTCATACAGATAGAGGTGCATTTCTTCAGCCGGAATTTGCAATAGAGCGTAGTACTTTATCCACGAAGTCCAGTTTTCTTTGGACTCAACCCACTCTGCAACCTCCGTAAAATCACACCATCCTCTGTCTTTCCATTTTACCAAAACATCCACTAATTGGTTGTACTGAGCCAGCTCCCCATCTTTCCAGAGGCAGAACTGTCTAGAATTAAAAAATGGAGTTTCTTGTGGTCGTTTGTCTTGGCTGTCGTTTTCTTTAACTATTGGCGACACCGAGCCAAAGAATGGCGGGTCACTCAAGTTCTGGTGCTTAAAGTTAAATAACGGTACGTCAGCAGGGGATCCAATAGTCATGGAGGAGACTGTACCTTATCAATCTCTTCTTGTACCTTTTTACCTATTTCTTTTGCTTTAGCGGCTGCTGCTTCGCTCATGGCGGCTCTAGTAGCCCGGTATTCGTTGGAGCCGAGGTATCCCAGACTTCCTCCGGCCAATGCACCTAGAGCTCCAGAGCCTAGACCTAAGCCTAAAGTTTGTTTAGTTTTGGGGGTTAAAAGTTTGTATAAACCATAACCGCCAGCGCCACCAATGCCGGCACCTAATAAAGCATACAATAGATCGTTAGAGTCCAAGGCAGACAGCTTTTGCATTACGCTAGTCCAGACTGTACCAATTTCTTGGCATTGCGATATTTGGCCAATAGGTGCAACTTCTTGGCTTCTTCTACGGCGCTATAGTTAGGAAGAATAGAGTCGTCGGGATCCAACTCAAACTTAGCCTTATTGTAAAGGTAGTTGCTAAGAGCTCCCGCTGCAGTACCTCCAAGCAGACCCAAAGAGCCAAGGAGTAGCCCAGTATGCAGGGTATTCTTAGCTACATCGTCTACTCCGGATTGCTTATAGCCAGAAAAAGACATTAGTTCCGAAGGGAGGATTCCTAGTTCGGCAGCCTTTTCGCAAAAGCCTTGTCTAAATTCTTGTAGTTCTTCGTTGGTCATAGTGTAATTCTACCTTAGTTAATAAAATTGCTCAAAAGGACAGCTTGCCTAGATTGATCAATGTACCTAGGGCTGCTCCTGTGCCTTGCATTAGTTTCTGCTCATTTGGCTTAAGATTAACAAACATACCTATGCCTTTGGCTGCGGCGGTTCCAGCAACAGCGCCTGCACCAGCTCCAATAGCAGCATGAGCGATATCCCTCACCGTAAACCAGGGCTTGTTGGATTCCCGGCTTGCACGAAGCATAAGTCCAGCAGCCTGGCCGTAGTCGACATACCCTGAGCGCATCTGTTCGCTGACCACGTCGGCTAAGTGAGTCCTAGCTATCTGCATGTCCATAGGTATATAGGAACCATTCTTAGTGGAACCCTTACCTTCAGCAACAAGAGCATTAGACCCGGTCGGAATTATACCTGAGCGCCTGCGAGAATCTTGCTGCATATTTTGCTTGTCTGCTTCGGTATAGTTTTCGTTCTTCGGCAAAGACATTCTGGAGATGTCTGCCATGGTAGAAGGAGCGTTAACAAGCCACGGTGCACTCATACCGCCCAAAGCAGCCAAAGCCATCATGGCCTTTTCCTTGCCTCTAAAACGCTCCGGGAACATGTACTTAAGTACAGGAATTGCAGCTAAACCTAAACCTGTAAGCCCTACACCTGAAACAAGGTTTCCAAATCGAGTCTGTGCAGCAGGAGTAAAGCTGCCCTCGTTGTACCAAAGCCCTGGGCTATAACCCAATGCCCGTGATAGATCCGATGTCAGTGCGGCATTCTTATATGCAAATGGAGTTGGGCTCATCTTTTTACGCATATAGTCTGCCGTGGCGGGATACAGCTTTTCAGCAGCAGTGCCGCCGACAGGCGTTTGTTGTTTGCTCTTTTCTCCCACCTGTTTTGTTGCTTTGGTAAGGTCTGCCTTCATGCTGCCAAACAAAGAGGGAAGTTTGACATAGCTGCCATCGCCACCTCCAGAAATGTTAGGCATTCCAAATCCAGCGCCAATGCTAGTCGCAGCAGCAGACTCTTTGCTAGGAGCCTGACCTAGCTCTAAGTTGCCTATTACGTTCTTAGGAACGTGAATCTTGAAGTTGGTGGCGCTATGCGTCAAACCTACAATTCCATCCTTCTCAGAGTCTACGTAGAACTCTTTTGGAGCCTTGAGCACCAAATCGTGAATCAAGTCATGCTTCTGAGAGTACTGTTTGGCATCAGAAAACTGCTTTGCTCTTTTAAGGTCTTTAAGTACGCTCATGGAGAGGTCTCCTCGGCAGGCTGCATGTTTTTGTACACTTCGCTCATTATTGGTTGTAGCTCAGCTAGCGTCTCCGTAAACGGAACCTGCCCAGAAGACGGATTTTGCTGAGCGGCGCTCAAGCGACGAGCCCCTTCGAGCAACTCCTGATATCCGCTAGGAGCTTGACCTGTTTGCCGGTAGCTGTCATGCATCGCAGACAACATCACGTTAAGGTTGGCCAGCTGAGCAGTAGCTCCAACTACCGCTTCCGGATTACCTCCGACCAAGCTTGCGACTGGAGACTGCATAAGGTGACGGCCTAGTGGAGAGGACTCTACTTGTGAAGGATCTTGCTGCAGAGCACTCAAAGCATCGTACAGCCTAGGATCCTGCATAGCTGCCCCAGGAAGGTTCAACATTCCGCCAGTCAGTTCGGGGGCCAGGCTGCCCATTCGGAACGTAAGGCTCTGCTGCATTTTCTGTCTAGCCTCAGGAGAAGCTTTTGCTAAAGCCTCTTGAACGTTTGGATCCTGCATCGGGTCCTTGCCTGTCGCAAACGCCTCTGCAAATGGAGCCCAGGCAGTTCCTGCCGCTATTTCGTCCTGGTTTAAGTCCTCTGAGTAACTGCGAGCACCTAAAGCTCGGAAGGGATTAAATGAAGTGCCTTCCGCAAGTCCAGACACGTAAGAGTATGAAGGATTGGCGGAGTTAAACGCATCTGTAACTTCAGTTCTTATTTGATTCAAAGCCGCGGGATTCTCTTGCACTAAAGCTTGATCCTCAGGAGACAAAGAAGCTACCCGATTAGCTACAGCCTGATCTATAGCTGCAGAACCTTGCTGAGCCAATCCGGGCATAAAGGCACTCGCCCCTATTCCGTATGGGTTTAGCGAAGTAGGATCAAATGAAAAGCCTCCTGCAGCAAGGGACTCGGCAAAACGTCTAGCAGAGGCAGGAGTGCCCGCTAGCTCTGGATTAACTTGATTGAAAGACTGCACATCTCTTATAGCATTGGCGTAGTTTCTTGCTGCTCCTTGAGTAGCCAGGTGTGCTCCTAATTGACTAAACGGCAACGCCCAACTAGATCCAGCAGTAGCGGCGCCAGTTAGCAAGGGAACCGGATTTATTCCAGATACGGCATAATTTAAACTTGATGGAACCGACCTACCTGCAAATCTAACAACAGGACTTGCAGCAGTCTGCATTACCGGCTGAAATCCTTGACTCAAAGCTTGGCCGGTTGCTCTAAGAGCACTGGGCGCTACGCTCTTAGCGCCTTGTACTCCAGCCTGGCCAGTTGCTCTAAGAGCACTGGGCGCTACGCTCTTAGCGCCTTGTACTCCAGCCTGAGCAGCAGCGCTTCCTCCTGCCGTTCCAGCCATCATCAAAAAACTTGGAGCAGCCTCAAGCGCGTAGCTGGAATAATCCAAAAGAGGATCGTTGTACTGCAGCTCAAAATTTCCACCCCAACGATTTGCAACTCGCTTTCCAGCATCTGCAAGCATGCTGCCATACACGGCATCAGACTTAGCCTTATCGGCAGATGCCTGGTTGAATCCCTTCGTAGCGACGTCGTAGCCATACATAAACGGAGCTGTAGGCATGACAGGAGATCTAGCCAGGTCTCCAATAAAGGCTCCTGTTGCACTAGGACTTGGAGCAACAGCGTTAGGGTTTACTGGAGCAGCACCTCTAGCTTGTGCCTCGTAAAGTCTAAATCGATTTCTTAAATCAATCTGCTCCTGAGACATCCCTGTTCGTTCAGAGCCTTTATAACCCCAACCTTTAGTGCTGTAAGTGTAATCCCCGTAAGGAAAAGCACGAGCATACTCAGACTCCAAAGCCTTACCTTGAGCGGCAAGCTGAGGATCTATATTAGGCCGGTTGTAATAACCAGGCGGCTGAAACGCCTTGCCTGCGGTCTCCGTAGCGGAGGTGTACCCAGGAGCCTGAGCTTTCTTTATGTAGGAACTGTACGGAGTCATGCTAATGCAGTGCTTCCAGGTACTTTAGGTTCTATTTGCGAAGAGCTATGGAATACTTCAGAGTCAGGCAAAAGAGACTTGTAGTCCTGCGTGGACTTGTTTATATCTGGAACATATTTATCAACAAGCGATTTAGACTCCGATTCAGGCACCACAGGCTGCTCATATACAGTTACTAAGTTTGGAGCTACTTTTAGACCGTAGGAAACCAATCTTCTAATCAGGTCCGAGTTTGCGCTTTCCTTAACTACCGTAATCTCGACAACTTTGTCTGCAACAGGAGCGCTGTGCTCCAGCTCTGGCTTATTCATTGATGCCAGCATGGACTCCAACTTATCTATTAACATACTTTCTGTGTCGGTAGCCGACATAGACTCACAGGCACAACAGGCGTATTTGACCAAGTAAGCTTTAAATAAGTTCACAGATTGCTCCTGAGATCACTGCAAATTATAGCTAAAAAGAAAGTAGGATTCCAACAGTAAATGCCGTTTAAAAAAGTGTATCCACGTTGCGTATGTTTCTTGTTGCTGTATTCTAATTCTATATACAAGGAAATACTTATTAGTGAAGAGGTTAGTAACTTTCGCAACGTGGAGGCACTTTTTTTGAAGGTTCTATGTCGACATTTGAAACAAGGTTTTGCTAAAATGCAGTTCCATGATTCCATACGCTCATTGTAAACAGGCGGCTCTATTTGAGGGAGCCAACTCCGACGGACTGCAAGGTCTTAGGGCATTAATTGGAGCTGGACTTGGCGGAGTACTAGGAGCAGGTTTAGGTGCAGGTGGAGGGTTACTTAAAGAAACTTTCTTTACTCCTGCAGATCAAGCTCAGTATCTTCGCAGAGCTTTACAAGGTATGAGCCTTGGAGGTTTGGCAGGTGCGGGTATTGGAGCAGGAGTGGGTGCAAGCAATATAGGTAAGGGTGTACAAAATGCTTTAGAGGATTCTGCGGCTAGAGCCAACACTAAAATGTTGCAATATGTTGTTGACGCTCTTAATGCCGTTGAAGTAAAAGGCCTAAGTCCACTTGTAGGTACCCCTACGTTTGGGATTAAAGAAAAGGAAACGACTAATGAATAAATCCGCACAGTACAACCTACTTCGTTATTATCTAATGCAAAAGCTTGCTGCAGAATGTGACTGCGGTATGGATGAAGAAAGTTGCGACTGCGAGGAGTGCAGCAAAAAAGCCTTTCTAGGCTTATTTAGCAGCGATCCCAGTCCTAACGAAATCTCTATTCCTGACCCTTCTGATAGTGACGATCCTGACGTTGAAGTAGAGAAGTCCCTTAAAAATTTAGGCTTTACCGATATTCAACGCCACATGTTTACTCCTTACGTGAATCCATTTACGGCGAAGGGCCCGGATGGAAAATACTACACGATAGATTTAGATGAAGATGAAAATGTTTGGAGGTCTAAATCTATCAGCGATATGTACGGAGTAGATTCTGTTGCAGATCTTCCCGATCCGTACAATAGATCTGAGCCTAGATTGGTGCGTTATGCAAGTAAAAAAGCAGATACTTCTTTATTGACTGCTAGTCTTTTAAAGTGGGCGGCCTCTTCTCCAGCCTGGCAGCGTTCCGAGGGTAAGAACCCGGAGGGTGGTCTCAACGCCAAGGGCAGAGCTAGCTACAACAAGGCTACTGGTGGCAACCTGAAGCCTCCGGTGAGCGCTGAGGCTGCCGATAAGAGTCCAGCCAAGGCCAAGCGTCGTAGCAGCTTCTGTGCCCGTTCTGACGGCCAGCGTCGCATGCACAACATCGATTGCTCCAAGACTCCAGACAAGAGAATCTGCTTGGCCAGAAAGAAATGGGACTGCTGATAGTTTTAAAAATTTCAGCACTTGACAGCCAGCTCTTTGAAGCTGGCTGCTCTTTATAGGGGTTTACTCATGGCTATATTAAAGACATATATTCCAACCGTACACGACATTCACACTTACGCCTATCCTGCTACTTTAAATCCCAGACTGGATGCAAGTCCGTTTGGCTTAAATTCAAAATGCCACGCTGCTCATATTCTGTGGAACGGCGTAAGCATACGTCCTAGAGCATTCTGCAGAACGATAGGCACTGTATTTCAAACTGGTTGGACTGCCCCATACGAAGCAGAGAACATTAACTTCTGGAATACCTGCAATCCCACAGCTGTTTTGATATCCCCTAAGCATGCTTTGATATGCCAGCACTATAGAGGTACTCATGACAGACCCGAGGAGTACTACACCTTCTTAGGACGCTCAGGTACCTTCTACACAGGCAGAGTCTCAAAGGCTTATTTAAACATAGGCCCAGACCATACTCTCATCGAGTTTCAAGAGCCGTTTATTACTGACGTCCCGTGCTATTCAAAAATTGCCGATATAAAGTACATTCCAGCAGGCACTCCTCTTTGGATTCATGAGTGCAACGGCAAAGCTTACAAGATGCTTTTTGGTCAGGCTCAACTTAGCACTGCCGGATCTGCAGTTCAGTACACGTACAATCCTAGCCTTGATCCGATTAACATCGGTATTACTGCAAACGGGTGGCCTGCTATATTTGGAGGAGACAGCGGATCGCCAACCTTTATTGACTACAACGGTACTACTATTTTTGTAGGTCTATTGCACGGCGGCATGCAGGTAAACGATGTAGAGCTAGCTGCTATAAACGCAGTATTGCAGCCTCAAGGTTATTCCGTAGAGCATTTTAAAATTTCTGCTAAGCCTGCTGATTTAAATCAGGATGGATTAGTGGATGGCTCTGATCTTGCTCAGATCATTGGCGCCTGGGGCAATGGATCTGCCCTTGCTGATTTAAATAAAGATGGAGTGGTAGACTCTGCTGACCTATCCGAGTTGCTTGCGTCATGGGGAGCGTACGTCATGCAGACAAATTTCTTCAAACCTCCGACTACTGTTCAGCCTGACAACAGCACGAATACCAAACCTAAATCTTAAACGTTCGCTTACATACACAACATGCCTATACTTTTTGAGGTACCGGGCTGTTGCACGACTTCTATGAACTGTTACAATGCTACTAGTCACCTTGAGTAAAGTAAGTGACTAATTAGCTTATGTCGCGCTTGCATTAGGCAAGGCAGCAAGACTCAAGCAATTTAAATTAAATAGGAGGTTTTATGGAAGTAAAACCAGGTACCAAAACTACTGAGTTTTGGGTGGCCTTGGCTCCGGTCCTTGCTGGACTGGTAGAGGGTGTACGTGGAGACCCCGTCAATAACCGCTATCTAATGGTATGCGGAACTGTACTTGGCGCTTTATACATATGCAGCCGCACTGTCGTAAAGTATATTTCAAATAAATCGGAGTCAAAATGATTAGACTGTTTTCTTTACTGTTGGTTTTAGCTGTTTCTTTTTCTTCGTACGGACAGACTCTTACTGAAAACGCCAATGGCACATCTACTTTGTCTCAGGGTACGACGTCCTACGTAATAGATTCTGCCAAGAAGTTTAAAGTTACCCTGAGTAGTGATTACAGCAACGAGACTCAAGCTGGACTTAAGCGCAACGGAATTATTGCATATAGAGATGCTTTTATAGAAGTCTCAGTGCAGATGGCGGCTTTGCCATCTACTCCTACTGGTAGTGCTCCTTATCAAGTATGGAGATCTTCTGATATTTTGATCTCCTACGATGCACAAAAGTTAGAGTTTGTATCGTGGTCATCTGATCACTTTATGACTGATAAGTCCGTAATAGATGTGGCTAAGTCAGGTGCCTCTGAATGGATTCCTGGGCTAGTGCAAGTTCACGCACAGTGTCTAAAGGCTCCGGAATCTAGAATTCCTGCCTTACGACGTCAGCCCTTTCAATGGAATTTTGGAGGCTTTATCTGGAGAGAGCAGAACAGCCGACAATTAGGCAGACTTAAATTTAAAGTAAAGGGTGATTTCTATTACCCCGAGTCTTTGGCTACTCACATCACTGCTGTAGCCCAGGCGCAATTGCCAGACGGCTCGTCTGTTAACTCCAAGATCGACGGAGGTATCAGTACAGGCAACAACGTAATTGGGCCAATTCAAAACGACGTCAATAAAATTGCGTTTGGGCCAAGCCCTGAATCAAAAGTAAATCTTACTCTTAAGGGTCCTGCTACTCCCGTCAAGGCAGGAGATGATTTTGCAGTTCAAATAATCACTACTCCGGATTCCGCCCCTCAAGTAATTTGGAGCGTGTCCTCTATCTTCATTTGGGACTCTTCCAAACTTGCTTTATTAGGAATGGATAAGACGGGAGCCAAGGCGTCTATCTTCTCTAAGTTCATGCCTGGGGGTTTAAACGAATCCGAGGTTCCTCAGGATGGAAACGCTCAGCATTTGTTTGGAGCTCAGCTTGGAGATAAACGCCCTATAGCAGGAGATACTTTGATTGTCACCCTAAGATTCAAGGCTCTGCAGGATTTTACAGACACTAAAATTGAGCTGGTGTCTAGATCTGATCCTAGGCTATCAGGCGTATCTATTATCGACGAATGCGGAGTCATAGGTAGCGTAGTGGCCGGAAAGTCTGTTACCGGAACTTTGACTTCGGCTGTCATTCGCGGTGTAGCTGCCCAGCCATGACTCCTTATCACTACAACGTACTTCAGGTCATGCGAGTAGTAGACGGAGATACTGTCGATATGCTGTTGGATCTGGGCTTCTCTATTTCCATTAAACAAAGAGTAAGGTTGAAAGGAGTCGACGCTCCTGAGATACTTACTAAAGATGCGACCGAGCGCAAGATGGGCTACGAAGCCAAGGCATTTTTGGAAAGAAAGCTAATGCAGAATGGCAAACTTAAAGTAAGCACCTTCAAAGATGACAAGTATGGGCACCCTCTTGCCGTCATCTACATGGAAGGTGAGGAAGCCTCGATCAATCAGCAGATGCTTGAACTTGGCTACGTATGGGCCTATGACGGGGGCAGCAAGATAAAAGACCTGGAATCTCTAAGAAAACCCGAATAAGGAATCTTAGATATCTAAAAAAAAGACAGGAGGGCGGGTGCGCCCTCCTGCTTTTTTAACCCCATACAAACCCGTTAAGAACATATGGGGTTAAGTCGGGGCGGGGTTGGTTGTTACTGGACAGTGATCAGGTCTCCGTCAACGACGACCTTCTTAGCATCGTCCAGGAGGCGGAGGGCCTGGCCGACTTGGTACGGGGTCAGCCGTTGCTTTGCAGCATGGCGTCGTAGATCTGTCCGGGCGATCTTCCCCTTGGCCGCATGGGCTTGGATCAGACCTAAAACAGCCTCGCTAACAGAGACCCGGGCGCTTGCACGCTTCTTATTGCTGGAGAGGACTCCCAGCAGCCGGAGCAGGTTGCCGACGGTGAGAGGAGATGTGCCGAGCTCTTCGGCTATATCGACTGCTGTTTTGCCTGCCTTGTACTGAGCCTTGACCCAGTTCTTCTGAGCGGCGCTCCAGCGGTATGGCCGGTGTCGGGTGTTCAACTTTCCTGGAAAGTCACTAGCAGCCTTGGCAGTTGACTGCTTGGGCTTGTCGTCCACGTCCTTCAGCAAAGACCGCAGGCACAGACCTGCGGCTTTGCATCTTGCGGACAAAGACTCGATCTCATTTAGGATCGACCTCAATTCTTTAAAAGTCGTCATAACGGGTTCCTTATCTGCAGACGTTTTCGTCGCTGTAAGCACCTGCTTACAACGCCGTGCCTCCTCGTCTGCCAGAAGGAGGACTATGAAAGAAGCCGACAGAGCTTTCGCCCTGCCGACTTCGGAAACAAATGCGCCGGTTACCTGCGCTCCAACAGCTTGAGCAGCAGGTCTTTTTCAATCTCAAGGCGTTCGATGCGCTTTCGAAGCCTGGCTATCTCCTCCCGAGAACGAGCGACTTCGTCGCTGTACTCACGGAGGAGTGGGTTTATGGGACGTACAGGTTCTAGGTCCTGCTCTACCTCTATCTGCTTAGGCTGCACTGCTGCCTCCTTCAGATCGGTAATCGTGCCAGAACGGATCGTCTCCATTGAAGGGATCGTTCTCTCCCATCAAGTGCTTGGTTGACTCCGTGGGTGTGTTCGGAGTGTTCTCCGCATTGGGTTCCAACAGGCCCATAAGCCTCAGGAGATCCTCCTGGAAGATGATCGGCCTATAGCACTTCATCAGCATTGCGGTCCTCTTCTTGGCCTGCTCGTATGAGCATCTGTGAATTACGCCATCCACCACGATTGCCGAAGATGCCTGAGGATCCTTCGACAGTAGCGTCTTCAGCCCTGGTGTTCGAATTGCGCACGCCAGATCTGTATGGTGGACTAAACGCCATCCGCGAGGTCCATCGCCATGGTTGAGAGTTAGGCAGATGTACATTACTCTGCCTCCTTCAGCTTCGCCTGCACCTTGGCCCAGTAGGCCTTGGTGCTGCTCTTACGGTGACCCTTGGGGCCACCGTTATGGATACGGGCCATGTCCTCCCAGCTGGCTCCCTTGGGAGCATAGCGGGCCATGTAGGCCTTGATGACCTCTCTCGCGTAGGCAGGATCCTTGACTGCCTGGTAGCCTCTGGCCTTGAGATCCTGGCGGTGTTCCACCGCGTCGAGCCAGTAGCTATGCCAGATCTGATAGGCTCCAAGGGCTTTGCCCTTGTCGCCAACCGCATTGTTGGGGTCCTTTTCGGACCCAGTCTCCACCTTCTGGATGGCGTCCAGGAAGGTGTCCCAGGTCTGAGCCTGGGCGGTGGTGGGAACGGCGAGGTACAGCATCATCGCCACGATGATTCCAATAACAGGCTTCATTGCATTTGTTTCCTGTTGCTGATGAGAAGTCCTGTCGGAACGCCCGACAGGTAAAACCCGAACTACTTCAAGTAGTCTGGGGAATATACGTACCATCCCGCGTCGGGGATCTGTTCATCCCCAGGCGGAAACACTTCCGCATAGAACTGCAGTTTGGGACTTTCTCCCAAAAGCGGGTATCCGTCTCTCACTCCTAATCGGGGAGAGAGATGCCGTACTCGCTGCAAATGCCTTTTCGCACCCCTTCCAGTGCGAAATAGCAAATTGATTCGTCCGTCGTCCTTGTCTTTGAATTGAACGCAATACATGTTTTTTGTTTCCTGTTGCTGTTGAAAATCCTGTCGTAACGGTCGACAGGTAAAAACCCAAACTCCTTACCTCGCGGAGCCTGGGTCGAGGGGGAAAAGATGCGGTTTAATAAGCCTCCCGCTGGAGTTCAACACTCAACAGCGGGGGCCTTGGGGGTTCTGAAAAGACCCACAACCCCCACCGGGATTGCAGGCCGTAGATGTATGGGCCGGGTGGGATTCGAACCCACGCCTTATCGATTATGAGTCGACGGCTCTAGACCGCTGAGCTACCAGCCCAAAGTTGAAGGTTGCTAGGCGCCGGCCGGACGCTTTGCTCAGATAGACCTTCCGCTACCCCACACTATCCCGCAGTGGAGCGTCGATTGTTTCCTATGCAATTGCTCCATGTGCCGGTATCGCTCCGGTCCGTTATATACATGGACTGCCGCAGGTAGAAGAGAGTCGGTGTTACCCGGCCCCACAGGGGCCCTTCTCCCAATGCCTAGTATACTTGGCATCGGTTTGCTTGCGACAGCTGCTGTGGTTTAGTGCCAAGATTCCAGATCTGACTTGGCGTTTGTAGAGGTGTACCTTAGATAATAAGGCTCTACACTTTGTTGCGTTTCAAGGGGGATCAGCCAACCTTTGGTACCGAGGTGCAACTGGCTTCGGCAGACTTGACAGAGTGCGCAATCCGACGGGTTGCGCCAACGTCTACTCAACCACATTAGCCTGTCTTCATGTGGTAGCCTGAGCAAGCTTCAACGGGCCTAAACCCTCCACTGGCTCAAGACGGTTAATTTACGATTCAGGTTCCGTAGTCCTGAATCCCGGAGATGTGTTCGTCTCCGACCCAGACTCCTATTAACCCGGAAGTCGCGAGTTGCCATTCTCGTATGGCTGCCACTCGAGCGGAGTGACGTGTACGGAGGAGCTCAGGTGCACCTAGCCCTCAAGTAATGCTCCTACTGAAGAAGCATAGCTTGAGGGCCAGGCCGTAGTCGTCCTACGGCCTGGTTCCTCTTCAGTTAGCAGAAACTGCAGCGGCAGCGGCATCCAGATCTCGGATGTCTCGCAGCCTAGTTTCCAGCATTTGCAGCGAGTACTGAATGTCTGAGCCTCGCGCTTCTCGCGCTTCTGGAGTCAGCTCCAGCCATTTCTTGACAGCTTCCTTGGAGCCGAATGCAGACATAGGCAGACAATACTGCACTAGGTCCACAATCTCTTCAAGGCATTGCCAGTTGTAGCTGTCCAGGCTGCGCTTGGCCTGGAATAGATCCCCTTCTAGTACAGCTCGAATGCCGGATCCGGGGGAAATACCGTTCTTGACATAACGCATCAGACCCTCAACTATCGCTACTCGCATGCATTTATCTCCTTTCAATGAAGATCGTAGGAGGTCCAAGCGTGTGCCTGGGCCTCGTGGCGAACCACATCGATGGGTTTCAACCTACGCAGATGCCTAATACCACCTGCAGTAAGCTCCGTTCTCGTAGGAGGCTACTCGGACCGTAGCTGGTCGTATGCTTCAACACCCACTATCGATTAGATAAAATGGGCTGTAAGCGGCCCTCTGAAAAGCTACTGAAGAGGACTATGTCATGTTACCCCATATATGCTGTATTTTTAGCGTATAAAATGAGGTATAAAAAAGCCCTTCTTTTGATCGAAGGGCTAACTTGCAAGCCTAGTCATCGTCAGATTCGTCAAACTCGTCCAGGTCAAGTTCTACAAATTGCTTAAAGCCGGGCTCTAATGTGCCGTTGGCCTTCAAGTTATTCGAGTATGCGAGTTGGGCTTTGACGTAGTCGTTGTTTTTAACGTAGGTAGATATGACAATATCTACATACGAAAAGCCAGTTTCTTTTTTTCGACGTCCCATTAGGCAATACCTAACTTGAAAGCTCTGATGAACTCTTTATAAATCATGTTAACCTGCTTTATTTGTTTATTTAGCGCGAGTATTTCCGCCTAAATCCATGGTCTCTATGAACGGATCTCCATCGATGACCACTCCGCAGCTCACAATTGGCTTCTTAAGGAACGCCGCACCGTACTGCATGCTCCAGTGGTTGCGATCCACGCCGCATCCAACGTTCATTCCCCATACCTTTGCCGTAGGTCCGGCCTGGTACCATATGCCGCAGGCGCTATGGTAGTGTCCGATGACCGTATTTTGCATGCGCATCTTGGCTGCATTGAATGCAGGATGCTGACCTCCGCATCCTTCTCCGTGGTAATAGTACACTCCATCCAACTCTACGTGCTCAACCCACTTCCAGTTGTCGGTGGCGTATAGTTCATTAAATCCCTTCAGATACATCTTGGGAATACCCATTTTGGCATTTAATCTCAAGACTCGCATGTCGTGATTTCCAACCGTAACCACGGCATCAGGGAATTCTTTGTACAACTTTTGAATCTGATTGTATGCCTGAGTGTATTCGTCTCTTGCTCCCGGGCTATCCGGATGCTTGTCGTGAAAGCTGATGCAATGATGATCCACCACGTCTCCTACGTGTATGACCTTGTCGGTCTTCCACTTCTTGGCTACGTTCTTCAGGAACTGTATGTAGCCTTTATGCATCGCCGGAGCGTGCGTATCACCGATTACCAGGACTCTGCTCATATGTTCTCCTGTGGCTGCGGAGTGCAGCGCACGGAGCATAAGCATAGACATCGAGGCTTGTCAACTGTTGATACCTAAAAGAAAGCCAGGGTTTTACCCCTGACTCTCTTAGGCACCGCCAACGGGTCAGTAGTTCCTGTACCCGTTGCCAGAACGTGCCGCCGTCAGTGCGCTCTGTCGCCGCTCCATTTCTTGGCGCTTGCGGACGATCTCCGCAACCATAGCCTGGAGCACCGTCTCGGTCTTCTTCAGCTCAGCGATCTGGGCCGCCAAGTGAAGTTCCTCCGAGATCATCGTGTTCTGGTACTGCGTAGCACCCGTGAGGGTGGCCAAGGCACCAGCGATGACGGACGCAGCTTCCGGCTGCACGATAACGATGTTGTTGTCAGACATGACAACTCCTTTCTGCCACTGAGTGGCAAAGCCAGCCAGGATGCAATTAAGCAAGCCTGGCAGCGAGATCTTTAAGTCTCAAAAGGAAAAACGTCTTGAGCAGTTTTAGGACCTGCTCAGGTCCAGGTTCACGGTCTTTTGCTGAGCTCCCAGTCCAGCCGTACGTCCGGCTGCATCGGCTCCCAGCGTTTCGCCATTCGCAGCATGGCCTCGTCGGGAACGCCGTGAATGTTCCCGAAGCTGTTCTCGCATGCGAGAATAAATACGCTATAGCCGAACTCCAGGGCGAGCTCCTGGTACGGCCGGAGTTCCCAGGCCTGGGTAAATGTATTGCTCACCCCGACCTTCTCTAGGCCAAACTCCAAGTCCTTTCGGACTTGGTCGAGGCACCACGCATGTGCCTCCTTGAGCTTGGAGGGATCGAACCTATAGACCCCTCCCTCCATAAAGTATTGGTCCGCTTCATGGAAGTCATGCCCGCACAAACTGCGGGCAAGGGTGCTCTTGCCAGATCCGGGCAACCCTCGGATGATGTACAGTGTTTTCATGCGCCTCCTAAAAAAAAGAGCAGTTTTAGGACTTGCTCAGGTCCCCGGGAACCCCGGCTCGTATTACGACTTCCACCACCACTTGACAGTGGTCCAGAACCCTGGGTTCTCCAGGGCCTCGACCGCCTGCTCATCCTTCAGTCGTTCCTGCTGGATGGTTTCAAGAACCACCTCGTTCCGAGGAGCCTGCTTCAGCAGCTGGCTGTACTCGGGGATGTGCAGGGCGTCCTGGTCAAGGACCTGCTTCGTGTGTGCTTCCTGGAGGCGTTCCACCACAGCCACCTTCACGGCAGCGACAGCGGGGTCTTCGGCCTCAGCCTTGGTCATGGCCTTGGCATAGGTGGCGCCGAAGCCGGAAGGACGCTCCACCTCGTTTCCGGCGTACACCGGAACGAGATCTGAGAATTCCTGTCCAGCCTTTTGGACGTAGGAGCGAGTATCGGGCTGGGCCACGACAGCCTGAGGCTGCTGTTGAATCAGCATGGCCTTCACCTCTTCAAACTTCGAGATGAGCGTTGCGGTAGCCATCTTCTGGCTGAGGCTGTCAGCCTCAGCGAGAGTCTTCTTGGCCTCTGCGATGTCCTTGTTGAGCTTTTCGACCAGCTCAGACTGAATCTGCTGTTCGGACTTCTGCTCAACCTGAGTTGCCGAGCAACTCTTGGTGAGGCCGAAGGTGCAGATGACAAGGGCGAGACCGACGACAACGATGTTCTTGATGTTACGCATTTGTTTCCTCTTTCGTGGATCTATATTGTTAAGGTGGTCCAGCGACATTGCTGGAATACCTATAGATCCTCTATATATGTATACCGCAATAGAGGCCTATTTTTAGGCATATCTTCTATAGCTAAAGAAAACCCCTGCCGCCATACGACGGCAGGGGGCCCTGGCACCCGGGCAGGGGTAACGCCTACCGGGTACCCGGTGAGGAATTACTTCTTGCCTGCCTTTCGAGCAGGCTCTCCGGCGAGAACAGCGTCTCGCTCGTCCGCTGTCGCAACTTCGACACTGACATTCCCCTCGGTAATAACGTAGGGCTTCTGTGCCGGATCGGGCGTACGAACGTTGTCCTCCGCCTTGGTCTTCGCCTTGGTCTCCGCCTTGGTCTCCGCCTTGGCGATGTGTCCACGCTGGACGCCAGCGATCAGGCCGATCGCCACGAGGGCGCTAACGCCTGCCCCCAGAATGAACAGCACCTGGCTGTAGCTGATGCTATTCGCCTGCGCAGCATTGGCCTGCTGCGTCGCATGCGCAGCAGACTCGTCCAGGGCCCAGGAGATCGGATTCCACCACGTTTCGCCGGTCTCCGCAATCGCAGCAACCGGGGCCGGAGTGCCGATGACGAACTGGCCGACGAGGGCCAGGCCGACGATCAGCATGAAAGGGACGACCACGTACATACCGACGTTCTTCAAAAGGTTCATTTGTTTCCTCTTTCAGGGGTCTATATTGTTACGGCATTCCAACAACATAGTTGGAATACCTATAAACCCTCTATTTATATATACCCCAAAACAGGCCTACCTTTAGCCCTATAAGGCCAATTGCAGCCTGCAAGTATATATAACGCAAAAAAGGGGTATTTTTAGGCCCTATTTAGGGGATCTTTATTAGCTAAAAAAAGATTGGTTGTGTATAACCAATCTTCTTTTGGCTGTTTGCGGGTAGCCACCCTTACCCATTTCGGGATACCTGCCACGGGGTACCGTTCCCGTACCGGTGGGATTCCGGTGTTCCTTCAAAATTTTTGTCACCTACCCCATAGGCAGATCTAGGGTAGTAGGAAAGGGCCCAACGCATCAACAGGATGCATTTACCTTTCTGGGCTTGTTGAAGACCTACAAGGCCTCTAAGTATATATACCTCAAAACAGGCCTATTTTTAGCCCTTAAACCCACTCTTTTAGGTACCTATCCGCAGGCTCCTCCAATAGGACCCATCCAGTCATGGGAACCTTTATGGACATGCCTTTAGGAGTAATTAACTGGCCTCTACTTAACCTCCATCCTCCAGGAATGCATGCATTTATGGCTATTGTCGTAGTGATAGTATTCCAGCCTGCATAGTTTATACGGAACTCCTGCTCTCCGTTCGGTTTACTTATTCTTGACACTATGTGGTTATCATGCAGCATCGCAGTAATAATTGTATTTCCTGTAGTGGAGTCGGTATATACTTGTACTCCTCGATTATCTTTCTTTGAGCGATACTCGTCTCCGTTTATGAAGTGAGAACGAAGCTTTCGATTCCTGCAGTTCATGTTTATGTCCTCGTCTATTGACAAACAACCCGGATTGCTCCGGGTTGAAGGTTCTTTTGATTGTATTGGTTATTGCGGAGGAGGCGCTGGCTGCCGCAACTGATCTTTGCCTTGGTTCTCGGCTTGCTGAGTGATCTGATCCAGCATGCTCTTGACCACGGCATGCATATTGGGATCCTGACCCTTGATCTGATCCAGGATCTGCCTGCGTTGCGGAGAACCCAAGGGGGCAGTTGCCATGATCTCATTGACTCTGGCCTGAGCATCGGCAAAGAAGCTGTCCAGATCTTTGCTTGGACCTGCTGCCATGGGGCCGGCAACTCCATTGATTGGCATTGGCGGAGCTCCGGGAGCACCTCCAAGGCTTGGACCTCCAGGTATGGCCCCTGCTCCCATAGGAGCACCGGGACCTGCGATCATTGCACCTGGAGGAGCCGACATAATCTGCTCGTTCTCCTCCGCCTTGCGCATCTTGTCCATGTACTCCTTCTCGGAGCGCATCTTGAATTCCTGCTCGGACTGGCGCTTCTTGAAGGTATCCTTCCAGTCGAGACCAAAGAGCGTAAGTACATCCTGCTCTGCGGCCACACCCTGCATCATCATCTGCAACATGAGCATACGGCGCTCGATGTCGTCCGCATGGGTAGGTCTGGTGAGAGCTACTTCGCACGGAATCCAGTTGAGGATAGCGCTGATGCGATCTACCAGCCACGTAAGCGTAGTCTGTAGCCCGTGCAGGAAGTGAGTTTCTCCTGCTTCGAATAGTCTTGCAGCAAACGGAGCAGCCTGAGCACTTAGAGTCTTTCTATACAGCTCGACCGGCACTCCTAGCCCGTTGAGGAAGTCGGCCTGGGCTTGTTCCAGCAGCTCTGGAACTACAAATGCCTTGCCCTCTCCTCCCAGCAGCTGATAGTTGACCGGGAGCGGCATCCACTGCCAGCCAGTTGGATCTTTTCTGGCTCGTTCTACTGAACGCATTACCTGTTGGCCGAAGCTTCCTATGTTGACGGACTTCATGAAGTCCCCGCCAACACCTACGGAAGCAGGCGTAACCATTCTAATTGGAAGCATGTGATCCAATGCGATGCTTTCGTTGTTTCTCTTCAGGATCTGCGCAAGATAGGCATCACGGAATCCTGCGATGACAGGAGGCAGCCCCCAATTGCCCATCTTGATGTCGCTGAGATTGCCCAACGAGAAGTGGTGCACCATGTTATCGCTGAATTGAAACAACGTTCCTGAACGCACAGATTGCACTAGGCCCCAAGGTACGCTCTCCAGGTACTTCTTGTTTCCTGCCTGTATCTGCTGTACGTCTTGCGGAGGCACTTCGTAGAAATAGTCTGGCTTTCCGCCGTACTGGTGAGCTACAATGCGCATCTGCTTGATTGGCCAGCGCTTGATGTAGATCTCGTTCTCCTGTAGCGTAGGCCGATCGTCCGGATTCATGCAGCTGCTGTTCTTGCCGCAGCTTGGGCACTGGAAATTAAACCCGTGGTTGATGGTAAACTTGTAATCCAGGGTTTGAATCGGTCTGCTGGCACCGCAACTATTGCAAGTAAGGAATCTCTTGAAAGGCGCCAGGACGGATACGCAGCTGTTTCCGTAGACCTTTACGTCTCGGCCTATCATGAACAGCAACGTCTTCAAGTCCAGTTTTTCAACTAAAAACTTCTTGTACTGATTGGCCTTTTCCTCGTCATCCGAAACAATGTTTATGTCCGTGCCTGTGAAGTAGCTGACCACATACTCTACAGCTTGCGCAAAAGTACGGTTGCTGTAGTACATGGTTTCCGCAATCTCAAATGCCTCGTTTAGATTGGTAGGCAGGTGCAGAGATGCGTAGTCCAAAAACGGGCTAGGAGCATGCTCGGCATGCGCTAGCTGCCTTCTTCCAGACATTTGAACGGACGACGACGAAAAATCAGGCATTACTGTTCATCCTCTGAGTCCATGACCTTCATCAATAGACTGCGGCCGAATTCATTGCCACCCAGTACCGCCCAGTCATGGGCATTTAGCCCGTCTTCATCCTCTACGTTAGGATCTAGTTTGGGGTTGGCGATGATGAAGAAGGATACCAGGTAGTTAATGATGCTGGGGTCGCCAAGGTACGCAGCCATCATAAGAAGAGTGCGACCCCTCTTATCCCGCAACTCAATTAGCTTTGGAAACTTATCCAACAAGGCATTGACCATCGGTAGATCGCTGTTCATCACAGATACTACCAATACCGGAATTGCCTCTTGAATGTTATTTACTATCTTCATTAGCAGCTCCTTTTTGCTTTGCCTTACAATTACAGCGACAAGTGGGAGTACATGCTCTGACTTTTTCAAAAACTTCGTCAGAGGCAGTTTTCACTGGTTGCGCTTCGGTCTCGCGCTCCACAACGCCTTTTTTGATGAATTCGGATTCTGACATAGTATTTAAAGAAAGTTATTTGAGATTTTAAACAAACGATTTAATTTATGCGGTAGATTTTTTAGCGTCTAATGTTGTTTTAATTAAGCACTCTAAAGACTACCACATACTTTTTCTGAACTCTATCGTAGAGCTCTATGTTCAGGATCTGGCATAGCAGCTCTTCGCCTTCGACAATACACTTGAACTCAGGCACGGATATTCTACCATCTTGTTGTAGTTCCGCGACGGGTGGAGTCCACGGCGGTCTACTCGTTTGAGGGTCTAAAGGCATTTCCAGCATTAGCCATTTCTGCCCGCCTCTGGCTAAATTTGCAGGTTGATAAATAACATTTAAACAGTTAAGTACCAGCTTAGCCCCATACCAATCGAGCTCGACTACTTTTACTGCAGCCGTTTGAGGGGTAAAAGAAAGGCCTTGGGGGGCAGGTTGCCCCCCAAGGTCCTTCTTAGGATGTTCCGTCTTAGCAGGCTCCTGTCGTACTGCAGGCTCAATAGACGTCTCAGGGTCTGTTTGAGCAGGCACCTTCGCTCCATTTACTAGCACTGGGCTTAAACCCAAAGGCTTTTTAAAGTCTCGACTTTCAGAGGAAGGAGGAACAGGAATGTTGGCAACTGCAGCCCAGCCATCACTATTATTAGTTACTTGGTTTGCCTGCTTAGGCGCACCTGGACCCTTAGCCACTTTTAGGCCTAGGGGTTTACTAGTATTAGGTCTGGGGGAGTTGCTGCTCATTGACGGTCAGATGGTTATGCAATCTTCTGCGGTGTCGTTAATGGCAGTTTCCAGATCGTCCGGATCTATAGCTGCCAAGTCCTTGCTGCTGGAGCTAATCGAATCCTGAGAGATGCCGTACTTAGCCAACATCTTACCCACTGTTTGATTAGCTGCATCCAACGGTAGGCAGCATACGACATTTCTGCTCATTTGCAACTGAATCTTGTCCAGGCTGTCCTTCAAAGACTCTTCATTCTGAGACACCGGACCAAGGACTTTTTCCAAGTCTTCTAGAGAAATTAGCCCAACACTGTACAGTAGCAGCAACGCTTGCTCAGGTCTACGATCCGACAAGAAGTTAGACGACATCTCGATATAGATCGTCTTTTCATTGGCGTGCAAAGTTCCATTAACTGGTACGAATTTTTGGAACGTTCCTGATTCATCAAATGTCGGTAATACTCCGAGGGCCAATGCTGCTTTTACCGGAAACATTTCTGGACTTAGGCGCTTGTGAGAATACCGAGTAGTCGGCCACTCGAAGTCGTTAAGCATGGAGCAGTAGTGTCCGAACATCGAGCTATGAGGCTGTAGCGTCTGCTTTAGATTGACGAAGAAGTGCTCCAGTAGTTTTCTGCAGGTCTCCAGGCTGCGGATATTCTGGAATATAGGCAGATTGAGCATCAGCTGATCTCTGTTTCTACCTCCGTCCTTGCTCATCAACGCAGCCATGGTGTGGTGTGCCATGGCTACAGGAGATTCCTGGCAGGAGAACCAGTGGTGATCCAAAGTATACGGCCACTTGCTGTTCTTGCTGGGCTTGCGCCATTTGATCGTGCAGTTCTCGTCCACTGGCTGCATGGTGCGGACGATGCCGTAACTCAGTCTGTTGCCGAGATTTCTTTGAGCCCAATGACTTTTTTCACTCGTCTGAAAGTACTGAAATACTTCGGCATACACGGCGGTCATCTGATTACGCTTGTCGACAACCCTGGCGTGTAGAGAATATTCCTGAGCTGTGAGGTGGTCCAGGAAGGCTCGGTCGTCGGCAAACTCCAAATACTTGAAGGCCAGGCACTTAACGGCTTCCTCCGCCTTGCACTTGAAGCCACGAGAGCTCCAGTTGTAGTCCTGCTCGAACGCCTTGTTGTTGGCCCTGAGCGTCTTGAGCATCTTCAGGCTTTGGGCAGAGAGCCGTACGCCTGCCTGCTTCAAATCTTCAGCGCCAAGGATAATCCGAATCTGATTGTCTCCAAGACTGAGAGTATTGGCAACCTTGGCCTTGACGAAGCCCAGTACGCCTCCGCCTTGATTAAGCCCCATCACCAAAGGCACATGCAGCAGGTTGCCCAGGAAGAAAGGCTCTGGCTGCGCATAAAAGTTCTTTGGTATGACTGTGCCGCTGTTTGAGGCATTTTGATTGAATAGGCGAACGTCTACAAAGTTCTGTTCGAGAGTTATGTAGTACTTCATGCAAATTCAGGGCGGAGGCAAACCACTCGCCTCCGCCCTGCTCCTGTCAGGGGTTGTTGATGCGAATGGTTTTGCCGTAAGGCGCCTTGACGTCACTGTTGATTACCCAGATGACATCAAAGCCAGGGTCTGACCCAAATTCACCGTAGCCGTCGGTGAAGTACACCAGCACGTCTATGTCTGGCTTGTTCTGCTTAAGATGGTCCATGACCGGAACAAACGAAGTTCCTCCGCCGCCCTTAAGCGATGGGATCTCCTCGTTGTGCTGAACCCACTTTGCCCGATGGACAGTGTAGTCTGCCTCCAGCAGATACACCGGCACCTTGTAAAGCTTGCGGATGGCATCCAATTCCGAGACTCCCTTGGAGATGTCCTGTGGGGACATGGATCCAGAGGTGTCGATGGAGAATGCGATGCTGGGCTTCTTCTTGCCAATGCGGCTGGTCAGGATTACGTCCTGATACAGATATCTGCGATTGGGCGGAGTAAAGGTGTGCCGGTTCCTATTGGTCATGCAGAACTTGTTCCGCAGGTAGTAGGCCAGCACATCGTTCCAACTGACCTCCGGATTAAGCAGCTTATCTATCTGCCGTTCCATGAAGGCAGGACAGCTTCCAGCCATTCGACTGCGGGTAGCAGCCTCAAGACCGGCATCCGCCCACTCCTTGGCATTCTGAGGAGTATCCTCGGATGCCGTACGAATGTCCTGACCATCCGGACCTTCACCAGGCTCGAAGTCGGCCAGATCGTTGCCGTCCTGGATGCCTCCTTCTCCCTGGCCGCCACCCTCGCCCTTTGTTCCACGCTTCTTGGGAGGAGAGTTCTTCAGGATAAGTTCGTAAACCTCCTCGGTGGTGATCGTGTTGTGATCTATGTCTATGTTCAGGCCTCTCGACGTGACATAGCTGGATAGATCCAGACGAGTGCCCTTGGACGTAAAGTGGTCCTGCAGCATCTCGTTGATCAACACGTCGCCAGCCACATTCCACAGGAACGCCTGACGACCACCCAGACGATTGTGATGATCCAGCAGCATATGCATCACCTCGTGCGCAAGAACGAAGTGAATCATGGTGTCGGACAACGACGTGAAGAAAGTGCGGTTGAAGTAGATGTTGCCGTTCCTGTCGATGCAGGCGGTCGGCACCTTCTTTTCATCCTCGGTAAGGCGGACATTGCACTTCTCTATCAGAAAGGCCCAGAACGGAAAGTCCTGAAACATGCGAAACATGGACTTGTCTAGTCGTTTCTTGGCCGTCTGAATTACAACTGGATCAATTTGCGACATTATTCCACCTCGAATGGGACCAGGAGACTGCGGTGCTTGGAAAGCCAGTTCTTTGCGTTGGTAGACTTCATCACGGCTAGCATGAACTTCTCGTTCTTCTGCTGCAGCAAGCCGCCGAAGTACAGAGAGCTAATCTCGGGGCGGATCGACATCATGACGTTGGCGCCCTTGTCGATCAGGTTGGGATTGCGCAGGGCACGATAGAGGATGTTGCTGACGACCGCATAGGTCACCGACAGCTTGTTTGGCCCGTCCTGGTATGTGGCCTTGCCGTCAAGCAAGGCGTCGATGTCAGGCATCACCTTGATCTCGTTGCAGTACTGGATGAACCAGTTTGCAGCACCCTTGCCGATGGCACCCTCGATGGCCTCACGCTCCGTGATGTTGTTGCGCAGGAGTCGGGAAACCATGGTCCAACCACGAGGAGTGGGGAAGTTGCCGTACTCGTCCTGAGGATCGGAGTACAGGTGCTGGCCGCTGGTGCTGCTCATGAAGCCCAGCACGTTCTCGTGGATGAGATTGTTCATCGCCCAGTTGCGCCACTGGTTGAAGTCCGGCTGCATCTCCAGAATTACAAAGCGATTGCGGAGAGGAGCAGACAGCGGATTGACGTGAGCCTTGTGGCTGGACTTGTTGCCGCAGGCCACGATCCACCAGCCGTCACCGAGCTTGTGCGGACCACAGCGACGATCCAGGATGAACTGCAGTGCCGCATTCTGGACGCTGGGGTCGGCGGTGTTCAGCTCGTCGAAGAGAATGATGCCCTTGCCGTCCTTTGGCAGGAAGTCGGGCTTGGCCCACTCGACACTGAACTCGGAGCCGTCTCCCTTGCGATTGACGACCGGCATGCCGCGCATGTCGACAGGCTCGAGCATGCTGAGTCGGACGTCCTTGACCTCGTCGCCATCGGCAGCAGCCTTGCAGATCTCGGACTTGCCGATGCCGGGACCACCGAAGATGAGCAGAGGGACATTTGCGTTACGATACTGCTTGAGCTTTTCTACGTAGTTGATTGATGCGGCCATTTTCGTGTTTTCCTTGATTTAAACTCAATAGACGTGGTAGGTGAAGTCTTCCGGAACCCAGTTGGAGGTGGGGATCAACGTCCCCTCTAGCAAGAGGAAGTAGTGCTCTTCGTTCTTTTGTTCTTTGTACTGATCTACGTACTCCTTTGCCTGCTCCTTGGAGGTCATCGGCAGTATCAGATGAGGAGACTTTTCTTTATCCCAGTGATACGGTATTTGCAGCAGCCACAGGCTACTCTTTTTACTGTTGGTCTTCGCCGTCGTCGGTTCCGTCATCGTCATTTGCTCCTGTGTCCTTGATGATGGAGATCAGCGTATCGCAGGTCTCCAGGAAATAAGCACATTCTTTGGTGTAGTTCAGGCTGCTGATCGGAGACTTAGAGGTAGTGGTGTACACTCCTGCCACGTTGATCAGCAGCTGCTCGTCGGTATCCAGACCCTCCCAGGTTTTGTACTGCGAGTTGCTGGACACAAATGACTCCTTGACAAAGCCAGAACTGAAGATACCCATGCCAAAGAACTCGACCAGCCGGTCGACGTTCTCTATGCGGATATGCTGGCCATTGGTTCCCTGGATGACTCTATCGTAGGTGTGGGGATCCAGGCCGGTCACCTTTTGAATCTGTTCGACCGGCATCACCTTAGCCTTGTCAAGAGCTCTGATCACGTGTGCAATGTAGTTTGAAAGCATGATGTCCTTTGATTGCTAAAAGCAGGGTAGTACCTGCGGTTAAGAGACAAAACCTACCCGGGACCACCTGTAATCAGCAGGTGGTCCCGGGATAGGTGGGGTGTCAATAATCGTGTTAGGATTATGATGTGACAGCTGCCGGCGTCGAGGGTTTGACCTCAACTATCTCCGGCGGCTTTTGCCTGGGTGCGGTTTCGGCAGGATGCATCTGCTGCCGAAGTTCATCCAACACAGGCATCTTGAACCCCAGCTGTTCAGCCGGAATGTGCTTCTTGTACTTTAGCTGGTAGGTGTCCATCCTACGCGCCATCAAGAAGCATTCCTCATGCTCTGGCACCGAGTAGTTGTCCTGATCGACAACGAACCAGGGCACGGAATTCCGGAAGTCTCGCTCTTGCTCACGAGACAACAGCTTAGGCAGGGACTTCTGATCTATTCCCAGCATTTCGAGTGGATGCTCGATCATGTCGGAAATGATCTTGATTAGCTGTCCAAGCATACCGCTCTTCTTGCTGATATCCATCATCAGGATATCAGGCCGGCATCCCGCATTGGCGTACATCTGCCAAGGAGTTAGCCCGTACGCCTTCTGGATCAGATCCCTGACTCTGACATGAGTCGGAGTCATGATTCCGCCCATACCCGAGCAGATGAAGCTCAGGAAGGGCTCTATGGCATTGGTGGCGGTATCCACCCCCTGCCGAGGAACCCACAACATGGGTTCGTTGCAGTAAAGCCTGTTGTTACAACAGGCCTCGTCGATTAGGTGAACCTTGTACGCCAGAACACCTAGTGCTGGAACGCCAGAACAAACCATGCGGGCAGCATTTGCTGCTTCGCTGTTTTTGGTCTGGACCAGCTGGGCCAGATCGACTTCTTCGCCGTCGAAGATCCACCGAGGCTCGAAGTCCTCGATGTCGACTGCGAACTCCACGCTGGTGCTGAAATCCAGATGGCGATTGCTGCCTTCGCACCAGTGGTGCAGTAGGCAGAACATCTGACTTACAGTCCCATCCTGCATGCGCATGATTAGCGCACATGCCGTGGTATCGGCTGGTCCGATGAACAGGGAATTCCTATTCCGGAACCTCTCGGAATAAGTTGGTCCCCATTCGTTGATGTAGCCGTAGGCTTTGGTTATTGCCACAGGCTCGTTGACGACTGCTTCCTTGCAGTGCCTCATTTCATACACCCCTTACAAGTAAAAACCGCCGACTGCAGATCGGCGGAGGTTCTTTTGGCATCCGTGCACCATGACCGGTTCATGGCGAAACGGTACCAAGATATTTTAACTCATTTATGGGCTTATTTAAGCGCCGGAGTATCCACGTCTAGCTTGCGCGGTTCGCCTAGATCTTCCAGTACCAGCTTGCCGGTATCGGTTGCCTTGAGCCTATACCTATGCAGCCACTTTCCGTTATTACTGGTACTGGTGACTACGCATACCATGGCACTCTTTGACTTGCCGTAGAACGCCGGCTCTACGATCATCGCTATGCCCTTGCTATCCTTGGGAAACGAGGACTCTGCTTCCATCGGATCTGTTTCGTGAAAGTTGATTCTCATATTACTTCTCTCAGCTTCTTGAACAGGGCTGCAGCTTCTCCTGCGCCGGGGCCATTTCTAGCTACGTAGACACAGCTAAACGGAGGTCCGTTCTTCTGGTTAAGGTATAGCCTGCCAGAAAGGTTAGACGGCATGAAGAATGTGATGGGTACAAATTCCTTTATACCGACCACCTGCATGGTCTGCAGTTTTACGGGATCTCGTACCTCGATGTCTTCCGGTTCACAGCCGTATAGAATCTTTTCTCCTTCTGCATTCTGCGCCAACCATTTTGAATTGGTCAGCCAGTGCTTGAAGTGAGGCCAATCTTCCTTCGGCATGCCGTGCAGAAACCGGCTCCAACCTGGCTCAGGGGTTGCAAATCCCACCGGCGGCATGACGTCCTCCACCAATAGAGGTTCAGGCAGTACAAAATGCATTATTCGAAGCTGCTTGTTGAACTCCTTTGCATAGAGCTCAAAAAGACTAACTGGAATACGCAGGTACATGTGCAAAGTGTTTACAAAGAAAAGATCGTAATCTTTGGTCCAACTTTGCAGCTCGTCCTTTGGAGCGACGGCATCCTCCAGCACCAGCTCCGTACTCATTGGAGCCAATGCGGCAGCAGCCGGCGTGAACACTCTATTGGTGGAGGAGTCGGACATGCTTTTATTCGCCTGCGCCGACTACTTCAAGCGAAGGGCTAGCTGCGCTCTTCTCCTGAGTAGAGGCCTGAGGTGCCTGATCTGCCTCCTGCTGAGCCTTCATTAGCAGCAGCTGAAGGTTGTTGTGAATGACTCGGAGGGAAGCCAAGGTATCAGATGCGTCCTGGCCACTGAGCACAAAGCTCTGCGTGGTGTCATGCATGATCCCCAGTTGGGTACGGACCTTGGTGGTCACCTTGACCTCCAGCAGTTCACCTTCTCCCTCTGGATTGGGAATGCGCGTAAACGTGGTGCTTTCGTTGAGCAACGATACTTGCTTAGAAACAGTCTCTGCCATTTTTAAGTTCCTTGTAGGATTTGGTGGTGGTTGCTGCCATGTAGACGGACAGCGCGTCATATACGTGTTCGTTGCGCCCTTCCAGGACTTGACCTCTCTTGCCTACTATCCAACCGTCAAAGGTTGGAAACTTGGCACGCATGGCTTTCTTTACATCCTGTTTACTAGCGGCGCTAACTCCTGTAGCTGCCTTCTTGGCTTCAAAGGGAGTAACTAGCGTGACTGGAGTCCTAAACCCGTCTATTACAGCGCAAGCGGCACCCCTGGCTAAGGCCATGCTTTTGGCTGCCTGTGCGCTCTTGGATCCTCCGGTTGGACACTCTATGAATATATGGCATGGAGACCATCTCATGAGTGCCTGCTCCAGCGATCTGACGAGTTCGGTAACTCTTCTCCATTCGTCGTCCGAGACCTTCATCTTGCCTTTCCGCATAGTGGCTTTGTCCGACTTCTCTGTGTGGATCGTATCCACCCAGAGGAGGTCGTCTTTGTCCGGACTAAGCGCAAGAACAGCGACTCCGGTATTAGCCAGAGCCAGGTCGAGGCAAACGATATGGGGAAGGGTTTTGTCAGTCATCAGTCGACATCTTCGTCGTCTGCTTCGTTCGTGTCAATTTTGAAGTCGTCAGATTCCGGTGGTTTCATCGGATTGTTTGGCTTCAAGTAGTTGAAGAAGTCCTTTAAATCCTTCTCTGGATTGAAGCTAAAGCTTACCCAGTCCGGAGGTCCTCCAAAGTTGGCGCCTTGGATATTGATGTGGCCGGAGGGAATGTTTAAATCCTTGTTCTCGGTCATCTTTCCAAACACCTTGTTTGGCGGAGCAATCTCCATGACGATGTCCATCAGGGCACTGGGGCATGGTTTCTCTGCAATGATCTGCGGATTGAGAGAAATCCAAATGGGTGCATCGCTTATGGGAATGCCTGTATAGGCGATCTGAGATCCCAGGGTATGCTGCTCTACGATGTAGCCTAGCTGGCCATTTTCATTTACAGCAAACTTTCCTACGTGGGTTTCTGCGGTCATTCCAATCCTCTGTTGAAAGACTTGAGTACGTTTTCGGCAGCATTGTTAACCGGCGAGTCCATGTACTGCTTGAAGTCGCTGACACGGGCAATGGCGGCTTGATGCCACATTCTAACCATGATGTCGCCCAGGTTCTTGAGAACCCAGGTACGTGCCTGCCATGACAGGTTGGTAAAACCCGAAGCCTTGTATGCGTCCTCGGGAGTAGCGTGGTGCAAGCCCTCGCGAGACAGCACGTATCGTAGGGCCAGCACTGCCTTGCCCATCTCTTCCTCGGAGATCTGCAGCGTCTGAGTAGACGTGTAGGTATCCACATGCTGAATCAGATTGCACATGCCTACGAAAGCACCAGGCACACAGTTGATCATGTCGTGCTGAGGAACATAGCTCTCATTGGCAGACATGACTCCGCGTGGGCTAACAGAGAGCATGTGTCTCGGGTTGAACGGCAGAGCCATGTTGACTGGGATGTCTAGGCTTCTTCGGAAATCGTCTTCGGACATAGGTTCTTTCCTTGAATGGTGATGCTTACACTAGCAGGCAGTTGAACTTCAGTGTTAGGTTGAGTACCTCTAGGGCACGAATCATACCCAACCCAGCATTTGGAGCAATCCGTTGTAAGAAATCTTATGCAATTTTTCTTACGGTCTTGCATCAGCTTAAGGTTGAACTTCTTCTGTTTTGGCGTAGCTCGCAGCAACCCAACTGAATTATCTTTTATGTTGAGCCTTGCGGTAGTGTGCCCAACGTGAGGCTCAAACTGCAACAACGGAATGGAGTCTGGATATACCAACATTTGCATCTGAACTGCTTGCCGGGGATCTGCCAGCTTTATGCGCTGCTTGTCCACCTTGTAGCAGGCTCCCACGGCATAAGACATGCGACTGAAGGACTTAGGTACCTTCATGTACATATCAAATCCAGCGGCAGGTCCGTCCAAGACTTTCAGGCGGTAGCAGCCTAGGACGTTAGTAGGGTCTTCCAGATGCTCGGCTATGGCGCAGCTCATCCAGCCCAGCTCTTCAGGCTTGCCGGAGTAGAGCAGTACCGTCCGCTCCTTTGCCAGCTTTCTATTGCCGGCCACCTGCCAACAGATAAGGTCCTGGATTCTCTTGGTTATAAGGCAGTTGAGAAAGGGCTGTAGCAGACCTCGGCCTATCTCAGGTTCGCAGCCTGTTACCTCTCTCATTGCCCGTATCAGAGCTGCCAGGTTCTCCTGGCTCAAAGGCTTACCTATCAGCTGCAGCTTTTTTCTAGCTATAATGTTCTGCATGGCCGTCAAGACCTCGATGCACTGGTCTGGACGGTTATAGACAGGCTTTTTTGGAGGCTTGAAACTGCCCTCCATATCGGCCAACTTGTAGTCCTTGCTGACCGGCATGAAAGTCTTGTTGTACATCAAGGCTCCAATACGCCTAGGATCTCCCCTATGCGCATGATCAGATATCCCTCAGGCATGGGAATTTCCGAGCCTGCAAATGCGCTAAACAGAACCTCGTCTCCTACCTTGATGTCTGGAATAGGCAACTTGTTGGCCTTTAGATTGCTGCAGTTGCCTACCTTGATCACGGTGCCTCGCTTGGACTGATAGTCCTTGCGATCTTCCGGAACGATAATTCCAGCCGTTGTGGTTTCAGGGGCCTTCCACTTTCGGATGACCACCATGTCCTGCAGGGGCTGAAAGTTGTTTAGCATTTCCTGCTCTTCAAGTCGTGGGACTATTGCCATCGGTTTGTTCCTTTACGCTGGTTTTGCGTTTTCTGTCTTTACTTCTTTAAGTGTTTTAAAGCCGTTTTTCTCTCGGATCTTTGCAACCAGCTGCTTGGTGAAGTCAGACTGCACTCTGGAGACCACACCGTCCGGACCAAAGATACGGTCCTTCTCGCTGTCTGTCATGGACTCCTTGAGTATCTCCACGATTTCGACAACTTCCTTTATGGCTTCGTCGGTGCGCTTGGCTTTAAAAACTTCCCAGCTGATCATTCCAACTCCAACCAGGAATCCCGCAATCAGCAGCACTGCACCCACCTGGGCTATTTGCTCCATGTAGTACTGCGATGCCGAGGCAAACCCGACCATCAGCAGACCAAGTAGAACAATGGATGCACCGTACGCCTTATTGAGAAAGAAGGCTACGGCAGCCCCTATTGCAAGTAATGAAAATCCGATTACCCAGAACATCGTTATATACCCGTAGAGTTTTTCCAACGCTTTGCCGCGACTAGTCTCGACGGCACTATTGAGCTTAATCAGTTGATCTTCCAGCTGATCGACCTGCTCTACTAAAGTTTCTAGCTTTTGCGTTTCTTTGTCAAGATCCGCAGCAGCCTCTAGTATGTTGTCTGCCTTGCTGTCTATCTCGTGCAAAGAGTTTATCGCGGAGTCTACGGCAGGCTTGTGTTCCGGTTCCACGACAGGGTAAACAGTATCCAACGCCTGTACTGCTGTAGCGGACTCTGCGATGATTATCTTGGAGTCCCGCTCAATGTCCTGCACGTTGTCCTTGGTATTGTCCAATAGAGACTGCAGGCCAGTCGAACTAGACGCAGGCTTGATAGGATCCTTGGGGATCTTAGGTGCGCTTTCACAGCTGCATAGTACAAATAGCAGAGTCAGCGCCACCCATTTAACGATGCGATTAATGTTGCCCATAGCAACACTATACCTATGGCTTTGAGAAGTTGCCATTTGGGTTTTTGCATTAGAATTATTACCTATGCAGCTGCATGCTGAAAACCTCGGCTTTAACAACTACGGACTCTCCATGTCTATCTTCGGCGCATTCGGCATTGGCTAGGCCGTCTTCTAGACTTTCTACCAGCTCTTCGGCATCATCGCCATTTTTAAAGACCTGCTCTACGCACCAGTCTTCTAGGACGCCAGTCCTATGATTGTTGTATCTAACAACTACTAGGTGTAGAGTTTCTCCAACCTCGGCCTCAAACTCAAGCTCCAGTTCCACAGAGTCTCCTCGCGGTTCCTTAGCCGTAAGCCGTATAGGATTAAATTCTATGAAGCAGCGTTCTTCGCTATCTTCGTAGTCAAAATCGTCGGAGTCTTCGTCTCTCTCGTCGTCTGAGTCGTCGTCGTAATCCGGGTCGTCGTTTCTACTTTCAGAGTATTGCAAATAAACAGTGGTGTAAGGCATATTAGCTCCTTACACCACTGTTTACCGCATTTATGAATTTAGTGCAACTTTACTTCTTAGACTTTACCCCGGTCTCTGGCACGAATTGCATTGTTTCGGTAATGCTGGAATCCGACACGCCTCTGACGTACGTCATCGCATAGGTGGCCACTGCGTACAGGTATCCACCAGAGACAGGCATGCGACGAGTGACACGCTGGAACTTGTTAGCGATCGTCTCGCCAAGTCGATTGTCCGCCCAGCGCTCTTCGCTAACAGTTTCCCAAACAGATTCTGCTTGCGGCTGCGCCTGAGTTACAGCGTCTGTGATCTGCGACTCAAATGCTGCTTTTTCTGTGGGGCTCATAACTCCGACATTTGCCTTGAGCGGAGTATTTGCGATATTTCCGGTAGACACTGCTTCAAACTTACTCATTGCTTTCCTTTCAAATTAACCACACTTGCTGCTGCCGCAGGACTTACAGGTAACGCACCCTTCCTGTCGCACCAGACTTTCCGACTGACACGAGCTGCATGTCTCTCCCTTGACTTCAGTTCCGTCGGGAATGAACTTCTTCAAGGTGCGGGCAACGGTCTTGGAGAAAGAGAACATGTCTCCAGTGACCTTTTCCAGCTGATGGACAATGTAGTGAATCTCTACTCCGTGGCGTAGTGCGGTAGAGATAAGTCTCGTAATTGCGCCTTCTTCGCTGGACACCAAATTACCAAGCCTGTTAAGAGTGAGGATCTCACCTTCGTTCTTATTGTCGATGAACTCACCCTTATAGTGGCCTCTGGCCATCTTCGTCAAAGTACCGCCCTTAAATCGCTTGGGGATAATGGAGTCTCCGTCTTCGTTGTGATTGACTCCAGCGAAGATCTCATAAGGAGCTCCATTCCTAGTGCTTACCAGGACGAAGTAAGGCACGCCTCCCACGGTGTGGTGGTGCACCTCGCAAGGCAAGATCTCGGGACGCTTGTAGCTCACGTCCTTCTTCTTTTCCTCCTTGGCCACCAGAACTCCGGTACGGCATCCGTCTCTGTAGATCGTCATGCCCTTGCAGCCAGACTTCCAAGCCTTGAGGTAAATCTGGTTTACCGTATCCACGGTAGTATCGGCAGGTAGATTTACCGTACTGCTGATGGCGTGGTCAATGTGTCGCTGCGCAGTAGCCTGCAGCTCCACTCGGGCCTCCCAGTTCAACTCAGGTGCAGTAGAGCCAGCCCAGGGACTCTTGTCCAGGTCGGACTCTCCGGTGATCTGCATCCACTCAGAGACCTTGGGTGGATATACCGTAAATTCCATCCAGTGGTCTCCATTCTGATCCACAAAATCAGATCGGAAGTTCTTGTCGCCAGGATTGCCCTTCTTGCGTCGGGTGTACGGCTTGATCATGAACTGCGGCTCAATGCCCGAACTGGTCTGCGTAAGGATCGACACCGAGCCGCACGGAGCAGTGGTAAGCAGTGCGATATTGCGTCGGCCGTACTTCTGCATGTCGGCATAGAGCTTCGGATCCTCCTGTGAGATTCGCAGCAGGAAGGGATTCTCCAGCTCTCTTTCTGCGCTGTAGATTGGGAAGGCTCCTAGCTCCTTAGCCATGTCTACAGAGGACCGATAGCAGGAAAGCTTGAACTCCCGATAGATGCTATCGATCATGGAGATGCCTTCCTTGGAGCCGTAGCCGATGCCCAAGGCTGCCAAGGTGTCGCCAATAGCTGTCTGTCCGGAGCCGGTGCGTCGGCCGTTTCTAGCGGCATTACGAACCTTGATCCAAAGTGCGGTCTCCCGGGTCTTCAGCTCAGCGTCCTCAGGGTCGTTGGCGATCTTGTTGAGAATGCGATCAATGCACTCCAACTCCAGATCCACCATGTCGTCCATAAGTCTCTGGCACATGTATGCGTCCTGCCGGAAGGAATCAAAGTCAAACTTTGCTTCCTTGGTAAACGGCTTGGACACATATGAGTAGGCGTTTACCAACATGAGTCGGCAGGAGTCGTATGCCGACAAAGGAATCTCCGAGCACGGATTGGTGCATACAGTCTTAAATCCCTGGTCTGCATAGCAGTCAGGAATGCTTTCCCGGAGGATGTTGTCCCACATCAGCATGCCTGGTTCGGCCGTTGCGTGAGCAGCCTCGATGAGCATGTTCCAGATGTCTCGAGCCCGTACCTTGTCTTCCACCTTGGCCTTACCTGCGTCTGGCCAGTACTGAGTGTACTCCTGGTCCTGCTCAACGGCATTCAAGAAGGAGTCCGTGAGGCGCACCGAAATGTTGGCTCCGGTTACCTTTGTGAGATCTCTCTTGCACTTTATGAACTTTTCAACGTCGGGATGGTGAATGGACTGCGTGAGCATCAGAGCTCCACGACGACCGTTTTGACCAACCTCGCGAATCGAGTTGGAGAAGCGCTCTGCAAACGGAATTGTACCGGTGCTGGTTCTTGCAGCATTCTTGGTCAAGGAACCTTCGGGACGCAGAGTGCCCAAGTCGATTCCACAGCCTCCTCTACGCTTGCTGATCTGCACCAGCTCCTCGTCTGCACGGCAAATTCCGGCATACGAGTCTTCCGGGCTTTGAAGCACATAGCAGTTGCTGAGACTGATGACCTGATAGGGGTTGCCAATGCCGTACATTGGGCTGCCTTGAGGAACGATTCTTGCGAACTTGTGCAAGGCATCGAAGATCTGGTCTTCGGTGTAGGGCTTCGCAAACTTGCCTGCTTCTATTCTGGCAAACTCTTTGGCAATTCTGCGATGCATGTGCTCCGGAGTCGCCTCCAGGAGATTCTGCTGTCCATCTCGAAGAGCATACTTGTCGATGAAGACTCTAGCGGCAAGGTCATCGCCTCCAAAGTATTCCGTAGAAGCTTCTAAGGCCTGCTCGTAAGTGTAGTGCTTTTGAGTTGCGGGCTTGTTGGTGTTAACTGGGGAAATAGTCTGTGGGCTCAACTTACTTTACTCCTGTTCCAAAAAACAGAACTTTCTTTTTACTTCTTACCGCCGTTCTAAACTCCTCCACAGTATGTTGCAAAATACTGCTGGAGAAGCCTTCTGGGGTAAGCCCCAGTAAGTAGATCGGACTAGCATCATATAGCTCGACAGATATGTTGTCGAGCCCTTCTACGCTGTGGATGCTGACTCTTTTATGAGGTTCGTGTTTTCGCAGATATTTTTGAAATTTAACTAACTGGCTGTTCATTTCTTTTTCTTTGCCATCAGAAGAAATTAGTGCAATCCTAACAGATACGTATGGCACTTTATCTAGTATCGATGCACCTAAAGTCTTGCACCCAATGTAGTTAAATTTCTTCAATCGCCGGATTATCTTTTGCAACAATGCGTCGTCGATAACCGGAGTGTAGCCGTAGCGTTTTGCTGTAAAAGGAATGTCTATCTCTACAATCTTTGCGTGTAGAGTTTTAAGATCTCTTCCTTCCAGGTTTTGTTTAAATTCTTGATATGTTTTGTTTGCAAGTCGCATTCTGCAGTTTGGACAAAACATGCTGCGACAAGGCCAGGTTGTTTTGCAGGTCCCCAATGCTGGACACTTATACATTCGACTGGTTTCTGCTGTTTCTGCGCTTGCTAGTTTGCCAAAACACTTTCTTGTTCCTCGCTTAAAAACCTTGGTCAAAGCGAGCCTACGAACAATTGCACGTATCTCATAGTTTGGCAAAGTGCTGCTGATATGATTTTTCCAATTTCTAGCCAGGTGGTCCATGGATTTTGTTTCGTAGTACAGCTTCAGGGATTCCCCGAGCCCGTAACCAATATCCATCCCACCCAGCTTTATCAGAGTGTCTATCTGAGCGTCCATCAGCTTGACCAGGTATGGAGCCATTCGATAAGGCGTGTAGTTTAAGTCGATAACATCCCGGAACGCTTTTGCGTCCTGGGCGGACATTGTGTTTTGCATGGGGGCTTATCCTAGCCAGGTAGGTGTATAGTTACAACCTGTCCGACTGATAAATTGTAGTTTAGTATGATCGACCTAGGCGTACCGTAGGTTACTTCTCTCACGCCGCTGGTCCTTGCCATCTTGACCAGGCGAAGATTATCCAAGTATACCTGACAGTCAGGATTAGTGGAGAAGTCTGATGGCACTACAACTAGTTTATTATCCGATGCTGATTCGTACGTCAGCACTCCGGTAGCGCTGCTGAATATAAGCGCCTTGTCGTAGATGGATAGGATTATGGCCGAGCCTGAGCTCCAGCCAACCGGCAAACTCTGCACAAGAAAGCTTAGCTCCTTGCGTGGTTTTACCATCGTGTCTACGTAATTTTTTGTAGCCACATCAGAGGACTGGACAGGATCCGCCACCGCAATAACTCGATTGTTGTGGGCACTAAGTCCATTTGTTCCTGCTGACAGCTTGGCAGCGCCGTTGACTATCAGGCTTACGCTTTGTACCTGAGTTTGGCCAACTCCGGTCTGAGACTCTCCTGCAAAGGCGTATGTTGGAACGCCGGTGCTCAGCACGGAGGAGTAGTTGCTTATGGTGTTAGACAGGCGAATGTACGGGGCGTTGAACGAATCCGTGGCGCCCACCAGCGCATCAGTAGATGCATTTGCCTCAAGCAGTCGTTTACCGCTGGCCGAGAATCCCACCTTTACGGAGCTTTCCGTCGAGGCGTACATTCCCGTACCGGATTTGCCTATCAGGGGATTTGCTGGAGCGGAATCAGAACTAATGTTCAAGCCCTTGCTGAGCTGAACAGTTCCGTCCGCCTTAAGGACATTTGTTGTTAGTGAGTTTATGTCCACCCATTGAGTGCGTCCATTGACGCTCTGCAGGACGCCATTGTTCAAAGAGTTGCTGGGCAACTCGAACACTACATTATTTACTGTACTTGGCGCCTTTATGATGGCAGCGCCGCCACTGGATGAGTTCATCCTAAACGATGCAGGGGCAGAGGAGCTTCCTATTTCCAAAGTGCCGTTTAAGTACTTTGCATCGCTCTGTACGTATTTTGAAGTCGAACCAGAGGAGACTATCGGCAACGATCCAGGAGTAGTGCCTACAGGTATTCTGGCATCTACGTATTCTTTATTGGCGGCATCAGCAGGTTCAACTGGGGCGCCCACGTTTGATACCTGGCTGCCTTTGACGTTTACCTTGGCCTCTGAGAACTCTATGACAGCCTGGCCCTTTACGGCAACTGCCAGTGCATCCGTATTGGACCTAAACACTCCTAGTCCTTCCGATCCAGAGAAGGCATATGTTGGCTTAGCAGGATTGTTGATTCCTACAGAGTCAGTGAGGACGACTTTTGCTGTGCCTGTGGCCAATGCATTTGCAGAAGCAAGACCTTCCGACGAGATCTGAGCAATTGCTGTATTTTGAACTATGATCTTTAGGCTTGAGTTGTCGGAAGTAAGACCCGCAGTTCCGATGTTAAGTGCTGGCTTTTGTTCAGTTCCTGCATCGACAGACAGAGTGGATGCCGGCTGAAGGACAAAGTCTTTTGACTCTTCCGTATTTACAGAAGCAGTCAACGACTGACTGCTTATGTATTTTCTTCCACTTGCCGTATTTACTACAAGTCCTTCAATGCCTGAGTCGTACCATAGCCCACCTATTGGATTGCTCAGAGGGTCTATGTTGCTAGAGCTAGCTAGAGCCAACGCTCCCGCCATTTGAACGTACGGCTTTACAGAGTTGCCCGATACATCCTGCGGCTTAACTAGCTGCATGACGGGCTGTCCAGCTATGTCAAAGTAGAGCCTAGCGCTGTTATCTGTCCAGGCGGAGGTATATCCCAGACCTGCTGATGCTGCAAAATCAATGTTGTAGACTGGATATACTACTTCTTGGAAGCCTAGTGGCTTTTTTGTAGCAAACGCGTACTGGCTTCCATCGAAAGTTACAGGCTGAAAAGGAGTTTGGAACTCCAAGTTTCCAGATGCATTGGCCTGCAGTATTTGGTTTACTGTCGGTGCATTTGTAGGCAGCTGATATGTAGCCACCTGCAGAGCATTAACCTGGAAGTAGCCTGTAGATACGGTAAGAGATGCGTTGTTGGCCGTTACTTGAAACTGTTTGACGGTATGCAGTTCCTGCATATCGCCAATGCCGCTAAGTTGTTTAAAAACAACTTTGTCTTGTACCGTTCCTCCTGGCAGCGTGGCAGCTATGACGTACTCATTTGCCGCCTGTGAAGATGCCAGCAAACCTATGGTCAGATTGCTATCCAGCCGCAGTTGCTGGGGGCCTGAGGCTAGGAACGCAGAAAATACTGACTGTACGCTTATTAGCGTGTTTAAAGATTCGTAGCCCAGCGTAAAGCCGGGCTTGATCGTCAGTACGTCGTTAACTGCTCCTAACGCAGGATCAGGTATAGGGCTAGAAACCTGGCCTAACGTAAAATCAAAGTTGGAATTTAAAGCATCAACTAATAGATTGTAGTTATCTATTAGCTGTTTTTCCGAAATGATCTTGTACAAACCAAGGTCTATTAGCGAAGCCATGGGGCTATTTTACCTGATTTAGAGTAAAAGGGTAGGGCTGTCTTTCAACAACCCTACCCTTAAAGTAAATGCCGTAATTAGATTATCGTGAGCTCGTGTCCCGAGGAGACCTGCATAGCAAATGCTTTTGCGGCAAGCTTCTTGCCCTCTTCCGGCAATTCTCTACCTGCTGGTATTTCTTCTAAGGCTTTTTCAGCATTATAGTTATTTGCGGTGAGGCGCACGACCTTGCCTGCCCCATCAGTATCCTCAAAGCCGAAAAAGTAAATTGCCTGGCAGCAGTTCTTCATCTCTGCGCAGATGTGCTGTCTGGCCTTTGGGCTCATGCTGTCGCAGCAGAGCAGAACGGTATTTCCGTTTATCTTGGAGGTCAGGCTTTCCAATGTGTCGTCGTCTAAACGCATTTTCTTGGAAATTTTTGCCTTTGGGTTTATCTCCTTGATTGCGTCAGCAGTGGCATCCGTTCGATACTGGCCCACGTCAATGTCCAGGTATCCCGAGGTTACGCACTTGGCAGACACCTTTTTATCGTCCACCAAAGTCACGGAGCCCAGCTCGCTAACCGAAATCAATCCTGCTAAAGTTCGACCTATAGAGTTAAGGCCGACTACTACAAACTCGACTTGCTCATTCATGGTTGTTTTTCTCTTGCTAACAAGAACCGCTTAACTAATCCTGATTGTAGCACTCGAAGCTTTTCTTCAAACTCTGCAGCTTCCGTTTTGCTTAAGAGGCTTATGGCTTTGTTGGATTTTTCCGAAGCCTCACTGTTGTTTAAAAGTTCTTTTAAACAAGCTATGTCCACTTTGGACAAAGTCACTGCATTTAAAACATAATCTTCAAATGCCTGCATAGTCACAGGGACCAGCGGAGCAATCAGGCTATGGCAGGCTTTTGCAAAGTCTTGAATTTCTTTTTGAGCATGCGAATCCATTCGCAGCTTCAAAAAGTTTAAAAGATTATGCAGGTCTATCTTCCAGTAGAACTCAGTGTACATGTTTTGAGGCAAGATCATTCGTGCTTGCTCTCTAGCCACGCCTGCATTCAAAGCCTCGGTATAGGCGCCATAAGCCTGCTTATAGAGCAGCTTCATCTCGTCTACAAAGGCACTTGCCTCATTACCAGGAAAGTCAAGCAGGTCGGAGCCCTGCTTATTTACGTAGGATTGAGTGCGAATGTCTGTGACCTTGGGAATGGCGCAGGCATCAGGAACTGCAGAATACCGAGCACTGTATTCATTAATGCTGGCCATTCTGTGTCTCATCCATTGCCTAGCCACAAAGATAGGCATTTTAAGATGAAACTTAAACTCCACCATTTCAAACGGTGAGGTATGCCTATGTCGCATCAGATAGCGAATCAAGGATTGATCGCTCTCCGGGCCCTTGCTGCCTGCACCATTGGAGGTGCGGGCAGCTTGGACTATAGCGACATCTAAAGTGCCGCTTTGCATTCCAGGCATGGTGTCTACCAGTCGTACCCAGCCAGCAGGCCCTACAGAAATTTCATTCTTCATTGGGTTCAAATACTTCTTCTGGAATTTCCGAAAGGAAGGAGTCTTGGTCGTCGACCTTATTGACAATTGGAATTAGGCTTAGCTTGAAGTCCAGGGCGTCTAGATTTATGTCTTTAAAGGGCTTTTCCATTTCGCTTTCATCATTCGTACTTAGGAAGATCGTTGTATTCGGCTGGCCAAAGTCCACGGCGAATCATCTCCTGTCCGTGCATAATTGCATCAAGGTTAAATGCGCAATGTGCCAAATGATCCTCGTCTGTAGCACCCATCATAAACTGAATGAAGTGCCTGTTTGCCGAGGCTGCAAACACGCTCAGAGGCATGCCCTTTTCCCAGTTCCGATCTCCGTACTTTCTGGCTCCTAGTTCCATAACTCTACCACGACGCATGGTAGCGAATGGAGATAGGAGATCCGGTCTAGGCTTTCCTGCTGCGGAATCGCGCTTGGCTCCGGATCCAAAGGTGCGATTATCGTTTGCGAAGTTAAACCCGTATTGGTCTTCGTCAGTTTGTGGCTCTAGGCTTTCTGCCTCGTTTTCTGGCGGGAGTTTCTGGCGTCCCGATATGTAGCCCGCCAGTCGACCCGTTGCCTTTCCCAGGCACGTAATCTTCGGCTCTCCAGTGACTTCCGATTGTGATTCCGTCGGTGTAGACATGATTTTCAGTGTCCAGTAAGTAGTACCCTAGTGCGGGAAATTCCTTGGTCAATCCGGCGATTGACCTCTTGGCAAATATAACGCCTTCTTCCCGAGTTTCAAAGTGCTTTACTGCAAGTCCGCTTTTAGAAATGTTCTCGTCTCCAACCACTAAAGCATACCGATGCTGGCCTTCAGCTGGAGTGTAGTGGAATTCTGGAGACGGGGGAGAGAACCTAAAAGGCTTGACTTCTGCTTCTTTATCTTGTTGCTTTTTGGCCCAGGTCTTGAGGAAACTTACCGGCTTGGCCTCGTAGTGCTTGGGATGTACCGTTTCGTCGGCTATGACTCTGCGTACTTCTTTTTCTTCGTCTATGAACGGAGTGTTGCCATCCATCAGGAATGAATCCATTCCTGGGATATACGCTACGTATTTTGCCATCAGGAGAAGTCTCTTAAAGGTGCGACGAAAACATTGACTAGCTTTATATGAGCAAAGGCCTTGCTCAGCAATACTTGAGCGTCGGCCTTTCTCTCGTAGGCTAGTTCTATGTTATCGAAGATGAAGTCAGGGTGGCGTAGGTAGTCCACCAGGAAGCCGTCTTTCTCGTAGGCTATTACCCACTTGTCTGGACGTTTTCTGGGGCTTGGACTCATGGAACTCAACCTTATCTGCATGCTCTAGCAGCCACTTTGCTCTTTGTTTAAGCTGCTCTAGTCTCTCCCTGTCTACCAATACAAAATTTGAATTCTTTTTGGCAGACGTTTCAAGCTTGCAGATATCATACCCTAAATCGATGAATTCCCGAAAGTTAACTCTCGGCTCTTCGTTTAGAATATGATTTTTAAATGCAGGTGGTCCTACCTCGATGCTGAGTATAGAAACTCCGGTAATGGTAGGAGTATCTAGCCAGCCGCAGATTTCATCGTAAAGGCAGTTTTCCAATGTATGTTTGGCAGGGCTTTTGCTTATTGCCAAAGGACCTTGGCACTTGGGGGCATATTCTTTGAGCACGTACTGACTAAACGCAGATGCATCTGTGATTGCTGCTTTTATCGTAAATGCCAAAGAATCCCTTAGAGGAATTCGTTCTGGTTTGCTGTCATTCATTTTTTAATCTTTCTGGTAGGTGGCCTGATCCAGTCTGAAACTCCATTAAGCTTCATTCGGAATCCTACTACCTCCAAGGGCATGGTGTCTATGGATATCTCCACAAAATCTGCATCTCGGATGTTACCTTTGATTATCTCTGCGGACTTGGTACTGAGCAGCCAAAGATAGCGCCCGTATCTATCCCCATAGTGCCAGATGTAGTCGCGACTATCATGAGCATCAGCCACAGTATCATATGGGCCGAGAATCAATTTATCGCAATTAGGGTCTAGATCCAACATCCAAAGACCAGGATAGACTCTTGGTAATTCTTGTTTTAGGCGTTCGACGGTTTTATCTTCCAACAGCGTCGTGTATTGCATTAATGTCCCGCGATTAACTCCATGAAGCCGTCCAGAGTGTCAATGACTACTCCACCGTCTCCTGAGGTTGAAGTTCTCATTAAACGAAAATAGCCATTAGGCATTTTGGTATTGAGGCCGGTATGAATGATCATATCCTGCCCTATCACCGAATTGTAAAAGGCCATTGCAGGAATTTGCTTAGGGTCGCATTGCTCTACTTTTGCTGCAAATTCTTGCCAAAGAGGTAGTTGCGCCATCTTAGTCGGAGGTCCGAGTAGTTCGTTGATGCTCCAGCTCTGCAACCTATGCGTAGTAAGGCAGAACGGGCTCATAAGATCCTGGACCTCGGCCAGAGGCTCACTGCTCGCCTCCAGCCGAGTGGTCCAGTACTCTCGCTCCGAGCTACCCTTTTCAAACAGCCGCGTGATCAGCTTTCGGCAGATCTTATTTTCATAGACCACCTGTCGTCCTGTTTCACGCTTTTGCTTGTATTCTTCAAACGTATCGAAGAAATCGGGTTTCTCGTTTTCCTTCATCGTTACTCCTGTTCGGAGATATCTGCTTCCTTGGGAGCCTGTGCCTTGGAGTACCTAGTCTCCTCGTACACAGACTTGTCCTCGATTTGAAGCATTGGGTAAACCTTCATGCGATTGATGCCCAAGGCATCGGAAAGTCTTTCTCGCATTTCCACGTTGCGTCGAATCGCAGCACCCATCTCTGAGTCCGTAACGGCAACCAAACCCAGCTCCTTGCAGCTGTACTTGTTGCTGTTTACGGTCACGTTGACGATGTCCTTCAATCGACTCTTTACGCCAGTCGGACTATCGTCCGTAAGCAGCATGGCCGTAGCGGCATCCCAGTCAAACCAGCATTCGCCAATCTGATTGGTCTCCTCATCGCCCTTCCAGCGATAAGGAATCTCGATGTTACGCTTGCTGGCACCCATGGAATTCTTGTTTACGGTGATCTTGAGGATTTTTTCCGTAAAGCCACGAGTCGCCTTGTAGACAGGAGTACCCTTTACGACCGAGAACCAAAGGTCAAGTACTGCATGGTAGTCTTGACCAGTACCTCCGGGCTTCCGCTTAGCACCTTGAATAGGGCTATTGGGGTCGTCCGACAAGTGATTGATGTAGACCAAGGCGTATGGCTGCATGTACAGGTGCTTGTTCACGTGCCGGAAAAACTCGTTGTGAGACTTGCACTTGATCATGCCGCCGGTATTGCGAGGATTGATGCCGCCTTCCTTTTCAATGCGGGCATCGGTCTCCTTGGTGTCAACACCGCCCAGTGAGTCAATAACGAACATCACTGGCCTGTCCTGCAGAGATGCCTCTGTGGACGAGAAACGAAGAGCGTCCAGAACCTGCTCCTGCCATTGCTCGGTGCTGAACGCTACGTACTCCAAGGTACGTAGAGTGTTGGCAGCCCCGACGACGGCTTTGTAGAGAGCAGGACTCTTCTTGTTTTCGGTGTCGACATAGATGCACATGCCACCTAAGTCCATCCACACCTTGGCCAAGGTCATCGCAAATGCAGACTTACAGCTCTCCTTCATTCCGGCCACGCCGATAATTCTGCTCATTTGATAGCAGGTATTGTCGCAAAGCCAGCGATAGGAGAGGTGATCGCAAGGAATGCCCCATACCCGGTCGGCCAGGTCTGCCGCAAGGCAGACCTGGTCGTTACCGGCTTTCTTAGCATGGGCCATCAAAGCCTCGATCCCAGGATCGAGGTTTGAGGGGTTTTCCTTTTCTTCGTCTTTCTTCTTTTTTGCCATTGAGTTTTATTCCTTTCTTCAGCCGTTCTTATTGACGCTTCCCTGAAGCTTGTCCATCATGGCCTTCATCTGCGCGGAGAGGTTGGTTCCGCCAGGTGCCGGAATGCTGGGAGTTGCAGGGCTGGGAGTAGCTGAAACTGGAACAACTGGAGTCGGCGTTGCCAATCCGGGACGCTGTGCGGCTGGAGCAGCCACAGGGCGAGCGGATACTGCTGGAGCAGCAATCGGGGCTCTAGCAGGAGCAGGCACTGGAACCGGCGCCGGAGCTGCAGCAGGTGCCGGAGCTGCAGCAGGAGCTGCAAATCCGTTCATAGCCACTCGGTTGCTGCCATCAGAGATGATTCCGGCTTCGATCATCGCCCACTCATCACCGGGGAACAGCTCAAGCAGCCACTGAATCTGCAGCTTCTCGTTGTTCTCCAGGATGTAGTCGCTGAACGGACGGACCTTGGAAAGGACCTCATCGGGCAGCGAATACGCCGGGCCGAAACGATCCGCCAAGTTCTGCACCGAGCAGCTGTAGGTGGCGATGCCGGCAGGACCGGAGGCATAGCTGCTGAAGGTGACCAGCTTCTGCACAGACGCAAAGTCTCCGTGCTTGAATCCAGCCTCCCAAGCCATCTGAGCCTCCAGGCTCTGAGAGATGTCGCCGTAGGTGTCGACAACGGTCTCAGGATCCATAGGCATTCCGTCGACTCGCTCAAACCATGCGTCGTAGAAGCCTTCCTTGATACGGGCATCCTCACGAGACTTGATTGCCGAGACCTGATTGATCATCAGGATCTTGTGGCGTGGCCAGCAGGGCTGGCCGTCCTCGTCCTGCGTGTAGTTGATGCCAGCATTGCTGATGACGAAGCCCTGCAGGAACAGCGTACGAGCAGCACGACCAAGTGGAGCATTCAAATCATTTGAATCCACCGGGACGAGTTCCAGAGCACGACGATACTTTGCCGTGCTGGTGTCGACATTGATGGTCGGAATCGAACGACGAGCCGACTTGTCGTACTTGTGACCGCCGCCGGCCTTCCAGAGGTACTCGCGGAGCTTGTACATAGGGCTCTTGTAGCCATTGCCCCAGTCACGCTCGGTCTGCACGGTCATGCCATCAGGACCCTCGACCATGTTGATGGCCAGGATGTCCTTGCGCTTGCGCATATCCGGATCATTGCCGACCTTGCGGTAGACCATGACCCAGTCGATGCCGTACTGGCCGAGAGTCGGGACCACTCCACGCAGCTGATCCTGACGGAAGCCGCCCGAGGTCATAGCGGTGCTGGCTCCATAGGTGGGGTGGGGAGGAACGATGATGAACTCGCACGGCGCCTTGCTGGACACGTAGCCCAGGCTTGGAGCATCGTCGGTGAACATCTTCTGATAGTCTGAGCTGCGAGAGCCAGTGCCGGTCTTGCTGTCCTGATGGACAGCCTTGTTGAAGTCGAAAGCCATTTGTGTGTTTTTCCTTAGGGTTTGTGAATAAAGAGTTTGCAGATCACTTCTTGTACTTGCCTAGAACAGGATAGGTAGCGACGTCCTCGTCTGTCAAGGGTTCGCTCCAACGAATGCAGACCTCCGGATCAATGCCAAGTACCAAGTCATTGTTCGGAATCCTGCATCTTTCGCACATTGCCATTCTCATGACCTCCATGGTCTCCTCAATCTGCTCTACGGGGCAGCTGACGATAACCTGATCGTGCACGCTCATGAGAACCCTGTACTGAAGGTGAGGACGCTCGGCCTCACGGATCATGTATAGGTTTACCAGGGCCAACGACATTAAGTCGCCTACCGTGCCCTGAATCGGTGCATTCATCGCCTGACGCTTCTGATGAGCCAGCAGCTCGTTGTCCTCGGTATGCTCGAACCGACGACGTCGGCCGAATCCGTTTTCGACATATCCCTGGCTGCCGACCTTTTCCTGCTGCGAAATCAGCCAATGTGCAAGCTGAGGAAAAGTCGCTTTAAACTTGTCCACAGCCTCTTGAGCTTCTTCCAGCGTAATGTTGACTCCTTCCATATATACCGCTTCTTTGATGGCCGCTCCGCCACGACCGTACGCAATTCCGAAGGTGATAGTTTTCGCAATGGTTCTGTACTTTGTGTTTCCGGTTTCCTTCAGCCAATCTTTCTTGCCTTTGGCATAGTCCGCCGGTGGCTTATCCAGGCGGAACATTTCTATGGCGACCTCGGAGTGGAAGTCCGATCCGGGATCGCTAAGCTTCTGCTGCATGTTGGTGTCTCCGGAGAGCCACGCCATGACGAAAAGCTCGGCCTGCACCCAGTCGCAATCCAGCAAGGCCCAACCAGGATCCGCTCTGAAGCAGGAACGGATTGAAGGTATCTGCTGCTGCTTGTCCTTGAAGGCCTTGCTAACAAGGTCCTCCGCGGTCTTTGGCAGCTGAGCCATGTTGGGATCCGAGTGTCCGTAACGCCCAGTCTCGACGGTCTGCCTAATGCGAGTATGGACTCGGCCATCACACCACAGCTTAGGCAGAATACCGCCATCCACCGAGTGACCGCCATCGGGCAGCTCCACGAACTCTCCCGTGAATGTCTTCACGGTCTGAGCTACCGCAGTGTACAGCAGCATGGTGTTAACCAGCTCGTTATCTTTATGAATTAGCAGCAAGCTGGTAAGAACAGAACGATCTGTAGACGGAGTATACGACGCCAGTTTTTCCGGCTTTTCCAGAAGCTTGGACCACTTTGCGTCATTTGTAGCCTTGATGGGCTCAAACCTACATAGAGTGGCAGTTGGTGGAAAGCTGGGCTTGCTGCCTTGCTTTACCCAGCCGAACAAAGCCGCTGCCTTCTGCACCGGAGAATCGGGATTGAAATCCGGCCAGTTGAGCAGACCTCGGAGCTTTTCCGTAAGTTCAGTGCGCTTAGCAGTGTACTTGTGAGAAAGCAGCTCCAACCGGTCTCTGTCAACGTTCATGCCAGTAGTCTCGATCTCAAGAATCGGCAGAGTGGCAGGCATGACCACGGTCTCGAACAGCGTCCGCACTCTCTCGTTCTCATGGCGCATCATTTCTGCATATTGAATCAGGAATATGCGGAAAGTGGCATCTGCGTCCTGAGCAGCATACGGAAACAGCACGTCGTCCGGAATTCCTCCGTAGCCGTGCTCGTCGACGTCGTACTTGCTTTCCTTGATCCAGGCATTCAAGGCAAGTTCATACCTGCCCATCTGAGTGTGCCTGGCTGTGTATACCTCCAGACCCTGTGCCCAGTTCTCGTCCAGCAAGTGCCCAGCCAAGGCAGTATCCCAGCCTGTGAGTGCAGGTAGGGTGACGTTTACTCCGTTGTGCTGAAGCCACGGCAAGTCGGCTCGTATGAAGTGGCCTATTAGCTTTGTCTTGCCGTTTTCCACAAATTGCTTTATCAGACTCCAGGCCTGCTGCTTGTTCTGGCCAAGAGGACTGGGCTGCATGTTGGCGTGATTGAATACCGCTACCAGCGCCTTGCCTGGAGCCCAGCTGAACTGAATGCACCGCAGTTCGCCGCTGAGGTGGTTTCCGCCGCCCCATTCGCAGTCCACGGAAACCCAGCCTGAGTACTCCTGCTCAATTGTCTGCAGGTGTTGCTGCAACTGGTCCAGCGAGTACACGCAGGTGTAGGAGATATGAGTGTCGTCCTTTACGGTTACCTGTCCGCTAGCCAGTTCGTTGGCTATCCGAGTCATGTCCAGGGCTATTGCTGCACGTACTTCAGGCATGTGGATAATGGCGGAGAAGTCAGTCATGATGGCCGTCTTTATGCCCAACGGACTTTCCTCTGCCGACATCGTACGGTTCTTGTACTTCTCAACCGTAGCTCTAGCGCCCAGGACGGCCTTCAGCACTTTTGCACCCAGCAGGATTACAAGTTCTGGCTTGGCCAGCTCAAGCTCCTTCTTGAACGCAGCGGAGTAGTCCTCGACCAGATCTTTTGGGATCGCCGTCTTTTTGCCGTCCACATAGTGTTTGACGTAAGTGGTGTAGTAGCAAGCAGATACTGGAAATCCTGTCTTAGCGACCAGATCCTCGAATTCGGAAACCCACTCTCCGCAGTACAGCCGAGAGTTGTCGTTCTCACGAGAGTTTGGCCAGCAACCTACCAGCATTATTCTGCAAGGAGCAGGACCCAGCTCAGGAGTTGGCAGCAAATGCGCATTTGTCTTGCCCTGAGGAGCAGTAGTATTGAACACAGACTTGAGGTGAATGCCAGGCAGCAGCTGAATAGGAGAGCTGATTCCATTTACGTTCAGGCAGATCCTGCTTCTACTCATGAGCATCTCTTGAAAGGAGTGCTCGATTGTCTGACTGTATTGCAAGGCTCTGGCCACGGCCATAGAGCCGTACTTCTGTACGTTCTCTTCCACAGTTGTTTGTATTGTCATTTTTAGTCCGGCTCGATGGTGCAGGTGAGGCTTAAGGACACTAGCTGATCTTTTAGCAGTTCCGCCCGTTCTTTGTGCGTTACTTCGACGATAGAAAAACCATTTTTGTCTACCTCTGTGGTCTTTACTAGAGCCATGTGAGGGTCCATTCTGAGAATCTGCATTAGACATTTGATTACGTGTATGTACGTGTTTACGTCATCGTTGTGGACCAACACCTTCCACATCTTCAACGGCTTGGTTTCGGGAGGAGTGTTGACAGTCGTAGTATTTGAATTTGATTGTTCCATTGCCTTACCTTGAGTTTTCTCTTTGCTTGTTAAGCACAGCTTCCATGAGTTCCGAAGTCGTCATGTTGGCTGGATCCTGGCCCTTCGGCAGTTCTATTGCAAGACATCCTTTTGCAATCTTTTGATTCAAAGACGCAATTATGTCAAAAATCTTGCCATTAACTGCTGCTTCGTGCTCGACCATGAAGACTATTTGTCCATCCTTGAACGATTCTGCCAGCATCTCCTGCTGCATTGGCCTTGGATACATGCCAAAGGTGCAGACTCCTGCAAATCCACAGGCAATGGCAGATAGGGCCCCTTCACAAACAATGCAAAACTTTCCGTCTGTGAATTTTTGCGCAGCCTCCAGCCTGTACAGCGTGGAGCCAAACGAGTAGCCGGGAGCATTCAAATACTTTTGAATGACTGCCTTGCCGGTATTGGGATCCTTGGGAATGTCTCCTATATATCTGGCAAGCCAGCCATTCCATACGCCTTGCTGTACGTTTGGAATTATCAATCTGTGCTCAGGAGTCACCGTGTGCCAATTGCCTGCAGAGTCCGTGAATCTTTTATGCCATGGGCTCTTGCTGCAATAGCAGAACTGATATTCATTGGCCAACATGTCTATGTCGGCAAAGTTACGAGACACCAGATACTGTATGACCGGATGGTCATCGCTAAGCTGGTTTATCGGAATTAGATCTTCTACTGCCCCAGGCAACTCCATTCTTCGGACCTCGGCATCCATGCCCGTCTTTAGGTCCTCTGACTTTTGCGTCGTTGTCGGATCGTAGTCAGCGCCGTAAAGCACGTTCCACAGATCTCCCCAGTAGCAGCTTTCGTTATGGCACTTTACGCAAGAGAACAGCTTTCTACCCGCTTGCTCGCAATAGGTGCCCCATAGATGACTGATGTACAGCCGAGATCTCTTGTCGTTACAGCGAGGACAATTTACCGAATAGGTTTCGCCCCAGTTTATGAGATTGATTCTCTTGGAGCTTGCTTCCGGATTGCCGCTTCTTGCAGAAGCCCATGCCGCAATCTTGTCCTCTACGACATGGTATTTGGCTTCGACTCCCGCGTTGGTGACCTGCACTTTTCCAAACTTTTTCTTCAGAGCCTTTACAAGGATATCGTTTATGTACTTCATCCCAGATGAGACCTCACGGTTTCGTTGAAGGCCAGCGGATCACGACGACGCTTCCCGGTGGAGGGTGCGTCCTCTTCTTCCGACTGAGCTCCAGACTTCTGGTTGTACAGCTTCATGGTCTCGGTGTTCACTTCCGACTTGTCCACCAGCTTCCAACGGGACAAAGCGCCGTCCATCTGGATTAGAGAATCCATGAAGGGGGCACCATTGCGAACCTTTGGAGCATTGACCCAGGCCATGTTGCTTTCCTTGTCGCGATTGCCTACGCAGATCACCGTATCCATGTAGTGGTGCAGAGTGCGGCACATGTAGGCATCGGTGGCTTCGGGCTTTCGCTGGGGGCCACTGGCCGAAGCCGTGGTGCCCAGCTGATGGTACACAAATATGTTCACTTTCAGATTGCTGCCGACCTTGCGCAAGTCGTCGGCCATCTGATTCATGATCTTGGTCTGCTCTGAGGTGTTTATTCCCCGTACAGCCATATAGTTGTTTGCCATCGGCCCGAGCCAGTCGATGCCTACATACCGTGGTTCCTTTCCGGAATCTCGTGCCTGCTTGACGATCAGCTCGACCTCGTTAGCGCCACCGCCGCCGCCACCGTTGTTCTGTGCGGCTTCGAGCATGTCAACGATCATCAGCCTTCCAGCAAGCCTCTCCCGCACCTTGTCATACTTGGCCTTCAGTCCTTTGTTGGCCTCGAATCCCTCTTTGCTAAGTCCCACAAATGAGGAGATCGGTATTCCCATGGCAAATGCGTAGATACGGTTGGTGATGCCTTCCGCATTTTGCTCGTAGGTGAGGATCAATGAGTCCTCTCCGTTCAAGGCCGCAGTCGTGGCCAGCTGAATGTTGGTCAGGGTCTTGCCGCCACCGGATGGAGCCAGGAACAAAGTCGTCTCTCCGGTGGTTGCACCTCCGCTAGTCACAATATCGACCCAGTCTACACCCCAAGGTCTCCGTACTGCATTGGAGAGCATGGGAGTTGCGCTCATGAATGGATCTATGAACTTGGCCCGGCTGATGGAAGTGCTGGCAATAGTCCTGGTCAGTTCCTGCACCTTGTCCACGATGTCCTCGGCACGATCAATGCCAAAAGCAGCGGGACGGACCTTGCGGTCAATCAGAAACTTATGCAGGAATTCCAGCACATAGGCTTTGTGCTCGTCGAATTCCGCCACTGAGTTGTAGGCCCAGTGCAGGATATCTCCAAAATGCAATGCCTCGGCATCGTTCAGCACCCTGTTCGGAACCAGCTCGTCCATGAACGCGCTGACTGCGACTTCGTAAGGAACGGGGGTCTTGCTGGTGGCGTGCCATCTGCTGCCAATGATGAAGGCTACGCGCAACGGAGTCTCGTTGTCGCGAAAGTCCTCCAACTTCAGGCGCTGGACGATCATTCCCATTACTTCGCTTGACCTGAGCATGCCCAGGACAAGCCACTTGTTGTTAGCGTGACTCAGGTCCATGGAATGAACAGCTCCTCGGGAACGATCTCCTTGAACTTTTCAGCATATACTGGCATGCAGTGCACTTGGTGCTTTGCCTTGAGCAGTATATCTTGAGGAAGCTCATGATGGCGCTCCACCTTTCTTGCAATCACGTACATGAAGAACGGATCAAATGTATTCAAGGGATCTACTAGACACTCTACGAGATCAGCAGTCTCGCATAGTCTTTCTAGTCTCTTGACCATCAACTCGTACTTCAACTTCAATTTTGAATACTCTGGATCTGGCTTTCCGGCATTCAGGTATTCACGCTGAAAGCCGACAGATGCAAACTTTGACGGCATCGGATAGCCGGGAAATTCTTTCTGAAAGCACCAATCTACGTAAGCTCTTGGATCGACATCGTTTATAAGTGCCCATCGGGCTATGTCCATCCATCGGCTGTTGTATGTTTTGTTGGTGCTGTGGACTGCCACTTGGTAGTCCTTTTCAGATCCAGTAATTGATTTTTTAGTGAGGCCGTAGTAATGCTTTAGCTTTTTAGCTATTGCTTCAAATTCACTGGGAGTATATCCCATTGCTTGGCCTCGTAGCTTTCAAACCGAGTCTTGGACCGTCTAGCCGTCCAAACATCGTAGTTGTCTGCAAAGTCAACCAGAATGCCCTTGCTCTTGCCTGTCGCTATTCGGCAGACTCTTCCAGGCATCTGAATGTCCTTGATGGCGCTTGCTCCTCCATCGGCACGAATGATGACCGACAGACTGGGGAAGTCCACTCCAGTGCTCCATATACCTGTAGCAATCGCTCTCTTCAAGGTTCCTGCAGAGAACTTACTGCGAATCTCATCTGCCTGCTTTCTGGTGATTGGATCGCCATCAAGTAACTTAGCCTTCTTGAATGCCTGTGCCGTAGCGTCATCCATCTCGCCATAGACACAAGTAAAATCCGGCAGGTACTTCTTCAGTTCCAGGGCATGTTCGATCTTGTCTACCAGAATTAGAATCTGGGGATCCTGCTCGGACACCCGTGCAGGGATCTCCTCATAGACCACTCTGGCTATCGCGTTGTTGCGAGCCAGGTTAGCCCAGTAGCCTAAGCGAGCACGCTTCACGTCATTTTTGAAGCTTCTGAGTACGTCGACCGGCTGGCAACCCCAGTTTACTTTCCATACTTCAATGGGAACAACCAAACCTAGTTCGACTCCTTCCTGGTAGTCGACCTTGGAAATCTTGTTTCCGAAGTATGCCTCCATGGCCAATGCGGAATTGTCCATGCGCTGGTCGGGAGACGCAGAGTAGGAGATTAGCTTGCATCCGCTGAATAACGGATAGTACTCCAGAAACGAAGGAGTCAGCAGTTCGTGCACCTCGTCCAACTGAACTACCTCGAAGGTCTCCAGAGGAAGGCTACCTAGAGATCCACTGGTTGATACCAACGGATTTCCTTCCAAATGCTTATCGGAGTTCCAGACTCCTGCCTTTGGAAACACCTTCTTGAGTCGATCGTACAGCTGATTGCAGACGCTCTTCGACTTGGTAATGACGGCATGCTTTTGCCTTGGGTACAGCTCGATGACCTTCTCGATCACCACGCCCTTGCCGAAACCTGTCAGGGCGTCCACTATGCCGAAGTCCGCTCTCACGATTTCCTGGATTACCTCCAGCTGGCCGGGCCGAAGCCCGACCAGCTTAGAGGCATCCGGAACGGGAAGCTTGCCAGGTCTTAGGTCGGAGTACTCCGGCGTAAACCCAGCTCTAGCCAACACTTGTAGGCAGCGCTCCTGTAATCCACACGGAAAGTACATCCAGCCATCCTGCATGGCATACAGATCCACGGGAGTGCTGACAATCCTGGGGGCACGACCGGGTTCACGAACCTGGCTTCTGTGCAGATACCGAAACTCCTTCTGCAGTACGTCCAGGTGTGGGCCGTCCGGAGTGCGGATAAACCGCATAATTCGCTGCAAAACTACCTTTTTATTGTTGGCCATACTTCACCTCTATTGAAGAATTACGACTACGCCGCAGTCATGCTGATGGGCATCCGCAAACTCATCTGCGATTTGGGTCAGCAAAGCGTTACTTTCGATGAGCTCCTCCAGATTGTAGTAGCTCATGAACTTAGTGTACTCGTCCCGGTTGCGAACAGTCAAGAAGTTCCTAATCTTCTTCGCCAGAGTGTAGGCTTGGGCCGACGGAACGCACTGCGTGTTCTGAAAATCGACCTTCGTGATGAGCTTGATCGCCTCGACGCAATCAGCCGAAAGAGTGACATGGGCAATGGTAGGCATTACTCGTGACCTTCCAAGGAGATGTTCTTGCAGCCTAGTGCCGCAAGAGCGTTGCTGTGAGTGATTACAATGAACTGGCGTCCGGTCTGCTGGCCCATCTTGGCCAGATAGTTGAACGCCTCAGCCAGATCTCGGGAGTTGGATTCCTGCATCGCGCCTGAAGGCTCGTCCAGGGCCAATACTCCGAGAGTGCTGGCAAACACATCATTCACGGCCAGGAGATAGCAGACACTAGCCTGCTGCTTCTGACCGCCAGAAAGTCTCTTGGCGTGGTGAACCAGGCCGTCGGACTTTCGAGCCATGAACTCCAGGTTCTCGTCGATAAAGGCCGAGAAGTCGGCATTGATCGTACGCAAATAGAACGCCAGACGCTCATTGAGCTTCTGCATGTACTGCAATGACAGCAGACGAGGCAAGCCATCCTTCATCAGAATGGTGTTGACCTTGTCCAGAATCCTCCTAAAGTCTTCTATTGGCTTGACCGAGGCTGCTCGCTTTTCCTGTGCGTCAACCTTCGCTTTTGCCCTATCGAGACCCTGCAAGGTAGATTCCTGGCTACCCTCTAGCTTTGCTGCTTTCTGCTTTATGGCCAAGCCGTCCTGATTTCGCTTTTCCAGACTGGCGTACTCATTTGCATCAAACCTAGCAGGAGGTATGTCTGCAAGTTGAGTGTCGATCAAGGACATCATGTCAATCTGAGACTGAATGTGGCCCTTGACGGCGCTTATGCTGTTTTCTGCAGAACTGACACTACGCTCCAGCATGTCGAAATTGCTAGCCACTCTGCTTAGAGCAGCCTTGATTTCGGGAGTCATCTTCGGCAGATCCTGCATTGTCTGCAGCTCCTGGTCGACCTCCATGGCCTTAGCCATAGTAGTCTCAGCGCACTGCGTTGCTTCCTGCACAGCCTTCTCGTAGCCCTGCCATTCTTTTTCTATTCTGCGTACCTCGGCAAGAGTCTGCACGGCCAAGTTTACCTCAGCCGTCTTTTGTGCAATCGCTTCCTTGATCTGCTCAAGGTCGTGAGCACAGACCGCAGTGCTGGTGCCGCATTCTGGACATTGACCCTTTTCGATCAATTCCAGGCGCTTCTGCATCAGCATCAGTTCCTGCTTAAGTTCGGAAATGCGATCAAGCAGCCAAGTGTCGGCGCCAAGCTGAGGCCTCTCATCTGCAGGTTGCGCCGGCTGGCTAGCCATGCATTCCTGCAGCTTTGCGGCAAGATTGACCGCACTGTCCAACAGCGCCTCCTTGCGCTTGTTGGCAGTAAGCAACATATCTGCAGAGTACAAAGCTTTCTTGGCTTCTTCTGCCTCTGCAGCCTTCGCAGCACGCTCTACCTGAAGTTGTCCTATTGCAGTCTCCTGGACTTTCAGCTGCTGCTGCAACTGCGAATAAGCAGACATTGCCGTAGTCCGGTTGGCCTCCAGCTGCGTTCGCTTATCGTCATTCTTCTTGATCTTGTCCAGGATATCCAAGCGGGCAGACACCTCCTGCAGCTGCATAGAGTTGTATTGACGAGCCAACTCTGTCAGTTCGGACTCGATGCGATTTGCCTCGCCTTGCATCAGGTTCAGTTCTGTCTTGGCCTCCAGCAAAGGGCCCTGTACATCCGGAACCGTGACAGACATCATCACATCTCGCACCTGGCCTCTGAGCGTCTCAAGCTCATTGGTACGGGTGAGAGTATGAATAATTTCCTTAAACTTCGCAGGAGTGGACGACACAGGAGCCGTGATGGAATCCTGGTCCACGATCAGGTGGCCGTCGATAATGCTGGCTGGAACTGGAATCAGCGCATGAGTCTTTTCCAGAGCTTCCTTGGAGGCAAAGACCTCCTCGACCTTTCCGTCATCGTGCTCGATTCTAAGTCTAGGAATGTTCAGAGTGCCGAACTTCTTCTCGCCAGAGACCGCCTTTGCAATATGCAGAACCTTGTTTCCGATGCGCCAGGACGCAATAAAGTAACAGGCCTCCTGGGGTGGTGTACCCCAGGAGGCCCAGCTACCTGCGTTCCCTGGAAACGAGTTGGTGAGGGACGCTCGGATCATCGTGAGTATGGTTGACTTGCCGCAGCCGATCGGTCCAGTGATGACCGTCAGTGCGTCGTCGAACTCAAACTCGAAGTCTCCCTTGAGGAGACCGATGTTCCTGCCCTTCAGGGAGAGCAGCTTCATGTTTTAAATCTCAGTCGTTGGTCTTGCGACGGCCCTTCGGACGGATGGAGATGTTGTTGCGCTTCAGCGTGTTGATGACGCAGCTGACCGAAACGCCGAACTTCTCTGCGATCGTCTTTGCTCCGACGCCCTCGTTGTAGAGCCGGCAAACCTCTTCAGCGTGCTCGGTGAGCTTGTACGGAGCGCCGCGCTTCTTGGCCTCCGTGGAGGTCTTGGTGGTCGACTGCTTGGGAGTGCTCTCTGCGGTGTTGTTGGTGTTTTCAGTAGTCATGTTCTTGTTCTTGTTGATTTCTCTAACCTTGGACTGCTTGGGTTTTTCCACATACTGAGTCGGCGCAGCCAATGCCGGCTCAGGTTCTTCGATATCCAATCCGTTTTCTGCTGCGTACTCCTTCATCCATTCGTCTGAGGGGATGTCGGAGTTGGCCTCCATAATAACATCAGGACCCTCGTCGTCAACCTCCTCGGAAGGAATGTCCTCAAATTCTTCTTCGGTCATGTCGTCCTCTTCGTCCTCCAACGGTTCGTCAGTCGGGTCTGTGTGACGAGGCTTGGTGCCTTCGGATCCACGCATACTGCTGGTCTTCACGGATGGAACGCTGTCCTGTTCGTCGTCAAAATCGCCGTTGAGAATGCGGTCAATAAGGCTCATGTGAAACTCCTCAATAGTCGATGTTAGCGGCTTTCAAAACGCCTTCTAGAGTCAAATCCTGTTCGGGAATGAACTTTCCGTTGTTACGCACGATGTTTTTCATTATTGCAGTCAGTCGGTCCTTGTCTTGAGGAAACTGAGATTCGTAGGAGGCGGATACCAATTCGTTGACGCCATCCATGCTGTCTCCGTACATTCCATGGTGTCCTTCAAAGCACGCTTCGAGCAGCTCCAACTGATTCACCGAGAAGTAGCGCTTAAGAGGACTGTTTTCCAGCCATTCAAATACGTCATACGCATTCTGCACGTCAGACAGCTTGAAGTCGTCTCCGATTCGTACCTGGGACACAAAGATACTGCCAAGAGCGCAGACCTTGCAGGCTTTCAACTTGCCTACGTATTCGCTTGCTGAAACAGCCTTGACATTCTCGTCTTTCTCAAACTGCACGGTGCAGTAGTCGTCAAAGCCGCCCAGCTTCTTGTCCTCCACCCAGCATCCCTGCATGGCGCAGTAGGACTTGGACTTAAGTTGAGCAAGCACGTCCTTTGCGATCATTACGCGAATTTCGCTCTTGCTCTTACCCTTAAGAGAGTTGGTCGACTGAGGCTTGGTCTTGACCGGAGTCTTTGACCGAGACTTTACTGCAACAGTAGAGTTCTTTACTGGTCTTTTGGTTTTAGTCTTTGCTGGCATTAGATTCCTACCTTTTTCTTCAAGTTATCCATGGCGACGTCGAAGCCAAGCTCCATTGCCTGCTTTACGAATTCCGCCGCCTCCTGATCTGTCGGATTCTGCTCATCTACGAGCTTACCGAGTGCGGTACTCAAATCTACCTTTTCGTCCAGGGATCCCTTTATCTCGGATAGATCCCTATCGTGAGATGTGTCCACCTTCTCGAATACAAATGCCTTTTCTCTGAATGCGTCTAGCCCAACGCTGAGCTCGGCAAGCACGTCAGAAGGTATTGTCGCATGCAGTCTGGGTAGCTTGTTGCCCATGTACTGCTGCATGTCCGAAACGTATGGGGCCTTGACTGCGTTGTCAAGCCACGTTTGAATTCTTTTCAGGTCTTCTGCATTCTTAACATCAGTCCTAAGAAATGGCCGGCATCGCAGCGGCACCTTCTCGATGCTGAGATCGTCGTAAACCACCAGGAACGACTTGTTCTCAGGTTCGCCAAGGCGGTGCATCCACATAGAGCCGGAGTACAAGAAGCGAGTGCCCTTGGATCCTCGCCACTCCCATTCCATGTGAATGTCGCCCATGAGGACCAAGCGGTACTTTCCGTCAAACCAGTTTAGGTCCATGTCGCACAAAGGTGCCTCGTCTGGCGGAAGTCCAAGTGCAGGAACGACTTGCGATGCAAAACCGTGCAGCACCAGGATATCGGCATCGACCAGAGTGTTGGACTCCAGATAGGCCTCCCATTGCCGCCTAGTTCGCCAGTTGTAGCCGGCTACCGTATAGTTGCCAAGCTTGATCTGCTGAGCCTGCTCAAGGTTGTTGGAAACGGCTGCGCTCCCGCCCTCGAGACATAGTCGCTTGAATCCCCGTTCGTGATTGCCGTCCACGTACCAGCTGCTTTGAACCGGTAGCCTAGTCAGTATCTTCCGCAGCTCCACGGTATGCTCGTCGCCAATGGTCGGTGTATCGACCTGGTCGCCGCCGAGAATCAGTGGAACATTCAGCTCCAGGCACTTGTCTACGACCTGAGCCAATGCATATAGGTCGTCGCCTCGCAATTCCTTTACCGATCTATACGCAGACTCCCTAGCCTGCAGGTCGGCACAAAATGCAAGTATTGGTTTTGGCATTCGTGTTATCTCGACATTTGAAGTAAACAGCCTCCGGACATTCCGGATACGGCTACGATTTAAGTTTGCTTATTTACGGTCAGTAAGCGGATCCAGCCGAGTCATCAACAGGGCTGTCAAGCTGCCAAGCAAGGATATAGATACCCAGCTCCACAATCCAAGTCCGAATACCAAGCAGTGCATAGACGTCAAGGCCAGAGTCATCTGAACACCAAAGCAGATCGGGCAGGATATCATCTTCTGCAGGAAAGATTCCTGCCTATCTGCCCATGCCATAATGGTGTCAACGGTGATTTCAAAATTGTGCATTCCCCATACGGCCATGTAGGACATGGATCCGAGTACCACGGAAGACAAGATTACAGTTAGAGTCCAGTCGATCATTTTTTAAGTATGCCGTAGCCGATTAAAGCCAACAAGGCAATTGACAAAGTGAGGCAGGGATTGATGAAGAAGAAGACTAGGAAAATTATGCAAATGAGGGCGAACAATGCGGTTCCTTACTCACAATCTTTGCAGTCTTTGGATTCTGTTCCGTCCTTAGGCTGGTTTAAAGACTTGATCTTCAGTTTGTCGATTGTAGGCGTAGTCTCTTTAGGAGTAAGGGTTGGATCGTAGCCAGTGAGTCCGGCATTCTTTAGGAACTCGTCGGGAGATTCTGATCTGATTCTGTTTGTCATTGGTTACCTTGTTTTGGAGGGGCACATTCTACATACTTCTTTTCTTGCTGTCTATGCTTGTACTGCTCCACTATGCGATACAAGACATCAAATGTGAATTTACCTACCACGATGAATCCAGTTGCCAGCAATATGAAAAGAGTATATGCTGCAATTATGAATTCCCGCACAATCCTGAGAATGACGTCCTCGGGTTTTTGAGCATTTTGCATGAACGACTCCAATAAGATTAGCGAAGAAAAGGCCAAAGTAGACCTCAAGGCTCTTGCGCCTCGATGGGTAGTCGACATGGCCCAGAACATGAAATCGATTTGTGAAGTCGACGACATAGACGACAAGATCTTCTCGATGGCGCCGGAGAAGTTGGCCGAGCTCAACAGTAGACTTGATATAAACGAATTTTCAAAGTTCCTCAAGTTCTATCTGGATCTCAACAACTCCTCGCCAATTCGACTGACTTCAATGCTGCGATTGAACGGTCGGCCGTTCACTCTGGTAAAGCACAAGTTCTTTGAGCCTCTCTTCTATCCGAATCTTCCTGATCGTACTTTACTGGTATGTGCCAGACAGGTCGGCAAGTCCACACACATTGCCGCCCAAGGTGTGTTGCAAGCAGCAGCCATCAACAGGTTTAAAGTTCTGTACATGGCTCCGCAATTCGAGCAGATTAGAAGATTTAGTCACCAGTACATACGGCAGTTTGTCCACGAGTCCTACATCAAGGACCAACTGATGGACAAGAACTGCGTCGATTCCGTCATGCAGAAGACCTTCAAGAACGGGTCGGAGTTGTGGTTCTCGTTCGCCAAGTTGTCGGTGGACAGAATCCGTGGTCTTGCCGTGGACGGAATAAGAATGGACGAGATTCAGGATCTCAATCCGGAATTCCTGGATATCGTCAGAGAGTGTATGTCTGCATCCGAAAAAAGATCGGAAATGTATGCAGGCACCAGCAAGACCATCGACAACGTTATTGAACAGCTTCGGCTTCAGTCCAGCCAGGCAGAATGGTTCATGCGTTGCGAAACCTGCAATCACTGGAACATTCCTACCGTTGAAGGTTCTGGACCTGGGCTTGGAGTTCTTGACATGATTAGACCTGAGGGGTTCTGCTGCGCCAAATGCCATAGGCCTTTAGAGCCGGAGAAGGGCTTCTGGGTCCACAAGTACAAGGAGAAGTCGGCTACCTTTCCTAGCTACCATGTTCCTCAGGTAATCGCTCCCGTACACTATGCCAATCCCAAGAACTGGCGTTCCTTGGTCCTTAAGAGAGAGTTGACCAGCCCAGCCACGTTCATAAACGAAGTCTTGGGTGAGGCTTGCGACGAAGGACAAAGGCTGGTTAGTCAGACTGAGCTAAAGCAGGTGTGCGTACTGGCCCCTAACTCCAAAGACAATAGCGTAAATGCGCACAAATACGCAGATAGAGTTCTTGGAGTTGACTGGGGTGGAAAAGGTAGTCGGTTTCAGTCGATGACTGCAGCCGCCGTGGCTTGCTATCTGCCCGTCGAGGACAAGATTGACATTATTTTCGGGCACGTGTTTCAGGCCATGACCGATTCTGTCCTGGAAACCAAGGAAGTCATCGACATCGCAAATGCATTTAATTGCAGCGCCATCGCACACGACGTTGCCGTCGCAGGCGAAGTAAGACTCAGCATCATGCGCAGCGTAGGAGTGCCTGACTCTCGGCTGATCAATTGCCGTTATGCGGCAAGTGGCAGTATCAAGTCTCTGCTGCAGTTTGTTCCTCCGACTGATATCAATCCTACCAGCTACTACAACCTGGACAAAAGCAAGGTCATTGCGGCCGTATGTCTTGCAATCAAGAACAAGAACATTCGGTTTCCTCAGTACGACAGCCTGGTAGATTCGGCTGGAGAGAACATAATGAATCACTTCTTGGCTGTTTACGAAGAAAGCAGCGAAAGTATGTTCGGAACCGAGCGGAGATTCATTCGTCGTAATCCAGGAATGCCGGATGACTTCCTGCATGCCGTGGCTTTTGCCGTCATATCCCTATGGAGAAGATATCCAGAACTGATTCCAAACCTGTTGGACGAAGTCCTGGACGGAGACGAGCACGTAAGCATGGGTAGTCCCAACACGTATTACGGCGGGCACGAATTTGATTAATAGCTAAGTCGAAAGTTTTGCTATAGGTTCAAACTTTATTGCACCCATAACCCTAAGCTGCTTATTGTTGAATAAGATTTGCTTAAGATTATGGGTGGCTTTGTGCCAGGAGTGATGGCGAAGAACCATCAAATTATGTTAACTCGATTTGGCGGCTATTTTACCGAGGCGATTTAGCCGCTAAAGAGCGAATCAGCACTAAATTATATTAACACATTCAGTGCAGCTCTATTAAGCTGGTTAAGGCTGCTCGTCTTAGACTGCGCATTCTCTTGATGGCAGCTACCAGACTATTCCAAAGAGGCTTTGGAAACACCAGTAATAGATGGTCTTCCTTGTGGGCCTCTATGGCACCTAGGCTCTTTAAGTGACCTACTGCAGACTCCCAGGTAACTACAGGTAGATTGTAGAAGCGCATCTGGCCCAGGAGGTTAGTTAGGTCTATGGAGACCGTGTCCTCCATTGGGTTCTTTAAAACCACGTATCTCTTCTTGGCAGAGTCTCCCGTAAACATCTTGAACATGCCCTGCTCTACGCCTTCTTGAATGAAGTTTATAAGCTGGACTCCAGAGGACTTGGTGTTTATGTAACCTTTAGCCGACAGCATTACCTTGGCGGAGTCCAATACTCCGGGGTTCAAATCAAGGCTCTTTGCTAGATACTTCAAACTGTCCAGCATGGAGTGGGATGACGTGGGCCTTACGGTCAAAGCGTACTGCATAAAGAACGGAAATACGTTCTCGCTATTGATTAATGCCCGGGTCTCCTCCGTAAACTCTATATCAGCCCTCAGGAACTCCCAGTCCTTGTCTGCAGCCATAGCCGACGCTACTGTCGAATTGGCCAGCACTATGCTGTTCTTGGCCCCTTCGGCCCACTCAGCCAACAGCTTGGCTCTAGATCGAATGCCGTCGATGGCTACAGGTACCTGGTGCATTTCCGCAACAGCCTGAGCCATTTCCACGTCGTCTCTTGACGATAGAGTTATATGCTCTAGACCTAAATCTATTCTAAGTATGTCGAAGATGTATTCCGCCAAGGAGCCCTTGTTGCCCACCAGCATCAGGTTTGTCCTTGGCTTCTGATCTACGAGGTTGTTTATTCCTGCCACTAGGCTCGCCATAGCCCCTAGATAGGCTACCGTCTCCGGACCGTGCTCAAATATATTAGATATCTTCTTGACCGTCAGACCAGCTTCAACCACTACGTTGGAGCATGGGGGCTCGACCTCACTCATTACAAAAGGCACACCTACTCTAATCTGGTCGGTGTCTATAGATACCCGTGGTAGGTTAAATCTGCCAGTGTCGGCGTCAAAGCCTACATAGTTCTGCGAGGAGTGGACCTCTGGAGAACTCAGCCTCATTATGATGTCGAGGTATTTTTTAGATATCGAGTCGGCTACAAATGGCTGCTTAGACAATCCTGCCGAGGCAGCTATGTAGGCCAATACCTTACCGGGCTGCTCCTCTATGTCGTCTTCTGATATCTGAAACGATATTTCCTTGCCTTCAAATAACAACTTTCCAAATATGGCAGCCGCACCTCCCTGCTTTATTCTGCAGATGTGAGAAATGCGCACAATTGCATTACATACAATCTCGTCGACGACTTCCCGAGATCCCTGGATCCAAAGCTTTCCGTCTCTCTCAAAGAAGATCTTCTTGTCTAAGACTAATGGCTGAGATTCCAATATGTGATTAAGTAGTGGAGCTAGTTCGGCTCTGACCTCATCCGTACAGGAAGCCAAGATTAGATTCTTTTGAAACTCGGTCAATTCCAGACCATCAATGACGTTTCTTGCATTGGCTGAACCCATTGTGAGCAGCTCGGTAACCAAGAAATCTAAAGGGTCCAGCAGATTGTTGTCCTTGATCTGTGCGTGAACCGACGGCATAAAGCTGCCCTCCCACATCTTGGATACCTTTTCTGCCGGTTTCCAGATGTACGGAGTGTCATCTATCATCACCTTGAAGTTTCTTGCCTTGATGCAAGTCTTCATGAAACTGGAGTCCGGGTCGTCAACCCACATAACAGTTGGCTTGTTGAGCAGCAGTGGCTCCAGCTCTCCAATGGGAGTCTTGGCCACTATTGAAAGTTTGTTATACCTTTCTACTGCGCATTTTTGAACTATTCTGGCTGCCTGTAGCGGATGAGTCAACACATGCACGGACTCAGACTCATGCTTATGGCATTCGTTAAGCCCACAGAATCCTCCTCCGTGCCCTTCTAACAAGTTTAGATAGGACATATGGTCTTTATTTCCAATAAATCCAAACCCGCTAATAAAACCAGGCTTTATATAAAATGGAATTACCAAAAGACCGTCTGGCGATTTTCCAATTCCGGGAATGCTGGATTGAAGCAGCTCCTCTAATTCGTGTTTAAATCCAAATCCAAACCAGGCAGCCAAGCCTCTGTTAAAGACTTCTTGACCTAGCCATAGGTTTAATTCGTTTAATCTTCCACTAGCAAGTCTGTTTGCTACTGGGTGCATGGCGGCTTTAGCCACCTGCCAAGTCTTTTGAAGCTGTAAATACTGTTTATTGTAGAAGGTGGAGTATGCTATTTTATCCTCTACATTTACAGACTTTACTTTGAGATCCTTTGCAACAGCGTCTATTAACTCTTCTGGGTTTGAGATTTTGTACGCTTGGCCGTATAGTTGCAAACCTTCGCATGCTAGTTTGCACTTGTCGCAGTACATCCAACCCTCAAACGGTAACAGGCTGGAAACTAGCATACTTGCTGTTTTGCACTTAGGACATCGAACATAAGCACCTGCCTTAGCAGGCCCGTCGTAGCCCAGAAGTTTCAAGATTTTTGTATAATGGAAGGTCGAGTAGAACTCTTCCGAAGGAACACCATCTATGAGTCGCTGGATTGACATAACTGATGACGTCTCTAAAAAGTACTATAATGCCTTCATCAAGCAGGTACCAATGCCAGAGTACGTAAAGTCGGCAAGTGTACTCTCCAAGGAAAACCTGCAAGACATCCCATCCGACGCTTTTGCTGACGGCCTCAACAAGAAGTTTGCCTTAAACACAAAGGCCAACTGCTGGTGCTCCGCCCTTTACTTCTACGGCAATCAGTGTAGCAGCTCTTCGACCAGTAAACAAGCTGAAGCAAAGTTGCTTAAAGCTGCTCAGATCTGGGGCATAGCTGGCGACGTAGAACAGATTAAAAAAGCTTTTGACCTGGAAACTATTCCGGCTTCGTACGCAATCTCGTTTGAGTATCGTGGAGCCAGAGTAGAGCGTTGCCCGGATCACACCAAAGAAGCCGCTACTGCCAGTGCAGAATGGCTCTATCAGAACAGAAGTCGGTTTCCGATTTCAATTCAAAAGCAAGCAGCCGCCAGACTGTTGTCCAAGGCAGATACTTTAAAGTTAGCCAATCAAACAGCGGTCTACTTGGACAAGCTGGCCAATCCAGAGGTCTACGCAAACATCAACTGCAAGATCGCAACGGCGATTACCGACAGGCTCAGCGCCATATCCACCATGCGTTGGGACTCTCTTGAGGACGAGCTGCTGAAGATTGCAAACGATCTCAATGCACGGCCGTTTGATATCTGCCATAGCGGAGAACTTATCTCTAGCGCGCTAGAGGCTCTGGATGTCAAGCACGGACTTAACACCAAGTGGGGTTCAGCCATTCAACATCCTGTCGATGCGTGCTTTAGAGTAAATGTCACCAAGGCAGCAGCCGTTGCCGATACAGTAATTCATCTTACGACCGGAATGCCTGTCGATCTCACCAAGATCAGCGATCACCAGCTTGAGAAGGGTTTGAAGATCGCCGGCGATGACTTCCTGTCATACTGCCAGACCGATGGATTCAACGTGGACCGCAGCAAAGCTGCCGAGATACTGCCAACTTTGCCGAAGCCAGAAGCAAAGCGCTTCGAACAGGCCATCAAGACAGCTGGATATATTCCAGAAACTGCCTACGACTTCGTGGACAGACTGTTCAAGGAAGCTAACATGGGCATGATGATGCCTCAGCAGATGCCAGTTGACGACACTAACCCTATGCCTGGCGAAGACGATACTTCGTTCGAGGCTAGAATGAACGAGAAGAAGGAGCAGGCCAAGCTAGACGCCTTGGATGCTCAGGCCGGATTAGCAGCTGTAAAGGCCAGACAAGCCCGACAACAGCACGAACAGAACGCAGCAAACTCTCAAATGGGCATGACCCAAGGAATGCAGTAATGATTAAAGTAGCAAGCAACTTAACTGCGCTAGCTTTAATTAAAGCTTCTGCAAACCAAGGAGAAGGTCCTTGGCAATTATATGGTCTAAAAAATAGAAAGAAAATCAATCTAAAGTTTCCATACTCTCCTGACGATTTCTACGAAACAATGAGCGATGATGACTTCTCGCAAAAGTTGAACGCAACAATTAACGCTATAGATACAGCGCTTATGAAAGGCAAATTTCCTGAGCCAGCTCGCCAGCAACTCGGCAGCCTCTTGCTCAATGACTTTCTAAGTAAAGTTAAATAAAAGTAATGCCTGTAAAATCCGTAACATCTAAGCAAACCTATGAGCAACTCTGGCGCAGTCGTGATACCGTCGGGACCACGCTCCTCGTTATGGTCTTGGACTCGTACGGCCAGGAAATCTTTGATATGGACCCAGAAGCCTTCCGCCAAGAAATTGAGGAAGGTTTCGGGGTATCCGATATTCCAGCTATCAGTACAGACAAAGTTTGGTCTCTTTGGACTTCCCTTACGTCCGACCTCGTTCACTCGGACGTATCGACATTCATGAACACGGCAAATGTGCTTAACGGTACTCCGCTAAGCTACGATGTGTTTGATATTGCCGATGTCTATGAATGCGCCTGGGCAATCACCGAATTGACCATGCTGGACAGCAGCACGCCAGAACGCCTGGGCTCCGATGTCCGTAGGTACATTGGAGAAGTGTGCAAGGAGCAGGGTTTATACCGGCCTCCGCAAGTACTAGCCAAGGTTGCCGATATGGGACCTGGTGACTACGCAGCAAACGTGGAATCTAACGCGGATACCTCGGAAGCTATGCAGATCATGATTCAGGATCAGCTGGCTTTTCAGGAAGACGTAAAGGCATACGTGGAAAGACGGCTGGCAAAAATGATGCTAGAGCTTAACAACGCTCCTTTGGTAAACAAAGACAACGGAGCTTGGAACAAATTCGTACAGAACTTCGCCAACGGACTCAGCAAATGATTTCAATTAGCCACAACATTACAACAATGTTACTAAAGCAGGCCGAAGCCAAGCGTGAGGCCAGCAAGGAGAAGTCTCTGCACGACTGGTTCAGTCGTAAGGGCGAAAAGGGCTCTAGGGGCGGCTGGGTGGACTGCAATGCACCGGATGGATCCGGAGGCTACAAGGCCTGCGGACGGTCTTCTGGCGAGGAGCGAGGAGATTATCCTGCATGTCGTCCGACTCCTGGAGCATGCAAGGAAAAGGGCAGAGGTGACAGCTGGGGCAAGAAGTCCGAAGAAGAAAAGAAAAAGGACGATGCCTGCACTCGTAAGGTAAAGGCCAGATATGACGTATGGCCCTCGGCCTATGCCTCAGGTGCGGTAACCAAGTGCCGTGAGGTTGGAGCTGACAACTGGGGCAATAAGACCAAAGAGGCCAACACCTTTGCCTCAGATACTATCCTAGATGTACCCATCAAGTGCACTCCTGGATTTGGCTGCAAGAGATACTTTACGCCAGAAGAGCAGCTTGAAGTCGACAGAGCTAAGGCTCAGATGTTCCCAATGCTGTTTCCCACTGAGGCAGATCCAATCTCCAGCCAACTGTCCAGTCCAACCTGGGCCGGGCTAGGAACTGGACTCATGGGCGCTCTACTAGGCGCAGGCGCTGGTGCAGGCACTGGAGCCCTACTGGAGAAGAGTGCTCCTCTAGGTGCCTTGATTGGCGGTACAGCTGGAGGCCTAGGCGGATTGCTGTATGGCTATGGAAGCCGAACCAGAAAGAACAAAGAGATCGAAGACCTGATGGAAGATCTTCCTGTAGGAGCCGACCTAGGAGACGTCGAGCTCTTCAGCGACCCTAGACTAAAGGCTCAGATGGCCAGAGACTTCCAGCGCCAGCTAGTAAGAAAAGGCTTGATGGGCTAATTAAAGTAGCAAACAGTATTCAGCGTCAGCTAATAATAAAGGACTAATAAGATGATTAAAGTAGCAAACAATATTCAGCGTATGCTTAAGAAGGCCGGTAGGCCGCAAGTAGATAACCCCAACAAGGCTCCCGTATATTTCCCTATACTAAATCCAAGTAGCAATCAGCTGGCCAATTACGGTATTTATGCCGGAGGTGGCGGTTTAGCAGGTGCGGGTATAGGCACTTTGATTAATGCATTGCGAGGACAGTCTAAACTCAAGGGTGCTCTTATGGGTGCATTAATTGGAGCTGGTAGCGGCGCAGCAGTTAAAGGCATAGGAGACTACTCCCTAGATAGGCATGTTATCGATAAAGAGGGGAAAAAGTATCCAAATCTAACTAAGGCCTTGGACTCTCTTGGGGTTTCTCCAAGCCAGGTATACCGAGCTAATAAAGAGCGCATAGACGCTGAACCGGACAAGATCGATATGCCGCTAACCCGAGACGAGGAATGGGTAGAGTCTGGGTTTGACCCTGCAACAATGACCTTAATACGTCCCGAGTGGCTACCGAGTTGGGTGCCCACAGCAGGGATCTATACAGACGAGCACGCCGACTACTATAGAGAAAAGTACGCGCCGAAGGCGAAGCCCAGTCAAGAATAATACAAGACCTGCTGGTATAAAACCTAAGTGCTATATAAACAAAACCCAGGGCTTTGGCCCTGGGTTTTGCTATTTGTAGTACCGACATGCGAGCGGAGAGAACGTCTCTCCTAAATAGGACTCATCGGCCTACAGTAGTTAGTATATCAGCGGTTTCTGGGCTCGCCAAATTCAAAGTTTGCCACAACGACGCCGGCTTCGGTAACGATGACCTCGGCTTCGCCAGCTACCGGGAATACGGTCTCTACGCCGTCAGCGGCGACTTGAGCGTATTCGGCCTGGACAAGGACCTTGGCGACGCCAACTGGACCCTTGGAAGCTACTACTGCTTTTGCTGCGTCTTCTACGCTTACGGCAACATCAATGATGGTTGCGTCAGAAACGCTCCATACGATATTGCGGACTTGGACGTCTGCGCCACTGGTGAACTTAAACGATACTGTTACGTCGACTTCTTGAATGTTGCTAATGCTGGCCATGTTATCCCCTGCTCCTTGGAGTGCCGAATTTGAGAGCTATGGATATATGCGGGCACTTTCGCTTATATCGTGCCATAACTATATCATAAATCATCTCAAATATCACGGCCATATTTAACAGCGTGGTCAAGATCAGCAGGCCCATAAATACCAAACTCATCGTATCCATATGTGTCACCTAGGGTTAGCTCTTTTTTGTGGTACTGAGTCTACGTCTATCCGTGCGCCTAGTTTGTGTAAAACTTTTGCTATGTCGTAGGCTGCCTTATCTATAGCTTCCTCATCCATGTCCCAGAAGCAGCCGTGTAGGCATTCGTGCAACAGCACCTCAAGTACCTCTGCTTGCTTTGACAACTTGTTTGAAAGCTTTATGCGCTTCTTGACATAGGAGGGCGGATCTATCTCTCCGCGAATATTTGCTTGGAGATCCGTCCTTACCAACTCCCACGTGTTGTTACGCAACTTCACTTTCATTGTTAGCCTCAGAGCCAGAATATTACTGCCATCTTCTTGGCTTCGTTGGGTTGCTCAAACAGCGGTTGAGCTTTAACCAGATCGTAAACCAAGTCGTGCTTGTACACCAGATACCGGTTATTGACTATTGAAAATTTAGTTGGAAGCACGGACTCCAACTGAAGCTGACGCATTATGTCCGCAATGATTGCTATATCAAATCCGGATAGCTTAAGTGCCTCGCAGACAGGGAGCAGCTTGGCCTCCCACTCGGGCTTATGGACGAACAGCTTCTCTTCGGACTTTGACAACGTGGTGCTCATACGCGAATGGAGTTTCTATTCCATTGGCTTGGCAGCAGAAGCCAGTGGCCTTGGAACGAGTAAGGTCCTTCGATCTTTGCATCTGCGTTAGGTATAAACTTATTCATGCCGTAGCCCTGAAGCCCAGACTCTTTAACGTAATTAAAGACCATTCTTTGAGCCTCAGGAGAAGTCAGCGCCAACGAGGACGGACCTTCTACGAAGACGCATAGTCCGTCATTCGTAACTTCGTGCTTTTTATTCGGACAGATTCTGACCATTAGATTGCTCCTTTATCATCGCAGAGATATCGACTTCTGCAGTGACGTACTTCTGTACGGCAGAGTGTACTGCAGGGTTTACTTCCTTCAACTTGCTGTCTAACTTAATCAGTAGCTCCAGGGTCTTACCTTCTTTCATGGCCTTTTGCTTGAACCCATGCAAGTGCGTGAGCTTAAGGTCACCCTCTCCTCTTTGTATATTCTCTTCCGTAAGCAGCGTGGTAATAGGTACTTTCATCCTATCTTGAATCAGGTAACTAACCCACATCTGCTCTACCAAGGCAATACTTCTTTCAAAGGCAGATTTCTGCTGTTCCGTTGCGTCTCGCATATAGTTGCGGTCCTGCAGATATTCATCTATGAATTCAGCGTACTGATTTATTGCTTGCCAGTTCTGACCTCCGAATATTGCCATGTTTATCGGCATTCGGTTAGTCCAGTGAGTTTCTCTCAATGCAGGTAAGGATATACCTGCCTCTAAAAGCTCTTTTCTATACAGTTCGTACTTGTACCATAAGAATGTCTCGGAGTGGAATCCGACTACCTCGTTATCCAAAAACCCCGCTGGTAACGGCTCCCATAGAAATATGTCGTTATCGAAATGTACGAATGGCTCTTTGATAGTTTGGTAAGTATGTAGTTTGCTTTGAATCCAAACGCAAGGATCGGAATTAAAAGATTTTCCTACTGATAATATGCTGCTATACGGTAGCTGGCACTCTTCGGCCAATTCTTTACCTGCGTCGTCCGTGATCAAGGTAAAATCATCATGGTGCTTTCGTATGGTTGCAGCTGACAATGCCATTATGTAGACCGCTGGCTTTATAAGTTCCCTACCGCCAATCATATCTAGATAAGGTAAGAACTTGTCCGCCCTAAATGAGTGAAATGCCTTCATAGTTGATTGTATCCATATCCAAAAAACAACAAGGTATTTTGTCGATAAGTGCCAGTACTAGGATCGTATATGAGCCCTTTAAGATAGTTGCCTTCTGCGGAGTTTTCCATATTACCGTAGGTAGAGCGTTGCTGCGCTTGAAAAGCGGTACATCCTGGAGATGTAGGGGCTAGCGGACATGGACATATATTAGCAGGGGGCCCTTGAGAGCATGGAGGCATGCACGCATAGCCCTCACAAGTTCCGGACAGACAATCGTTGCAACATGTAGTTATGCCAGGCGGGCAGGATGCCGCCCACCCTTCCGGAATACCATCTCCTGGATTGGGATCTCCGTAGGCGGCTGAGTCCGAATAATAGCAACTAGAACAGCATAGAGTAGTTATGCCTACGCTAAGCTCAGCATCGCACTCATCGCAGTTGGAGACGGGTCCGCACACCGTTCCATTTTGCCCATTTCCCGAAGTAGGAACTGCGGGGCAAGGCTCACAACTAGCGCTGGTTATACAGCCATTCACTATAGTCCTACAGCAGCATAGTTCGATTGGCGGCGGAGTACAGCAGTCTTTCGGCTCACACTGCGGAACAGGAGGACAAGTACCGTCCTCTGATATTACACAGCCGCTAATGATAGGCTCGCACGGTCCGCATATCCAATTAGGACATATCCCCTGACCGCCGCTGCATGCCTCTTCTGCTTCTGGACTATCGCATTTTACGTCCGCAAAGTAAGACGCTTGGCAATCAATTACATCTTGCTCCACGAAACCGCCTGGGCCGGGTGTAGCCCCGTCAGGCTGAGGAGTAGTACCTTGTACAAGTATCTGGCAATTGCAGTCTTCCTCTTTTGCTACACAGTATCTAAACTTTTGAGACCAGGTAACAGTCTGAGGATCCCCGGGCACCATGCCGCAATTTTCGGGGTCTTCCTCTGAGGTAGGGCAAACTTTAGACAAAGTTACACTTAAACAACACAGGTTCAATCCCTGGTCGCAACAACATACAATTGCCGGATTAAAAACGCCCATCAGCGCTCTATGAAACTAAGTCCGTTTGGAAAAACCAGGACTTCAACCCCTAAGGCTTTCTTAATTCTATCTAGCTCTAGCTCGGAGGATCCCTGAAGCTGAGCCAGCAGCTGATTTACAGCGTCGCTCATGCGTTTTCTTTTTGCGCAAGCTGAGCAGCCTTGAGCGGAGGTCTCTGTCTCGACGGCATCGTAGGCAGCCTTGATGACCGGACTTACGGCTCTTACCTCTGCGTTGTTTAGTAGCCCGTGTACCGTAGAGTACGTCATTGCAAACTTCTTCATGTTATTACCTTAAAATGAGGGCGAGTTGTGTGTTTCCGATCTTCGGTTTGTGTACTTAGTAAGTATAGATATGTCTTCTGATAGTATGTCTATCTGGTTCTTCATTAAACTAATTGCATCGTTTAATGTCTGTTGGTTGTAGAAAACCAGATTCCACGCGTTAGCTCTATAGAAATCCTGCCCTGCATTAGGGGCAGCCTTTCTAAACATAGAGAAATCCACGGCCTTAACAATACCGTAAAAAACGTCTACTGGTCCTTCTAAATCGTTCTTACGTTTAATTAAAAGCAAATTGCCGTCAACGAAAGAACCCGTAGTGCCGCTGACACCAGTAGTGATCTGAACTCTATAGTGAGGATCTTGATTTCCCTCTCTAACAGTAGTAGTTATGAAATTTATAGATAGGTTGGCCATTAATAAGATCCTCCGTCTAGAACGTCTTTAGCCGGAGTTGCTTCGTATCTGCCAGTAGTGGCATTGAATACGAGCAGATCTCCGTCCAACGATCCAGATAGACTAAATTGACTGTTGAGTGCAGTCAAATCTATGACTGACCCGGTTATATTTAACGTAAATAGTTTTCCGTCAGCCAGGTTTAAAGCAAGCTCTCCAGGATACAGTTCCGCCGGAGTAGGAACTACTCCAGCTTGAATTGAATATCTCTGAATTGTGCTTTTAAACTCGATTGGCATTGTCGGGCGATCCGAAGAACATTCCTGCTGAGGTTATAGAACGAGTAGGCAACATGGAGGTGAGGCCAGCATCTGTACCTACGCCCTCTTCACAGTCTCCGTCAAAAGCCACCTGTTCGCTAAAGAACCAAACCATAGGACACTGACATGCGTCGTAGTTGGGAACAGGTCCGCTTTCTCCCTCAAGTACTCCCCAGGGAATCCAGCCGTACATAAGCACCTGAGTTCCGTTCATAACAGGTACAGGCTTATACCCCTTTTTAACCTGCGCCTCAAGACTTATTCCAGGCGTTAGATACTTGTCGTACACCATCTCTTTGTTGTTCCAAGCCGCGGTATAAGGCAGCGATGTATTGTAGTTTGCCCAAGAGGCTGGAAAGCAGGCAGGCAAACACATATTTGCAGCCGTTACGCAGAAGGACGGAGTCCAGGCATACGACCACCCAGTTGCAATAGATCTGCCGGCTATATTGTGGTACGTTTGGGGAACTGAGCCGGTTATCTCTGCTAACAGAGGCCCTATCAAGTTAAACTTCGCTACCTGCGCCCCATATCTAGATCTAGCGTCACACAGAGGTTCGCAGGCATTGTTTCCCATCTCTCCTAATGTTTTAGGTACAAATGCGGCAGCTCCCGTTGCCTTCGCAAAGAACTCCTGAGGAGTTTTGTAGCGATCATTTTGTGTGGGGCCTACTCGTGCACAATCTGCATAAGTGGTATATCCAAAGCCGCTTATGTTTGGAGAGCCTCCGCCAGAAGCAATGTTGGGCGGCACTACCAAGTTTAAATTCACCTGCGGCAAACAGGCGTCGCCTGAAATGTAGGATACTCCGCCCTCCAGTCGAATAGTCTGATCTGGATCGTCTTCTGCTGCAGGAGTGTTGGTGACTTGTAAGCTTACTGGGTTACAGCCTATCTCTGCAGGGGGTGGAGTCGGCCAAGGACGTCTGGCGTTATCGTTAACGCATTTTGGCCCATCGGGATCTCTTGGATCCGGTATGCATATCTCAACAGGGATTTGACCTGAGTCACAATCTACAGAGACAGGTAGCGATACGCAGCCCGGTCCAGTAATTGGTGGAATAGGAATGCATTTATCTAGGCTCATATAGATCCTTACTGGCAGTTAAATACGTTTGGATTATCTGAACTTTGAGGCAGCCCTACGTATATAAAGCGTATTATATGCGGAAAGCCAGACAAAACCGAACTGTTAAGGAAGTCAGCATTTACAGCGTTCAGCTCTGCTCTTGTAAACGCACTGACTGCCAATGGACTTTGTGCGACAATCTTTACATCGCCATTTGCGTCAGGCTCCACTCCAGAAATGCTGTAAATTCCCTCGTTGCACAGTATGTCCTTGGAGTTAATTTTTTCTACCCACGGTCCACACTGCTCAGCCTGAGAGTCGTTTGCACCCTGCTGAGCGCCTATTATCACAGTGCGAGTATTAGTGAGAACCGAGATAGTGCAATTGTCCCCGGCGACCAACTTCACGTCGCCTACAACCGGCTGGGATTCGTCGGTATATCTAAGAGTGTCGGTTTGCTGCAGTAAAGGCAAAGCGCTTCTACAAGTTATCTCATTAACTCGTTGCTTGCACAAAGCTACTGCCGTGCTTGGCTCAAATGCAGCGTAGACAAATATAGGCTCAGCCGCAGCAAAGGGAGTAAACAGGTTTTGAAGATTGCTAAAGCAGATATAACCCTCAACGGAGTATGCAGCTAAAGTAGGAAAGTCCTGCGAATCAAAATGGTATCGCACATATTCCTGCGTAGCATAAGCATCGTCTGCAAATTCCAGTACTGGATTACCTATCACAGTAGGCCCAACCAATAAGTTTATTCTTACCCTCAGCGGCTGACCTGGAGCTTTGTGCAGTGATGCCAGCTCTACAAATGGCGCCTCTACAAAAGAATCGCCGGTTACATATATTTTAAAGTCAACTAAAGTCTTGCGCAAAGCATCTATTTGACTACTGTTGCCTGCAATGGACGCTAAGGGATAGGATATGCTACTAAAGGCGTCGTACACTTTAACCTCCCGCCATGCTAAAGATAATCGAATTGCCCTCGGTAGTTATACGGAAAGCAGGTCTAAGTTCCCTAGTATCTTGTATCGGGTTGAAGGCGGCTGTCTTCAACGAAAGCACCACTGAACCATCCGCTTTTTGTTTTAACTTAGTTGCAAACGGTCCAACCAAGGAACCCTCGAGAGTTTTTACATAGTGCACTAAAGTTATGTTCTTTAGGAATATTCCGTTAAGGTTCAAGACTTCAGACTGAGGGTAGTTGGGATCTACGCACTCGTATCTAGTGAAGTGAGGATCACCTAGAACGCTAATTTTAATAGTGTTGGAGTCCAGTCGATCTACTCTAATGCCCTCGTTACCCGTCAGAGTGATATCGCCGGACTTTTCATTCAAAGACTGAACTTGGTTTTTGGGCAGGTACTCGCAAACAGCTGGCAAAAAGGTGGCAGCCTCAGGAGTAAGTTCGTATTGTCCTTCGTCCACGGATTGCAGCAAGAAGCTTTTACTTGGATCGATTACCAAGCATCCTCCAAGTACGCCTTCGGAGTCAAATATCGATATTTGTTCTTTGGTAGAGCCAAATTCTATCTTGGCCTCTCCCAGTACGTCTCCAGCTGCTGAGCTTAATTGTAATGCAACCATAGCATCAGTCCTGGTTACTCTGCTGACATAGCAGGGCTGCTCAGACGCATAGTTACCTCTTGCATATATTCTTGCGTCTACAATCCAGCTCTGAGGCAAAAAGCCGGAGCTAAAAGAAAGAGTGCTGCTATCCAAAAAGGGATAGTTTCTACTTGCGTTTAAATTACGCCATTCTAAATGCGGAATTGTATTCACGACGCTGCTCCTGCTACGCCTATCGTTCTTATTCCAGGTAGGCCATTGCTTCTGGTGTAGTTTTGTACCAGGGTGCCTATTCCTTGGGCTGACAGCACACCTGCCGCCAATACAGAGCCGTTGGACACTATTGCCCAAGCGTCGTTTGGAGCTCCACGAATTTCCAACATGCAGGCCGGATTCGAACTGTGCTGATACAGGCCGTAACCTACTCTCATGTAAATTCCGGATTCTGGGAATGTATCTAGAGCACTAATACCAACAGATATCTCAGTAACGCCGATAGTGTCGTAGATCGTCGTTGGTCCAAGAGTAAGTGCGTAGCTGTCGTTTCCGTATACCACCTCACGATTGGATCTGAGGTTGGTATTCAATCCGCCAAACGCAACCAGACTTACTCCGTCATTTCCATAAAGCTGCCACTCTCCTAGAGCAGCATCGACGTGAAGAGCGTTTAAAGTCTCTCCAAAAAAGAATATAGGAGAAGTAGTACCAAATATAGCTACCGAGGGTCGAGTTGGATGCTGCTGCAAATAACTGAACGAGTAGGAATAGCTGGATACGCCATCAAATATCTCAAATGTAAGCTTGGTATTTGTATTTAACGACACTCTGTCTTGAGCAGGTGGCTGAGAATAAGTGCTGGTGAATTGAGCCAAGCCTTGGACAGTACCGCAGGTCTCCGGTATTTCCAATCTTCCCTTGCAAAATGCCTCTAATGGCAAATCTGAGGATATGACTACAGTCTCTTTGTCTCCGGCACCTTCGTATCTGGCGTACATAGGCTTATCTAGGACTATTACAAGCTCTCGGTCTTCGCCCTGGGGGACTAAGCCGTTGAGGCTTCTTATGGCATTAAACGCACAAGTGTTAGATTCCGGGCGTCCTCCGCACTGGCCTATAAATGCCTGCAGGCTCTGCCTCACCTCAGACTTAGTGCCGCTGAATTGAATAGCCAGGCCTTTGGAATCGGACACCACTTCCAATCCGTTCTGGCCCACCAGCTGCACCTTGCCGTCTACTGTGGTGTCGAATCCCTGCTTTCCTATAGTCGTAACTCCGCCATATTCGTATCTACTTATGCAAGAGTCCGATATCATCGAAGCCTGAGGTCCAGAGAAAGACCAGGAGCCCTCTGTAAGAACTCCGGAACCGAAAACCACCCATCCGCCAACTCCAGGAACCTCGGGCTGTAAATGCACTATAGAGCCCGGAAGACTGTTAGTTCTCCGCACCTGAACAGTGGCAAGTACAAAAGCCCCAAGTACTGAATATTGCTCATTTGAAATAGTGGCAGCAGGAGTATCTGGAGAAAAGGGATGCGTCTGAGATCCCATTATTGTGAGAGTTACCAAAGACCGGGTTGTCTTTATGCTGGCTACAAATGCGCATGCAGCCACTGCCCCAGGCACCACGAGCTTCATATCTACCAATAAAGAGTTTACTGCAGAGACGTCCGTAGAGGCGTAGGGCTCCAGAGTAGCCCTTTCAGCCACGGGATATCGTCGATATTCATTGTCGTTGAGGAAGTCTCTACTTACTACTTTCATAGTTGGCCTCAGATAATTATGGTTGCTGCCGTCTCGAACTCTCCCGCAGGAATATCTACTTCGTCATCTGAGGCATCGACAGCCTTGCACTTAGTGACAAATCCGGCAGGTTGTCCTGTCGGAGGAGGAGTATACTTAGCTACCACTTGAATGGCGCCAGTGTACTCACTAGGTATGCTGCCTAGCAAGGCATCGTACTGCCCTGTCAGATTTAGCGGAATAGACACACTTCCGGCGTCTGTCCAGGCGTTATCAGCAAACGTACGGTATAGCAGAGACACGGAGGACTGGCCGTGTACGGCGTCGGAGAACTTCACTCTAACGCTTCTATCAGTTCCGATAAGCAAGTAAGAAGCAGTCGCAGACGGACACGGATTGACGGACTTCTTGTTAGGCGCCATGGCGGCAGTCTTCTTTATGTTTTCCGCAATCACTCTATTGCTGGCCTGTCCGCAAGGAGATCCCTGAGGAGTCGGAGAGCTGCCAAAATACGTAAATGTCAGGTTTATGTCTACATAGCCAGGGCTGGCGTTTAGATTGACTATTTTTCTGAATATAGGATCTACAATGACCAGACCCGAGGTGATCATTAGATACCCTGTGCATGAAGGAATATCGTTAGGCTGTTCTTGCTGGCAAGACGTAATTGGAAGCGACGACAAGTCCACGCTGGTCTCTATTACGCCCTGCGACTCTATATTGAATAGAAGCCCCTTGTTAGTAGGATTTAGATTCTTATAGTAAAGATATGATGCGTCAGATATTGGAATACAGGCAATAGGCTGACCTTGAGCTATGGAATAAGACACACCATTCTCGTCAGTAGCCTCCATATTGTATTTAGCAGTCACTGCATGCTTCAGCTTCATCGACAGTGCGCGGATCGTATGGCCGGTGTTGTTCTCGGCCATGGCCTGAATCTGCAGCTTAAAGTTTTGTTGTGGCCAAAGTCTAAATCTTGGAGTAAACGAGCCGGCAGTCTGACAGCATGCAATTCTGCTGTTGAACCGCTGCGTAATCACGTTGTATTCGGTGACCAGCTCGCCTAATCGCTTTACCGCTTTATGGTACAGAACGGCCACACCCTTAGTGTAATCCGATACGTCTTTATAATCTTGGCATCTGCAGCAGGGAGCACAGTGTGAGTTCAGGGCCACTTGAGGATTAGAGCCATTTATGTACCTGCTGTCTACGCTGATGCAGTCTGCTGTTTGCGCCTGTATCGAAAATTCGCCTTTATCGTTGGCCTCTTGGCCGTTGATTCTGCGCAGCACCTGCTCGATAGCAGGAACAGTGTCGCAAGGCTCTACTCCTAGCCCGGCCCCAGGAGATACGCTGAAAGTTACAGCTACAGGATCTTCTGCAGAGTAGTCCAGGGCATAGTTATACCCTTCCAATACGTGTACTGGTCTTGCTGGCAGGATAGCATTATCGACATCCAGAGCTACAGTTCCAACCTCCGGCTCCAAGCAAAACGGAGCCAGCGGATATTGATTGATTGGATACGAGCTGAACTCTACCCCATCAATAATTACGTAGGTTATATAGTAGCCTTTTTGAACATTAGCCAGCGTACCGTATACGTATCCGCCTAGCGACTCCTCCGTCCTGTACAGAGTCTGAGATGTGTCATATGGGCCGTTCGTAGTACTTATTGCGTTTTCAAAATCTTGCCGGCTGAACAGCTGGCCTGCAGAAGTAATTACGTTACATTTTAGTTTGGGTCCGAGGCCAGGATTCAAGGCTATGCTTACATACTCCAGCATTGCGCTGCTTAAAGCACCGGCTGCGAATACCTTAAATGCCACTATTGGCGGATTTCCGGTCGGAGCAGTGGACAGGAAGGGCAGTCCGTTGGCCTCGCACTCCTCTAGAAAGCCCGCTGCATACTTCGTAGGGCTCATATCAACCTCCGTCCTGCGCGCAGCTCGTAGAGTCAACCGAAGACGTCAAGCATATGTTCTGCAGCTGTGCCACAGAGCTGGCAAGAATGGTTATTTCATTGGCCAAGGTGCTTAGCTTGTTGTTCAGGTTATCTACGTCTCCAACGACCACGTTAAGTTCGTTGCATCCGCAGCAAGGCTTGGCGCAGGTATCTGAGATCGAGATTCCGTCGCTGCTGGTATTAACAAATACGCAGTCGCCACCCACTATGGAAACGTTGCCTTGTGGGTCTCCGGTAAGGCCGTTTATTGTTCTGATGCACGGACTTAGCTCTATATCGTTGCAGTCGCATGTTTCTGTAAGTCCACCTCCATCAACAGCATTGAATCTAAGCGAGCTGTATCCTGAGGAAGAAGTTACGGATATGCTGTGATTAGATCCGCTGGTTAGAGATATCTGTCCAGACAGCACTGGAGTAGTAAACCCAGAGTTTACGACTCTAATTCCGCTGATTCTCTTAATCCCAAAGGATACTACCGTAGCCTCTACTCTAGTCGCAGCAAGGTTAAAGGTCAGAGTGCCTATAGCGTTTTGAAGTCCGGAGATATCTCCTAAAATTGCTACTCCAGATATCTGTGAGAAGTCGTAATCAGAAGACGACGTAACTCCCTTTATGGCTACGGAAGAGTATTGCGAAAATCCTGTAAAAGCTACAGGCGAGGATACGGCAACACTGGGAGCTTGGAACTCTCCGTCGTATCCGAGCTCAAATACGAATCCTTGCGGATATACGGTAATCGAGCTGATGTAAAAGCCGGATGGCTTCAGGCCCGGCATATAAGGCACCGCCAGCTTCATGTCCACAAACACTTCGTTTGGCAGCTCAAACGATGAGTTATTAGCCTTCTGAGTAGCGAGCTGGCTAAGAGGGTAGTTTCTCAGAGAGTTAGAGTTAAGCCATTCAGTTCCAATAATTGCTGACATAAAGCCTCCAAGCCAGGAAGCCTAGTTTACTGAATGCCTGGCTTATCTAAATTTTAAGTTGATTTAACGAACTTGTACCTTAAAGACACTATTCCGAGTTTTCCAGAGTATCCATCAGTAGAGGAGCGAGCCAGCTTAAAGAAAGTCTCTCCGCCTGCATAGGCGGTGTCTAGCTCCACCTGTGTGATAAAGTAGTCTTTAGGGGTGGCTGTACCTGTAAGTATAGATAGGCCGCCCGATACAGCCCCATTTACGATATTAGCAGCATTCGTAAGGTTGTATTTCGTAGCAGGCGTTGTGGTAGGAGGAGGTTTCATGGTAACCCAGCTCAAATCCAATGCCGGCATCTGTACCGCTCCCGACGTATGCAGCGCCAAGAAGGTAATAACTAGATTGAGCTTATAGCTGCCTTCCAAATAGCCTGGAATATCTACCTTCCCGAGAATGGAGGAGTTCTTGCCCGGAGGCATTGCCGAATAGAATATGCTTGTAACGGCATCCTTCTCTATAAGGATATCGTCGATTGTCAGAATGTCCGGCTGCCCTTCCAGCTTTCCATCCAGTCCAGCAACTCCTACTGTGACCTCTCCCTGGCCGTTTGCAAAGGTGGAGTTAAGGCTGATGTTAGTGCCTGCGATGATGCGTTCTACCACCCGGCCACGCTTCATTGCAAAGTTAGATATATCCTTAACTACTAGGGATCCCGCCTCGGTCGTGGAGGCATCCGTTACCGTGAACCCAGCCTTTATGATAAGCGGTCCAGTAGTCGCAGGTCTGCCGTCAGGATCTGATATCGTAATAGGAGAGTCTGCAGGAGTCTCAAGACTAGTTACTACCTTGATACCTCCACTAATTAGCTTGGTGTAAACCAGCGTAAGATCCGTAGGAGCCACTATCTGAGCAGCATCTGCTAAGCTCCAGTCTGTGAACTTTACGTTGGTATCTGGTAGTACGTGCTTGCCGTTGATCTTGTGCCAAGGCAAGGAGTTAAACGCGTCTTTCCACCATATGCCATTGCTGTTTACGACAACGCTGATGTCGGTTTGCGCTACACCGTCCTTGAATACCACGTAAGTGCCGACTACCGTCTCCGGAAAGAGTTGATGAAGTCTGGGATCTGCATCAAAGTTATATCCGTACTTAGCACCATTTGGAATTGGAACATTTGGAAAGTACTGTCCTGTTGCCGGCAGCCAACCAGGCAAAGTAGGATCTACGTACTGCCCCTTTATTAAATATCCTACGGTAGGAGAGGTGGAGTCAATCAAGGATACGTAGGATGTTGCCTGAGCGGCAGTGCTAGAGTTTGCCCCATAGCTAACTCTATAGCCTGTAACGGTGCCAGTAACCTTAACAGCAATTCCCAACGAAGCAGCAGCCTTAAACACTAAAGAATAATCAGCGTTATTTAAATTGAGCTGCTCAATGCCGTACTTGGTAAGAACTACATCCTTGAGCCTAAGCTCTCCTGACGTAATGGAATGCACTACGCCGGTAAGATAGATATTACCTATAGTGTCAGGCGTAGCGTAGTTGTGACTGTATAGTTGAACCGCCGTGCCTGCAAGTAGAGCAGTTGCTGCCCCTGCTGGAAAAGCCTCGGGGTTAGATCCAAATATACGAGTAAGTACCAGCTCGGGAGTTGCCGGACGAGCGGTCAAAGGGAATCTCAAAGCCTGCGTATCTAGGGCAGTGGTCAGCGGAGGACGAACCAGCAAGTGCGTATCGTCCAGCAAAGTGCATACTGGAACGCTGACTAGTCCTGGCTTAGGAGTGATTGTGCCTGCGTTTAGCGCACCTGAGCTTAGATACAGCACTCCACGATCCTGCGGATTCAGCAGCAGATTGCTAACAATTGATTCGCCAGTGCAGTCAATGGCCACGTAGAGAGACGGGTCTACTAAGCCCTCAACTACAATGACTCCGGAGTTGGCAGTATCCTTGTATACGACTATACCCGCAACCGTCGAGGACTCGGTAGCTTGCAGGTATCCGTCCTTGTACTCCATGTCTGCATAGGCGGGAGCAAACTTTGACGCAGTCGAATTAAAGTAAACTACATGGCCTGTTTTTACATCGTCTGTAAAAGGAGCACCAGTAATGAATATAGCGGCGGCAAGACTCTGCGCATCCTGGCGATCCTTGAGGTGCTGCGTGCGATAAGCCAGTTGTGCAATGGCGCGATTTGCGACCTCAGCGGTGATTGGCTCACCGTTTTTGATAGTCTCGATTACGCTCTGCCAGGGTTGAATTGAGCTCATAGGATTATGGCGCCGTTACGCTAACAGTAAGAGGGAAAGTTACAAAAAGCTCAGAGCTAGCCGTCTTGGTTAGGTACTCAGCTCCGCCGGTGAAGTAAGCACGAGCTAGGATAATATCTGAAGTACGCTCATTTTCCACCTCGGCTAATACCAGGGCTGCCCCATAGCATATGGAGCCTGTGCCGAAGGCGGTTCCACCTAACTCTCCAGCGGAGGTGGCGCTAGACTGCCCAAAGAAATTAGTGGTGGTTGAGTAGGTACTTCCAACTACAGTAGAGATGAGATTTGGATCTCTGATTGCTGGTACTCTCAAATAGTTCTTATTTGAAAGTTCGCTGTAGTATGTTTTTGGATTTGAAAAATTAGATATAGCTGCAGCACTTGTAAAGCCGACAGGAATATTACCGGCATTATTGGTGTACTCTAAGTACAGGTAGATCTTATGCGGCTGCTCAGCTACAGCTCGGGCAATACCTAATGGAAGTTCTGCAGTAAATGTGGTGATCATAGATCAATATCCGTAGATTGAGTATTTTACCTTCGCTGTGGCTTTAACAGAAGCCTGACTTTCATTTATAGTCAAAGCGGGAACTATCTGGCTGTACGAAGCTTTAGTGTTAAAGCTAAAATTTGCTTGGTTTATTGAAGTCGCTGGAACGTCTATATTTGTAAATATAAGCACCTTAACATCGACTGGCAGCATGGTCTTAAATGCTTTTAAAGCCGCTGCTTGAGGCCCCTGAATATCGCATTTAATAATTACCATCGAGCTGGCTATTGCCGAACTGCGTCCGTATTTAAAAGTCTTAGGATCTCTATATACGGCCGGTATATCGGCTGCTAAGTATATATCCTTATCGTGGAGTATCTGCAGCCGAGAGTCTAAGGGCGTACCTTGAGGCAGTATCTGGTTTATTTTTATAGGGTTAGACTTGTAGGCAGAGGTTGCATAAGCTCCGGAGTCTGTAATGATTAGAGCTAAGCCTTGCTGAAGTTCAAAGACCTCGACTGTTTCGTCTTTTTGCGTAACAGGAGTGCCGGAACAGGATCCTAGCATGTTCAGCATGTCTAAATAGGTAGGTCCGTAAGTACCAAGCCTCCACAGATACTTAAACGGAACTTTTGAGTAGACCTTATCCGACAGCTGAATTCCCAACGCGTAACCAAGCCTACTGGTTGTAAAGCCTGCCTCCCTAACAACATTTCTGGCATATAGCGTTACTTCCCTATTAGCTCCCTTTTCTGTGTCCTCAATTGTTCTCAAGGGCTTTTGAAACTTAATGACTCCTGCTTCCAACTTATAGTCTATGCCTTGCGTAAGAACTTTGGTTGGATTACTTACGTCATCGTATAAATAGGGAATATCCAATACGTCGGAGTCTATGACGTAGGATATTCTGCTGTTGTCCAGCTGTCCATATGCGTACATAACTCCAGACAAACCATACTTTTTATTGAAGTCTCCGTACACGATTGGACTTTGCGTGTATGCACTAAATACTATTTTAGTCCATACGTGAGTTTGCCCTGCAGGTATTTCCTGGTTGCCTACGGATCTGACCAATTCCGTAGCAGCTCGCTCAGACTGTTCGTGGTTTGACAAAACCCCCTGAAATAACTTTTTCAGTAGCTCTTTGCTACCAAATAGCCGACTCCAGAATGAGCCTAGTAGAGCCAGAAGTTGTCTAGGGTATAAGCTGTTCATCTACGGCATTCCACAACGGCAATGTCGACCAACGCCGACTCTAGGAAGAAGGCTACCGTATTCTGAGTCAGTCCTCTGCTGGGCATCTTCGGCGGCTTAAGAGCATCGGACGAGTAGATAATGTCCTTTTCCAGCTTTTGTCCAATTACGACAGCGTACAGGTGAACTGGCAGATCCACGGTATATCCAGAAGGAATATTCTGGTATGCGGTATGAATTAGTGCACTGGCCGGAATGGATTGGCCCATCTCGAAGGAGTTAAACTTCGATACAAGGGCGGCCTTCAATGCAGCCATATCTGGATCCTGAGCTCCCGCAGGTTTGATCAATCGCATTTCCAGACTGCACATAGCTGGAATAGGAGCGTGCACCAGAACGTCGGCACTGAGGCTCCGCTCGGCAGCCGAGTCAACGTAGCCCTGGATCTCAACTATGTTTGGCATCTTGAGATACTCGACATAGAAGTAGAAGAAGTCTACGAACCCTTCGCCAGTATTTAGAAATAGATTGCAGGGACCCGTTGGTGCCGTAGGGGACGGAACTACACTGGAGGTCTCAACATACTCGTTGGCCAACCAAGGATTGGGGTTTCCCAGGCTGCCATTCTCTATCAGGCCCAGAGCAAGAGGAGTAGCGGCTTCCTTGATGTGCGGATATGGCACTAGGAATCTAATAGTGGCCTTTTGATAAGCCGTAAATGCTGCGGATTCCGGCCCTTGTACCAAGTGCAGCGAATTACCTTCTAGCGTACGAACATCGGAAACCAGCTCGAGCCCTGCCTGCTGAGAAAGCGTGGACTTAATGTTTTCTACTGAGTACATTCCTGCCGCTTTAGAGGACGGCAGTACGATTTCAAAGAGAGCCTCCTGATTGCTGACATCGTAGGAGATCATCTGCGCAGCAAGCTTCTCTTGAACTCTGGATGGATATGCGGCAGACTTTACGTACAGGTCTATTCTATTGCCAATGTGGACTCCATCCACCAGGTCTCTGGTCATCTCCGGATCAAGGAATCCTACGACTCCAACATCCTTTATTCCCGAGAACTGAGTTTTCAGCTTGGCCTTTATGTGATCTCTACCGCCAAATACCTTACCTACAATTCCGGTCTTGGCCTTGGATAGCAGAGTCACGTTGTCGTCCTCGTCTGCACCTCCAGTAAAATCGGAATCAGCCTTTGCTGAAGTAAGAGTGGAAACACTGGGAGTCACTCCGGTGACAACAGTGGTTGCTCGGATGTTTCCGGCAGATCCTGGCGTAACCGCAATAAGATCTATGACCACCGTGTATAAGGATCCGGACTGTTCAAAGACTCTTTGATTGGAGGCGCCGGTATAGTTCTCTAGCGAGACCAGGACGTAAGAGGCTGCCGGCTGGAACAACAGGCCTGCCATGGTAAACTGCATGTCCTTGGGGATTACGGTCGAGTTGTTCGACGAAAAGAACATTCTAAGCGTACCGGACGCCGTCGACCCTTGGGCTCGGGTGACATTGAAGTTAGACAAGACTCTTTCAAGCTGGGTATCGTCCACCGCATCAGGGTTCTTAGATATCTCCAACAGGCTGCTTGAGATCAACGCTAAGTCGATCTGCTCCTGAATCCTCGTCTCCAAGTGAGCGTACAGCTTTATTACTAAGTCTCGCAACACTGTTCCAGCCGACAAATCCAAGGTGGGATAAGCCGACTGAACAAATGCTATAATCTGCTCTTCCTTTGAGAACACCGCTTCTGGAGACTGATCTGCTATTGGAGTTTCCATATTACACCGTGGAGATGGTCACAGGGACCAAGATTGTTGAAGAGTCTTGAAATGTGAAGCGCAAGGACATTACCGCAGAGTCCAGAGTGACACTGAGTCCCTCTAGGGCGACGTCCTCCAACGCCTCGTCGACACTAGGAGCAAGCACAGAGCTCTTTATGTAGTTGATTATGTCGTTCTTTTCAGAGTAAAAGGCAAAAGACAAAGCCAGGGAGGTATGTATCTGTCCGCCAAAAAGCTTTGTTACAAAAGAAGTGCCGTACTCTGGCTCGCTGGCCACAGATCCTTTATCGGTCATCAGGCACTTAAAGAACTTTTGCACTACTTTGTACGGACCGGATATAGCAGAGCCCGAGTCAGATATGGCGATATTGACTGGCGCTATACCTCCATAGCTAGGAGTCTCTAGCACGCATACATCTACAGCTTTTCCTATGTAGGATTGGGATACGGCCATTAGTCCTTACCCTCCTCTACTGCCAGGAACTTCTCGACATTGGCTTGCATTGTCGCCAGCATTCCGGAGTTCTCGCGCTGAATGTTTTTGCGACGACCTGCCTCATCAAGAATTCTGTGTATTCTGTTTGAATACCTGAAAGCCATATCTCTATGTGCGGCAGCCACCATGTCGTGTTGCAGCTGGGCCTTCATGGCATCAAAGAATTTGAACTTGTCCTTGCCTACTGCGTCAAGAAACTCCTGGGCCAGTTCGTTTCTATCAAACTGCTTTACCAGGTCCGCTGGAGTGTTGTCGTACTCTTTAGGCTCCCAAAGCAGTCTGAACGACCCAGAAGACAACACACCTCCGCCGCTGGCAGAGTTCTTGGTTGCCTCCTTGATGGCGTCAAATATCTTTTGAGCCGCAGAATTCACAAGCCTCTCCTGTTCAATTGAGCGTATTCATCTAATCTTGCTGCAATGGACGTCGTGAGCTGACTGACTCTGCCTGGGCTTATTTTCAGTTTTTTGGCAATGTCGTTATTGCTCAACATCTTCTTATTGTTGTAGCCTAGCTTGTGTTCGAGAATAACCTGCTCCTGCGGAGTGAACGAGCTATACATGGTGTCCAGTACGTCTTTTTGAAATCCTGGATTCTGGGCTACGGTAATCTCCTGAGAGGTCACTGGATTATCTCCGGAGAACGCCGTAGAGCCTTCGCTGAAGACTCGTTTGTCCATTCCACGAATTTTATTTAGCTGTCGGACGGACATACCTGTCAGATCAGCGAGCTCTCCGTCGCTGGCCACTCTGCCTTTGTTCTCATAGAACTCGGCCTCGTATCTCTTAAGTGCACTGATCTGCTGGTAGGCCCTTTCAGGAACAGGAGATGGGGTGAGCTCTCTAGAGTATCTGCTGAGAGGCTGTAGCTGCGTATAGACCCAGCTGCGCAAAGACGACCCCGAATTAGGAGCGTATTTCTTTATTGCCTTGGCGGCCAATAACTTGGCTCTGGTCTTTACTGCAGGCCCAGCATTGAGTCCTGAGTAGGCGTACACAGCCTTATCGATATCTGGACCGAGCTGATCCAACATCGCCTGCATCTGCGTAGAGTTTTGGCCTTTGGACCAGACTGCGTACATATCATCAAGAGATTGTTTTTTAATTGGAATAGGGTCCATAAGGCTATTTTACACTTTTTTCAACGGAGATTCAGCATTGGTTGGCTTGTTTAGAAATAATCCTGCAGGCTCGCCAGAATCAGACACTCCAAACATATCTAAATCCTGACTTTCCATTAAATGCCGCAATCTATAGGAGGTCATTATTTTATTGGATGCTGCTGAGAGGGTATACGTAACGGCTTCTACAATGCCGCGCTTTATCCAATTTTTAGCCAGTCCTGATACGTTTGCTCCTGACGCAGAACCAGCGGAGCGGTAAATCTTTACGCAATCCCCAGGAGCTACATCAAGTCTAAATCCGCACATTACGTCCTGAGTCTTGGTAGAGAACACCTTGGAGAAGTAGTATGACTTGGCTAGTTCGTCCGCAAAACCCTTTGGTACAGATTGCTGAGTAGCGTTCGTATTTGGAGCCTTGGGGCTGGTAATCGGCACTATGCCTACCTGGGACTTAAACTGCCCATCGGGGACTTGGCTACCTCTAACGTTGCTTAAATACTCTGGGGTCGGAAACACTATAAACGGACCTCCATCCACCTTGCCTTGAAATGGAGCCACGTATTGACCTGTGAAGTTGCCCTCAACTACGCTCTTGTCGATGTTTACAATGGAAGAGCCTGTGCCTCCACCGTACATGATTGCACCTATAGGTAGCTGTGCAGGATTTGCAGAACTGCCTCCAAAGTCGCACTCCGAGTCCGGAATAAAGACGTCCACTGGAGCGAGTGGGTTGTAGGACATCATCAGGCACTCATCTACTCTTGGAGCCAGCACGGCGCCAAAAGCAGACGATAAAGAAACAAATTTCTCAAAAGCGCTGCTTCCACCGCTGCCGGTAAATATCACGGTTCCGACTAAATCATTTATGGCGTGGGTGACCAGAGTTGCCGACCCCAACGCACTAGAGGCCTTGGAGTTAAGCTTCATCTTGCCTTTGGAGTATATTCTCTCCATGGCGGCAATGGCTGCCCCGTTGTTTGAAGGAGTATCGCTAGTTCGGAATCTCCTCAGAGGCTGACCTGCCTTGTATATTGCCGCAGGCCTAATGATGTCCTCCCACCAATCCTGCGACACATAGGCACTGTCTGCTACCACCTGCCCCTGACCTATGTATGTAGGCTGGACATGGTCTTTGTTCGGCAAAGAAGAGTCTTGAACGGTAAACCAGGAGTCAGGTGCGTTTTTGTCGAAGTCGCCAGATGCAAATGAAGCCAGGTCCAGATCGTACATCCAGTGCACTAGTACAACGGTGGTAGCCACTCCAGTAGTGCTGAAATCCGCTGAACTTGACAGCACGTATCCGTCAAACAATACCCATTCGCCATCTCCTTGTGGAGTAGCCTTCGAGCCGTTTGGATGCGGCTTTCCAGAACCCTTAACTCTGAGCTTTGCCGACTTTCTGCCGGTAAGGTCCTGCGGGTCCAGAAGTTGGTTTCCGCCCGACGCGTTTGCGTTATTAAACGTGATTCCTGACGGCACAACTACTCTAGCGATGGGAATTTGATTAAGTACAAACTCGACCACTGCCTCCACCACAGGCACAGTCTTGCCATTTACCTCCAGGTCTACCGAGACCTTGTAGGCGGCATGCTTGGCGCTGAGAGTGCTTGGAGTATTGGCCATTAGATTTCGTTGATAGCAAGAATAAAAGCGGCAATGGCATCTTCGATGATGGTGCCATTCAGAATAGCGTCGCTGTATTCTAATTTGTTTGCAGTGATTCGGGATACCAGATCTGGCTTAGAGAGTATTGCGGAGTATATAGGCATGCAATCGCCGGAATAAGGAGTACGAACAGTGGCAGAGAATGATACTTCGTCTCCGGTACCTGCACTGCACGTAAACGCCATTGCGTAGCCAGAAGTTCCAACTGCCGTATGATTTAGCGTCGAAGAGAAGCTGGCAGCCTGCATTCCGTTGACGCTAAACGTAAGGTTTGGAAAAGTACCAGTGACGGAAACTCTCCACATGTTTCCAAAGGGATCCGCCGTTCCAGTAATAATCGACGAGTACTTTATGTACTGAGAGGCCTGATTAACGACGACACCTATGGCGTCCTCGAATATAGGCATAAGCTCATCAACTGACTCCAAATAGGAGCGCCAGTTTATCTTGTCAGCAAATTTGCTGTTTCTAATTATGAAGGACAGATGCCTAACTCTGCGGGCCACAAACTCCGGATCCGTAGAATCCAGGCCAAGCAATTTTGCTGCAGCCTCGTAATCTGCGCTGTATGCCAATGGCACTGAATCTGCAATTGCCGGAATACCTGGCACAAAAGCCAGGTCCTGGCGGTTTGCTAACAGCTTTGCAAACGGAGCATCAGCAGGAACAGGATTGGAGCTTGAGTAAAACAGCATGTTTATTTACTGGGAATGATGGACATGGTGATGCTGAACTTTGCAAATCCGAACTCTGCGGGAGAGCTGCCAATTTCCAAAGTCATGCCTTCTATAAAGCCTTCTAGAACCACGGGCATTATCTGCAGCTTTACCGGAGTCTGAACTGCAGAAAAATTAGAAGCCTTATTATTGTTGTAGAAGTCTATGACCTTTTGTGCTGCGCTGTAATCTCTGGTTCCTCCGGTGCACACGGATGCAGGCAAAGCCATTCCCGTTATGATCGCCTTGGACATCTCGTTGCCAAGAGGATAGATGTACAGAGAGTCTCCCAGAGTGCTGAAGTATGCCACCTTGATCTGCTGGCTTACTGCAACTGAGCTTATGAGTATGTCGACACTGTTATTTACAAGTGCCGCTTTTCCAGTGAGTTCGATGTTAGACATCTGCCCTGGAGTCGCGCCGTCTATATGTACTACGGCACCGCTAGAACGTGCAAATAGATCAGGCATTATGCACTCACCTTCGTATCAAGGCTCTTTAGAGATTCTGCGGTAGAGCTCATCGAGCTTGCCATCAGTCTATTGACTGCCAGGAGATCGACCATAGTCTTAGCAGAAGTCAGTGTTGCTTTTTGCGCTTCATCCGTCTGCTTCTGCTGCTCAGTCATCTTCTCCCGCTCGACCTTGTCTTTGTTCATTATGTCCCGCTCTACCTCAGTTCGAAGCGTCTCTATCTTCTTGGCTCGTTCGGCGGGATCCTTTGTTTCCAAGATTTGATTAAAGGCAGTCATGTCTGCCTTCTGGCGCTCAAGAATCTGTAGTCTGGCGGTATCTCCCGAGCTCTTTGCCGCAGCTAAATCTGAGTCTATATTGGCCAACGACTCCTGAACGGCCTTTCTCATGCCGGGATCGGTAACTCCGCTGGCGGACTGTAGTAGCTCAGTGAATGAGAAGCCGTCCTGATCGACTGCGGTCTCTGCCTCTTGTTGAGACATTCCGCCCTTTACCTTTTCCGCTATCTTGCTGTCTCGTATCTGCTTAAGGCCTTGGGATAACACATTCTGCATGCTGCTATCCGACTTGAATACGTCATTCAGCATTCTCTGATTCTCAGTAATAGCAGTAGCGGTTATCTCCATGCTGGTCATTCCGCCATTTCTAGCACGCTCCGCCTCTTCGGCTTGGCGTATGCGTGCAGTGCGCATAGTTCCCTTGTCGGAAGCTAAGCCGAAACGATCCATGCGCTCGCCAAGATTGGACAGCATGGCGTTCTTGACCTCAGGTCTTAATGCCCCAGAGGTCTCCAGCTTGTTCAAGAGATCTACTCTGGCCTGCTGGCTGTCCAGCTTATTAAAGGCAGCTGCAAACTGAGTAAAGTCCATGGCCTTGATCTGATCGGCAGTCATTCCAAATGCCGACATCAGCTCAGAGCCGCCTGCCGTGGTCATGTCGGCAACTACCTTCTCTATGTCCACACCTTGTTCGGTAAAGGCGCGCTTTACGGCTCCGGTAACGCTTACGTTCTCGTTTTGCGCATAGAACCTATTGATATCGTTCATCGACATGGACATTCCTGCAGCCACGGCTTCTCGACCGGTAAATGCCGCCAGGTTTATTCCCTGCTTGCTGGCCAACAGCTGATTGACCGCCCCTGGATCAATGTCTCGCCCGGCACGGAAGTCATTTACAAAAGATTGAATCTCCTGCTCGGAGACTACGCCGGCATTTCTAGCCAACTGCAACGAGGCAAACGCCTGTACAGACGGATTCTCCATTCCCTTCGCAGCGATGTCTCTCGATAATGCCAAAGCTTGATCCATAGTCATAGGCGTTCCCATGGTTCTGGATAGAGCTACACGAGACATGGCGGCCGTGCCCATTGCGATTCCTGCCGATCCTCCCAGGCCCATGTCCTGAGCTAGCTGCGCTGCAGTCTGCAATACGGCCATGGATCCACGGGCATCTTGTCCTGCGAACCTGCCTATTTGAACCGCCTGCTCAACTTGCTGCATCATGGAAGCTCCAGCCTTTCGCTGAGCCTCGGCCTGCAGGAATTCCTCAGTACGGGCATCCACAGGTCCGGTAAATCCTGCCTTTAGTCTGGAGAATTCCCGGCCTGCGGCATTAGCCAGCTCCTCGCCAAATCTTCCACCATAAATGCTCTGCATGGACTGAGTTATCTCATTAACCTGCATGCCCATGCGCTTACCGGCCTCTACGACGGCGCTAAAGCCTTCAAGCTGTCGTGCTATGCCGTCTTCTAGTCTCTTTACGTCTTCTGGCTTTATGGCACCAAAGAGATCTACTCCACTTGAGCTAAGCAGCCCAGAACGAGTAAGCTCCTGCATTAGCTGCCCGGACTTGCTTGCACCCATTCTACGCAGACCGGAATATGGACCACCTTCGGATTCAAGTTGAGAGGTAAGTCCTGCGGCGATGCGATCCAACGTGAATACACGTTTGCCGTTTTCCTCAAAGGTAGCCGTTCCCAAAGCGCCCATCATTGAGAGAGATTGTGTTGCCGCTGAGGTAAACTGCATTGGATTTCTATCCAATCCAGTAATCCCCATCAACATGTCGCCAAGGCCGGCCATCGCTCCTGCTTCGGCGCCGCCCATGGTTCCTGCTGGAATCATCGACGATACTGTCATGGCAAGATTGCCAAGATTTGCGGCATTTGTAGCCGTGTTAAGTATGGTCTGCGCTTTGCGCTTTAATGCAGGATTGTTATTAAGCAGCTCATTCGCTTTCTTGGCTGCCTCGGGAGTGTTCTGTCTTGCCAGCTCCATTAGCGGCTGAAGCTCAGGATCAGCTATGCTCTGACCTGTTGCCGCAGTGAACAGATCGAATACGCCTTTGAAGCGAGATCCCTCGCCAGACAAAGCATTTACATTGGCCAGCTGTACTCCTAGATTGTAGCCTTCGCCCTGCTGTTCAAATCTCTGTAGCGGGACTCCGAAATTAGTATTGGAGTACTTTAAGTATTCTCGAGTCTGCGCAAGCTCTTCGTTGTACAGATCTATGGCGGCTTGGCTTGAAAAGTCGGCAGGCATGCTGAGAGCACGAGGAATGGACTTGCCTAATCGTCCTTGCAGTTGCGCATACATGAACGCTCCTGCATCTCCTCCGCCGATTGGCATGGAAGACATCATGGACGACACCGCGCCTGATATAGGTCCGAACATTCCTCGTAAGCCAGGAGAAGTGACCAGTCCTCCGGCCATCTGAGTCATGGCGCCGGCCTCTGGCCCAAACATAGACCCTACAATATTGCTAAATTGTCCAAACATTGTTGGACTCGTAAATGGCTGCGGACCAAGATAAGTCGTATTGGCCAATGGCACATTGCTACCAGACATTTGCATATTTGCCTGGAGTTGGCTGGCAATTTGAGCCATCATGGCTCTATTTTGCAGCTGATATGCCTGCAGAGGATTTGAGAAGGGATCGTTCATAGATACGCTATTCGTCTATTTTACCAAAAAGCGCCTTCCACTCTTCATAAAGCTCCTCGTTAGTCTGCTGCTGTTTGCGAATAGTCAGATCTATTGAATAATCCACCTTGTCCAGGTATTCAGACGTAGCCGTGTTTAATGGCTCCAGGGGGCTTTCGTAGATGCCCGCAGCTACTATCGCCCGTCTGTTGTCCAATACGACTGCAGCCAATTCTCGCTGCCTTAGATAGGATCTAAAGGCCAATAAAACATTCTCTCTGGCTACTCCCAAAACGCTGCCATCTGGTGCATGGCTATAAAGAGCATTTTGATATGCGTCAAGAATCAGTAGGGACCATCGGCCCCATTTGGAAAAAAATTTGCATCCGCTGTCTCCTTGGTCATCTGCAGGACTTCCGAGTCGAATCTTTGATACTTCTCGAAAAGTACGTTATATAGAGGAGTGCTTATGTCTGCAAATTTATCTACGGCAGCCCAAAGTACTTTTTGTCCAGGAGAGCCGTATACCGAGGCCTCCTTCTTCTGCATGTTTCCTGCGGAGTCCTTAACAAAGAAAGTTTCTTTTTTAGGTACGCTAGGATACATATCGAAGACGTTTGAATATGACTTGAGGTTAATGCCGTCCTCAGAATCAAACTGAAGTTCGCACAAAGATACAGCTAGGCAGAACCTCATGTGCGCTCCTGCCAAAGCCATCATGGAGGAGTAAGGTACTCTACCGCTTTGAATTACAATTGCTTCAGATACAGCATCGAGCTCTGAAGTCGACAGTGTCTTAAATGTAGCTTTAACCTTGCCGCCAAATAACTCAAATGTACGACGGTATGCCTTATTCGACACTACAGACTTAAGAAACTTTATCTTCTCTTCCTCAGGAATGACTAAATCCGGCTCGGGCACCTTTGCACCCTGCTGAAGATTTTCATTTAGCTGCTTTATATTTTCACTTAAGTCTTCAATCTTCTGCTGAGCCTGCTTAGCAGACTGACGCATATCTGGAGGTAAATCATCCTCTGCCACAGGGGCTACCTGCTCTGGTGGAGCATCAGCCTCAACTAGGTTTCCCGCCTCGTCTGCCTTATAGATCTTACCTGGCTTTAGGGCCTTGAAGTCCATGTTTATTCCTTGGTTCTAATTTTATTCTCAGCGATAATGGTGTAGTTGCCCTCAAAGCTTTGGGCTTGACTACTTAGAGTTACAGGCTTATCGAAGCCATCCTTCTTGAATCTTAGCTTGTCGTCGACAAAGCGCGAATCGGGATTCATTTTTCCAAACTTTTCCAGCAGAGCTGTTGTGCCTGGCCAGAAGTAGCTACGATCTGCCCCAATTCCTGGAGTGGCAGCTCCTGAGGGCTTCGTAGGATCAACGCCCTTGAAGATCATTGGCTTGCCTACGCCTTGAGCACGATAGGTCTGCTGCCAATCACTTTCAAACATTACAAATTGAGTGTCATCCGGAATGCCCCGCAACTCAGAGCCTGGGTAGCAGAAGGTGAGGTTCTTGAGAGAGCTAGACGTCGTACCTACTACCGACAAGTCTACCTGCTCCTGCATTTCCTGTTGGCTCTGTACGTAATCTTGAATGCCGTCAGATTGATCTGAAATAGCGGTTTGAATGGTCTTTACGTATTCCTGTAGAGTGGAGTCCTCCAGCTTTCCTATTTGAGTACTTACTCCAGCATAGGAGCTAGAGGTCATGCCTCTTGAGAATACGCCGGAGCCCTTCACCAGGAACTGCATGTCTCTGTCTTTTCCGGAGGCCAGCAGGCTATTTCCCTGCATGAAGAATCCGCCTGCAGTCTGCATTCCGACTCCGCTGCTTGTAAGCAAAAAGTTGGTGCTTGCATCAGGGTTGTCGACATTTGTTACAAACAGCACTTGCTCAGACAGAGATATGCTTCGAGATCCCTTGGTGACTATGTCTGCCTTTCCAGAGTCTACATACACTCTACAGTTGTTAGTTTGATTGCCTATATAGACCTCTGAGGCTACGCTACAAACGCTGGATTTAGGCGCCTTAAACCAAATACCTTTATAGGTATTGCTGTTGTTATTGGGATCCTTGAAGGTCTCGTCGTCCTCCTGGAAGACGTTTGTGGCCTCCGCCTTGGACTCAAGTAGAATGCCTCCTGCTCCGTCGTTACCTGCCAGAACTGACACGTTGCGATCGGCGTGAAGCCGTATGTCGCCAATATTGGCACTTAGCTCAACGTCCGTTCCAGCTATATGAGACACGGTGTCTCCAGCCATCGACACCACGTTTCTACCTGCTCGCAAGGTGATGTCTCCTGGGCAGGATATATCTATGGATCCCGCACGCATACTTATTGTGGAGCCGTAGCCGTCCTGAAGATGAATAGACCCATCTTCGTGCATCATTATCATTGCGCGGGATGCAAAGTACTTAGCCTCTTCACGAGCATTGATCTGCAGCTTGCCCAGCTGAGGAAGCTTTGCAAACATTCGTTCGGAGCTAACGCCATTAGAGGCAGACACAAATCCTGAGCCATCTATCGTGGTCCTGAAGTTCGCTAAGTCTATTTCGTCTATATCCTTAAACGTCCAGTCATTGGTGCGCTCTTTAAAATTAAGAGTCGCCCTATGATTCTTGAATGCCGCAAGGTCGGAGCTGGCGGCTGTATACAACAAAGATGCGTGCGGCAGCTCTTCTTCAATGCCGGTAATAACTGCGTCTGCTGCATTGACCTCATTTTCAGATCTTGCCTGCTCAGCCGTCTCGGCGTCGTCTCCACGACTGTCGTCGGGGCGATATTGCTCTCTGGGAACAGGAATGAGGCAGTCTTTTATAAACGCAATAGACTTGGCAGAAACTACCGTGTAGGCTCCGGAGGTATCCACGTGCTCTCTGAATACTCCGTTTTCATCCTGTTCATCGGAGGCAGTAGCGAGCCGTACTGATTCAAGCTTTGGCACCGTTACAAAGCTAAGTTTGAGATTTCCTAAGTAACCCTCGAATTCAGAGTAGCGCCACCAGCCTATCTGATCGACCTCCTGAGGCTTGTACGTGCCTGTAATCGCTTCCTTGCCTGGATAGGAGGATCTGTCTGTAGCGTCGGCTTTAGGTGCTTCTCCGTATTGTTCGGTTCCACCCAAAGACTCTATGACATAGGGATTAAGTCTGCGGACCTCGGTATAGTCTCCTACATCGGCAAATTTAAGAACTTCGGAACCAGCCGTATTCTGCTCATAATTAAATGCACTGACTCTTACCAAGGAGTCCAGGTAGTGGCACTCCACAGAGCAGTCCAGTCCGGATACAAGGGATGCGTGCAGTGCACCTACAAAAAGTCCGCAACCAAAGGAATTAAGTACTGTCGTATCTCCAGGATACGCATCAATAGGTTTACCTGCATTAAAGTTATGGAAGACGCAGTTAAGAGGCCCAGTGTCTGATATGTCGTCTCTGAAGCTGCCTACAGGCGAATTCGCAATGAGCTCCGGACTACCTAGGGAATTGCTCTCTCCTAAGTATGAAGATATACCTCCCAGAATTACAGCCTGGTTTACTCCAAGCGCTGGAGTAGTCATCGCTAAGACTCTACTGCCTACGCCGTATAGAGAGCTGGTTCTAGTCGCAAAGCTATGAGTGCTGCCGGTGGGATCCAGGGCCACACCGACCATGTCTGGCATGCCAGCCACTCTAAGCCGGTAGCACTGCAACTGCTGGTTGACTTCCAATACAGTTGCTACGAACGTATAGTCGTTTAATAGCGACTTACTGACCAATTCGGAAACGCGCATAGGCTGGTCGTACTTAACCGAAGTTAAGGGTGAGCCTGCTGCCGCAGAAACTTTAGTGGAATTAGTAGTGAGTGGGGTGCTCATAAAAGTAACTAGGCTCCGTTTCCGGAGCCTAGTATAGCGCTTATCTTTGGATTTACAAACTCTAGGTTAGGCCAGTTCCATAGTCGAGAAGATCATCTGGACGTTCTCTCCGATGATTGCTGTATCGACGTTCATGGTAAGTCCAAACTGTGCAATAACAGGCTCTCTGATGGTAATTGTATTGGTGTCTACATCAGTCTTGTCACAGCCTGCTACGCCTGAAAGCTCAAGATTCTTACCCTTAACATTGCACACATTGCCAAAGGTAGTGTAGAAGCTCTTTACGATTCCCTTCGAGCCTACGATCTTACCCAGTGCGAGAGTACCTGAGGCACGGCCGGCGATGTAATAAACATCGTCTGCCTTAGCAAGGTCGTAAACAAAGCTCACCTGCTGCTGATATGAGAGCTGGAGATTTTGAATTAAAAGTCCAGAGCTCTTACCATCAGCACCCAAAGAGGGAAAGGTTAAAGTAGCTTTATCGACGCTGAAGCCGCCTACTACGTTTCTAGGTGTTTTGCCGAAAATTTCTGTAGCCATCTATGGTTCCTTTTAGATTACGAGGGTGATGTCAATGATGTTCATTGGCAGCGGTACGCTGATTTGAATCTTGACGAGAAGCGTATCCTGTGCGGTTGCTGGAACCGTGATAGAGACGATCTCGTAAGTCTTCAGCTGAGGACCTACTGTAATTGCACCATTGGTGGCGGCAAGAGTTCCGAGGGTCTGACGAATTGTGGCCTCGACGAGAGCCGTAGTCTCTTCCGTGATGTTTACACGGCCGACTAGGTTGCGAAGAGCGTCACCAAGCGTAAACGACACGGAGTCTACGTTGCAGGTTACCGACTGTTCCTTGCGATAAAGATCCAAGGTAGAAGTGCTGAGCTGACGCTCAGAGTAGATCTTGCCTTCGTTGGTATTACGAACTACCCAGATGCCTCCGTCGCGAAGAGTGTCCAGATCTGCCTCGCTGAAGAGCGGAGACGTGATGTTCAGGCCGTCGAAGCCAAGCAACTCTACGTTCGAGAGTGGCTGTTGTGGACGAGAGCCGGAACGAAGACCTGCGAATGCGCAGGCAACGTACCAGTTCTTTACCGAGGATCCGTCTACACGAAGTCCGTTAACTCCACGATCTGGGACAACTGCGAATACGCGCTCTGAGCTGAAGCCGCCCGCAACAGCTACATACTTGGATGCAGCAGCTGCCGAAGTTAGATCGCGGAAGATCTCGATCTTAAAGTTGGAAATAGCTGGGTCTGTTGCAGAGCTGATTACGAGAGTGTCGTTATCAACTACTGCAAGCACCTTGTACTCAACGTAAGTCGTTCTACCGTAGGCATCAGTGTTAAACTTGGTGCGGACATAGTCACCGACCTGGACAGTTTCCGTAAACTTTGGAGCAACTGCGCCGCCCGACTCATTAACGGCATTTACGTACCACTTGCCTGCAGCGAATACAGCACTGGTGCCGAAGATATTGACGCCGTTTGCGTCCTTATCCTGGATCTTGTTGTGGAGTTCGATCTCCGGAGCAATCCACATGACGCGGAAGCGGCCGGTTGCAGGAGCAGACTCGTCTGTAACGTGGCCGACGAAGGCGTTCCAAATTTCGGACGAAGTGGTAAGTGGAACAAGGCCGTAGCAGTTGCGATTACCCTTGGCGAGAGACAAAGCGTCTGCAAAGCCACGAGTACCATTCAACGTCTGCGAGACGGTGGGGATGAAGTGCACTGTTGCGCCGTTGGCATTGGACCACGCCTTGTAGACACCATATGCCAGAGGATTGTCTGGGTGGATGGTACCGAGCTGAGTAGTGATGTCGGCCAGGGTATTGACCGAACCGACTTCGCGGGCAATGGCCTGGAATGCACGATACTGAAGGTAGAACTTACCTGCAGTGACATATGCATCGGTTTGACCGCTGTTTACGGCGGAGTCGCGAGTGATGAGAATGTTCTCTACCAGCAAGTTACGTGCATCAGAATCGGTTGGATTCTGCAAAGTCCAGTTTGGATTGACTCCGTTTGGTTGGTACTTACCGAGCTCAACAGTCTTCTTCTTGGAGAGTCTGAGGTGGGCTGGGGTAACTGACGAAGTAACCGCATCAGCAAAAACCAACTTATCTAGCACTGGGACGGATGCGCCAGTCACGGGAATCGTGAAGACGTCGCCACGAACAAAGCCCTTCTGTTGATTGGCTAGAGTGCCTCCTGCGCCACCAGCAACTAAGGTTATTTTAAGACCGTAGCTGCCAATAGTGATATCTGCAGTCTGGCCGTTAAGGACAGTAAATGTGCTGGTTACGTCAGCGCCATTGTTTGTAGAGACCTGGAACTGAGGGGCATTTGTGGTGTTTTCGTTTGCAAAGCTACCACCCTTGATGCAGCTAAGGATGTAGGTGGTGTTTGGAGTGCTAGCAGAGAAGCCGCCGGCGACAGTGCCAACAGTTGCAAAAGTACCGCCTGCGCCTAGAGTCAACTTAGTGTGAGCAACAGTGATGCTGAAAGATACGGTTGCACCAACAAAAGCTGTGTTATTAGAGAAGGCGAGTGCAACTGTAGCCCCACTTGGCAGAGCAGTAGTCACACCGGTTGTTTTGCCTGTTCCCGTAGCGCTATCTAGTCCAGTGTCGGAAACTACTACGTAATCTACGGTCGTTGAAGTAACGGCCGTTACTGTGAGAGTATAGTTCGTTACAGTTCTACCAATAGATCTTGGATCTGCTGCATAAACAGTAGCTCCAGTGCCAGTTAGATAGGCTGCTCTACTTAGGGTAAAGTTAAATCCAGATACTCCTCCAATGCCGCTTTGGCTAGCGCCAGTTGCCGCACTAGATAACCCTTGGCTAGCCTCAGCGGCTATGTTATCCTTCTGAGTGCCTCCAGGCGTGCCAGACGAAGCACCAACTACAGTACCATCGAAACCGGTTACGACCGAAGTGTGGGCCAGACCTGAAGAGCTATAGATCTGGACAATATCGCCAACGGCGACATCCTGCACCAAGTTTACGTTACGAACTGTGCTAGAGCCCTTCCAACCCTGAGTTGAAACGCTGGAAGAGATGCTATTGGTACCTGCTGAAAGCGCAGTAGCAGCAAAGTTATTAGATTGAGCTAACTGAGCGTAAGTAAGGTAAGCGTCTTCTACGAAAACCTTAGCATAATCGGCATCGAGCAATGAGGCATAGGCAATGCTGGGAATGGCGTAAGTGGTATCTGCAGTGAAGATACTTCTATCCGTACCGACATGGCTTGCGTCACTGCGCGTTGCTACAGTGGCGATAAAGCCAGAGGACTTCTCTGCGGCAACACCATAGCGAACTAGCTGGCAGCTAGGACCTACGATGCAGGCTCTGAGCTGCTGGGCCACGACATCAGGGGTAGCTTCAAATTCACGTCTAACGATTACGGCTGGTTTTGGGCTGGCCATAGTTCGGTCATGCTCCTAGTTGATAGTTGATCTCTGTGTTCTTCATTATAGCATTAACTGAGATTTGTCTCAGCAAACGAGACGCCTGGGGAGTTAAAGTCCAGGAGTAAACAAATTCGTACTGCACCGGAATCTGAATTACGATATTTTCCAGATTTTGTTCCATATCTCCGGGCTCATTGATTGCCGGGACTTCCCATCGAGAAAAGCCCATCCATTCTCTTAATAGTGGGCCAAAATGGCTTAAATAGCCATGTACCTCTCTAGCAATCAGTTCGGCTTGAGCTACTGTTTTGGCTAACACCAATACAGTATGAGTACCAGTGATTCGCTTGTAATAGTCCGATCCAGTGCCTCCTAAGGCTCTGTCTCCGATACTAAGTTTATTCTCCTGCCACACTCCTGGCTTTATCAAAATGGCAGGACGGACGCCCATTTGAGATACGTTAACTGAAAAATAGTTTTCAATTATTACTTGAAAAGGTGCCTTAAGCGCCTCTTCAGTAGCCTCGGGAGCCCAGTAAAATTCTTTTAATTGTGGGTGCAATATATTGTCAGAGCTACTAAATAGCTGGCGCAGACAATCCTGCAGCACTCCGCTTACAGCAAGCCGGGAAGGAAACTGGCAACCTATATGAGCCTCTGGATTTAGCTCTGCAGGTTTGTCAATCTCAGTTGTATTAGGCTCGGCCATTCAGATAATTATAGTAAAAAACCTTTAGCGATGCAATCTACATTTTGCAGACCACGAAGTATTCGCTTTTATCTAGCTGATTTTCTTCAAGTATTTCAAAATTCGAGATGCCAATACTGAGCAGCAAGTTTCTAATTTCAACCTTGCTGAAATAGACAAATCGATCCTGCTGAAATACTCTTAGTTCGTCTTTTAATGTTTCTTTAAATACGGTAAAGATCAGTGTGGAGCTACATACCTTTTTAGCTGATTGCAGCAGCTGCTTCAAGATAAGTTTGTTTTTTAGCTCATCTCTGTCTATGTTGTAGGTAACCGTACCAAATAGGCAGACCAAATCGTATTTGCCGGAGACGGGAATAGCAGAATAGGTCGGACACTTGCAGTGCGCTAGAGCTTCTGGTCTGATATCTACGGCCTCGTAGTGAACCTTTATGTCCTTTAGTCTTAGCCAATCCTGTAAAAAACAAGGCCCAGAGCCTACATCAAGCACTGAGCTAAAAGAAAACCTATCCAAGATTGAGAATCTTTTTTCTGCTGCCGCTTTGCCGTAGCCGTTACTGAGTCCGTCTCTATATATGTCGTTTATAGAAAAGCTCATGTTAGCCCAGGATTTCCTGCTTTCGATTCTCCGTCAGCAGATTGATGGATACCAGATAGTCCAATCCAGCTAGAGTAACCTCATTGTCCGTCGAAATCTCTTGTGCAGCTCCGGCGAGTTGTTGGAAGTCGGCAACCTGAGGATCAGTAAGAGCCGCAGCTCTAAATGCAGCTCTCTCGTCTGCCGTAAATCGCAGCAAGAATTGATACGCCGTGTATGTTTTTGGAGTATGGGTTGGATTTCCGAAGAATCTTGGATTTTGATTCTCGTCGTAATTCTGGCCTATAAGGCAAGATTCGTTTTCTGATAGCGCTACTAAATATAGTCCGTCTCCTGGATTCCAGGAAAAATCGGCAATCGCTACGTTGATAACGGTATCTGTATTGGAATCAATTATTGCGCAACGCATAGATGCCTCTTAGTAAGCGATAATCAACACGTATCCATTTCCGCCTCTACCGCCAGAGCCAGTGGTTATATCGTTCAATGCCCCGCCTCCGCCTCCGCCTCCGCTACCGCGATAGCCAGCACCACCACTGTTTGCGGAAGTGGAACCGCCTCCGCCTCCACCAGGACCTCCAAATCCAGGACCAAGCACTCCACCAAACGGAGATCCTATAATCGCTGCTGCGCTGAGTGGAGGCGTTGCTGTGTTTATTGAGCCGCCATTAAGTACGTTAGTGTTTCGAGCTACATTGGGCCAAGTAACCGTAGAAGTGTTTACTGTGGGTTGGGTAATACCCCCACCAGAACCCGCTGCGCCCGCACCACCTGTACCTACTCCTCCGCCGCCTGCACCACCATTAGAATACGGATTAAGTACGGTAACACCAGTTCCGCCGAAGTTAGTACCACCGTTACCGCCAGCGCCAGCCGAAAATGTCGTTCCGTAAACCATTCTAACTGCTGCGCCACCTGATATACCGCTAGTATTTGATCCACCCTGTCCTAGTCCACCGCCAACTGCCGTGATAAGAGTGCCTGGTAGGCCTGGAACGGTAATGGTAGTGCTTGCGCCGCCGCCCCCGTTACTTCCCGAGGCATTATTTGTTATAGCGCCAGATCCGGCGGTTCCACCCGCTCCAATGGTTATTAGAAGAGTAGAACCTACGCTCAATCCTAGCTCTCGAACATCAAAGGTAGTTAATACAGCACAGCCTCCAGCGCCACCACCTCCACCGAAAGAGTTAGTACCAGATGCTCTTCGGCCTCCGCCTCCACCGCCGCCTCCACCGCCCACTGCAAGGATGGTCAGCTGCGTAGCGCCCGCAGGAATAGTGTAGCTGCCGCTAACATCAAACTCCTTTAATTCGATAGGGCTAGACCTAACACCTAGTGGAAATCCAAAAATACCAGTATTCATAGTAAACCAGACTCGACGATTACATTGAACGTTTCGGTATTGTTAGTCGAGGCTCTAAGCAAAGCAGTATTTCCACCAGGTAGAATGAATCCCGCCAATTCGTTTACTTCCATTCTAAACGCAGCAACAGAGGTGCTGGGAGTAATTGAAGGCACCAGCTTCTCGCAGATAAGTCTATTGGTGGTTCCGTTGTCTAGGGACAAATAGAATCTAATTACTCCGTTAGTAGTAGTTCCGGTTGCTTGAACTATCACTCTGGATATGCGTTCGCCTACTCCGGCAGCGGCAGAAGTAGCAGGCCCTGCTGCCACAGTGACTATAGTTCCAGTGCCGTCTCTATTGGTGTTTGCAGTAGTAAGCTGACTGTATTCCAGGTTTGGTTGTACCGTAAACTGTGCTGTTGTAGCCATATATATACCTCAGACTATTCCTCGTGAGTATAGAGAAAGTATCTCGGCGGAGCTTAAGTCTCCTCCGCTGGGAGTGTTCCAAGTAAGAGTTCCAGAGCCGTTTGTCGTAAGTACTTGTCCGTTAGAGCCTCGAGTAGTAGGGAAGGTATAGGAGTTGGCTCCTGCAGCGTAGAATGTAATTGTGTTGCCGGTGTCGTTGACTTCAAGTACATTGCCGTTGCCTCCTCCTTCCCAGTCTCCTATTCTGGTTATGTTTACTCCTCCAAATCCCATACTGCCGGACTGGTCGGAATTATTAAAGCCAAAATCAGTTGTATTGACTGAAAAGTAAAGACTATTTTCTACCTTGCTGTTAGTGTAGGTGCCGCCTAGACCGGCGCCTCCAAACAAATTAATGGTACTTCCGGTTGCGCTGCTGCCAATAGTAAAAGTTTGAGCAGCAATAGCACTGGCGGCAAAGTTTACGGTAGTAGCAGAGTCCGCTATGTTGAATGTGGAAGACGACGTGGTGATGTCGCCACCATTGACGGCCAGATCTCCTGCCACTGTCAGCGTATCAGTAGTCTTGTTGTAGGTGAGTCCGGCATCTCCACCAAATGCACTGCTGTCGTTAAATTGAACTTGAGTATCCGAACCGCCAGGAGATCCGCCGCCACCTGATACGGTGGACCATTTCAACGTGGCATCGTTGCCCGTCACTACATCTATGGCAAGAACTTGATTTGCCGAACCTACAGCCGTAGGCAAGGTGTATACGTTGTTATTTGCTACTGTAGTTGCCGCCGTAAGGGCTACGTAATTAGACGAATCGGAATCAGCAAATCTGAATTCTTTTTTGTCTCTAAGTGTCATGTGCCCAGAGAAGCTCTTTGCGCCGCTGATGGTCTGCGTGGTCGAGATGGTGACCAGATTGCTGGTCAGATCACTCATTGCAGACAATGACTTTACGGTACCAGAGCTGTTCTTAAAAAAGATTTTCTCGTCGACAGTGTTGATTGCCAACTCACCAGCCGCCAGCTGTCCACCCGTGGGAACAGCTGTAGAAGTTGCGCTTCTTTTAATGAGTACCGTATGGGCCATGGGAACCTGCTTTTAAAAATCGTCTTTAGTCGACTCTACTACAGCTGGCCTCTTAGAGACTGTTTTACTAGAAGCTTTTAAAGAAGCCTCCAGTTCAAAGATTCTGGATTTGGCGAGTGCCAACTGTCCGTCTAGATCTGCAATGCGAGCATTTGCTTGAGTCAACGCATTGCGCATAACGCTCTCGTCAGAAACCAACTTAGAGCTAGTACTGTCTAAATTGGACTTTATCTTGGCGAGTTCCTCTGTCAGATGTCGATTTTTTGTAAGCTCGACATGGAGGTTAGTCTCCAAAATCATGTTGGAGTTGAACAACTCCTGGCACTTTCTTTGAAGTACGGGGACGGCGACGATCTCTAAGTAATTTGGCTCTTGCATGAGGCCATCTTAGTATCAGTACCCACCGCCGTCAACTGTGTTTGTCCATGTTGGAACTCCAGAAGCATTTACTGATAGAATCTGGCCTACAGAGTTTGTCCCATCCCAGGTTCCTGCGGCAGTAACGTTCAGTGCAGAAGAGCCGTTGCCATAGATGACACCGTTGGACGTAAAGCTGGTGACTCCAGTACCGCCGTTACCTACAGCAACAGTGCCTGTTACGTTTGCTGCGTTTCCGGTAATATTGCTGTCCGTGAATGCTAATGTCTTTGTGGCAGATCCATTATAGAACTTTAAAGTACCTGCGTTGTTCCAAAGATCTCCGGAAACTGGCGCGGAGGGATCTGCAGCTGCGCCCGCTAATAGGATATTGGCGGTTGAGGACGAGGTGGTAACAGTGGTTACCTTGCCGGTCATTGTTCCGCCGGCCTTGGGTAGAGCGGCGTTTGCTAAATCATATGCAGACTTAACTGATGCTGGAGTGGCTGCAGTCGTTGTAGACGTCGAGCTGATGCTATCGGTCAGCTGCAGAATACCGGTCTGAGAGGTGCTGCCTGTGCGAACGTCCGCATAGTCGCCAGCAGTAACTCGGCCGTAAGAATCAACAGTAATAGATTTTGCAAAATTAATGCCTGCGCTGCCTATACTTCCAGTATAGCCAACTATTGCTAAGTCTATGCTGTCTGCGTTAACTACGATTCTGCCTGAATTGGCGGTGACTACGTTTAACGTGTTTCCTGATTTTGTGAGGCCGTCGCCTGCGGTAATCTGCCCGGCACCAGAAAACTGAGCCCAGTTAAGAGATGTACCAGAGCCTCCACCGATCACAATAGGAGCATTAGTGGTAAGAACCCAACCGGAATCCGCGTTTACTGTGCCTTCTTCTACAAAAGTAAATGCTCCTGGAGTGACTTCAACGTCAGAATCAAAGTCGGTAGCTCGATCCCAAACACCGTTAGATCCGGTACCTGCAGTAGTCACTACCCAAATACCATTCTGGGCTCCAGTGCTTTGGTCTTTGAGCAAAATTCTATCGCCGGCAACGAGAGTAACTCCATCGATAGAGTTAGTCGCTCCTGTGATCTGGCCTCTCGCTGAGGTGCCGCCTGTTGCAGAGTAGGTAACAGAGATATTGGCCGTAGACGCGACATGGACTGAGTCTTTTACGTCCAAGCCTGTCTTAACTGCATCTACATACTGCTTAGTAGCTGCATGCAGCGCTGAGCTGGGATCTGCAGCAAGAGTAATTGCTCCAGTCATCGTGCCGCCTGATTTTGGCAAAGCGGCATTAGCCAGATCATAAGCAGACTTTACGGAATTAGGAGTGGCTGCCGTAGTAGTCGAGGTGGAGCTAGTCGAGTCCGTAAGCTGCAGAATACCTGCAGAGCTAGTGCTTCCAGCAGCAACTGCAAACAACGCGTTGTCTCCGTGAGTAGCGTCGTTATTTGTTACAGTTACGGATAAAGGACTGGTGGCTCGTAGTTTAAACGTATCTCCGCCAGAGGCAGCAGCGGTGTTAGTGCCGTCTGTAATATTGGAGAACGCGTTTGCAGAAACGCTAGACCAACTAAGAGTGCCGCTGCCGTTGGTAGTAAGTACGTTGCCGTTAGAACCACCGGTAATAGACAAAGTGGTGGTACTGAACGTCTTTACTCCGGTCGGCGTTTGGTTAGTATCAAGTGTAAGAAACGCTCCAGAACCTCCGATCTTAATGACAGAGCTGGAGGCCGAGCTGTTTCCGCCCTTGCCGTAGTACAGAATGTCGTTGTTCTCGTTGAACGCCAATTCTGCATTTACAGTCTGCGATGTAGTTGGTGCAGTAGAGTCAGACGATCTGCGCTTAATACGAATTGTGTTTGCCATGACTTACCTTTCTATGTGAGCCTGGATTATAGTAAATTAAACTATAGATGCCAGCTTATACTATCTCAAACCAGGACATGTCTGCCAATATATTAGTATTACTACCAGTGCCTGCAGCTACAACAAGAGTAAAGGTATCGCTAACTCCAGCTAAAGTACGCCCCAACTGAAAATTAAAGCTATTTGCGGAGTTTATGTTTACAGTCTCTTTGTTGTTTATATAGCCTCCAATTATGTCCGTGCCGGTAGCACCAGTAGTGCCAGCAGTATGAACGCAATACGAAACATTGTTGTTGTAATGCGTAGTAAAAACGGGGGCAGTCCCGGTAAATGAGGGATTTAGAAGAACTCTGTAGCTAATCCAGGTACTTGAAGTTGCAGTTATGCTTATATCGGAAGGGATTATGACGCTGTCCAAACGTCCTGGAGCAAGACGTATTGACAAAACAGGTCTGTAGTTTCCATGAGCTCCTAGATCTAGAGGCGTTGTGCCGTTAGAAATATTGTATCGTCTACTAAATCCCTCGTATCCACCATCGGATATCACGCTAGAGCAGATCTGCTTTGCTGTAGAGTTGGCTAACGTAGTATTTACGTTTTCAATCTCTTGTCGCAACGGCAGTACCGCAGTGGTCATATAGGTGGTTGGTTTTAGATTCTCGTTATGAAATATATGGGCTACTATGGGACGACCGTCGACTATAAAGCCCACTCGTACGTCGCCTACTCCGAGCCACTCAATATCCATCCACAGAATGTTGCCTTTGGTTAGGTCTATCGTTCTACCTGAGGGACCGGTTCCATTGAACTTATCTCCATTCCAGGACGATTGAGCTACTTTTGTTTCCTGTATAGCGCCAGAAACAAAACTTCTAAGAACTAAGTAGATCGTGTTGTCTAGTTGCTCAAGAAATATTCCATTCTCGGCACCAAAGTATCCAACGCGTTGTCGTAGATTTGGTTGGGCTGCGGCAAAGACAAACGTGGTGAATATAAGTAATGACTTTCCCGGCTGATACGGGAATACTCTCTTTGTCTCTCTAATAACTCTGGCTTTAGATAATGTATTTACAGACAGATCTATTGCACTTTCGTTCGGCAGATATGTAACGGATCCCCCGGCGGTCGTAGAGGTAGACCATTTGTCGTTCTCCTGGTATCTATGCTGCGAATCAAAAATGGTAAATGGATTTGATACTCTAAGCCGGTTAAACGCATCTACGGCGTTTGGTACAAATCCAACCTCATTGTTAAAAAGATAGCTCATATGATTCTCCAGCCAGAACGATAGATAAATTGCAATGCGCCGTTATTTAGATTTAAAATTACAGAAGCCTGATTGTCTATCAGTCCAGTAGCGGCAGTTATAGTGATTGCTCTATTGACGTATCCAGCTTGACCAGACTCATCTTTGACTGTGAGCATCTGACCAGTTGCAGGATTGCTTGGCAACGTAATGGCAACGGTGCCGGCGTAGTTGACTCCGATATACGCATCCGTGATCAATGCCGAATAGCTGGACGAAGTCACAACAACAGTATTCGACAAACCTACTGAACCGGCTGGACCCGTAGGACCGGCTGGACCCGTAGGACCGGCTGGACCCGTGGCCCCAGGGGCCCCAGGAGCCCCTGGAGAACCGGGAGGCCCTGGAGGACCCGGAATACCCGGAGCACTTGGAGTGGCAGGGCTTGTGTAGTTAGGTACTGCCCACTCAGGAGTTGGCAGTGGCGCTTTGACAGTGCTTGTTGCAAATGCCGTAGAGGGAGGAGTAAATCCTTCTTTGTTCAGAGACACCAGCAAAGGCACTATGTCTACCAGTGGCATTTCCTTGATCTGCATCTTGGCGGCAACTGGATGCAGGCCCAATCGCCCTATGATCGAGTAGTCTTTGATCTCGTATAGACGGCTAGTCTCAGCCTCCATCCACAGGTCTCTACTTGCTGCAACTGGAAATACCAGGCATCGGGCTTCAATGGCTCTGATCTCCTGAGGACCGGCAACGCTAGGCTGATCTCTTTGGTCCTCAGTACTCATAGCCAGTACTGGAAACTCTACTCCTGGAAAGTAGCCATCCTTGAATCCCGTGCCTGCGCAGTCACGGCACATGCTGTGGACCAAGATGCCGGTATTCTTGTCGGTGCAGCTGCAGGCGGGACCATAGTATCTACGTTTAAATAGAAAACCCTTGGCAGCTCCTCTGTCGTTTCTCAGAGCCAGGTTTTCCTTACGGAGCAGCTCTCGTACCAGCCCCAGGTTTTTATCGTTTACGTTTCCCTGCAGTCCCCGCGCAGGAGAGTAGTATTCTCCAGCTGGAGTAGTCAGCTTTACTCTGTAAAAAGCCGCAGAGGGCATACCGGCATCTCTGAACTTTACGTCCATGAGATAGTCCACCTTCTGGCCGGAGCTTATGACGTAGTATTCCCCCGTATCGAAGCCAGTGGATATAGGGCTGAACTGAAGTTCAAATGTGTGCGGATATGGATCGTCGAACCGGGAGTCTAATACCCACGATACTGCAGTACGACCTAGTCCATCATAGAGAATGCGCAGGTCCTTGAAAGGCTCTCCCATAAATCACCTCAGACCTGGTCGTATGGGCCAGGCAGCCAGGCAAAACCGCCCATGATGTTGATCTCGAATTTCTTCTCCTGGCAGAACATCTGGAACTTTGCTAATTCCTGTTCGGCCATCTGAAGGTAGGTAGCTCCCTTGTTCTTGTCGTCTACGCTAAGACCTCCAGAGCTGTAGGGCAACTGGTTTCGGAAGTAGTGGTACGACGCGATCTTCATCAACTCTCCGATAGTGGCGTTGATGTGCGCCCGGCGCCAGGGAAAGTTGTGTATATCGTACTGTCCTACGTCGGGAGACATGGAATTCCAGGCGTCGATAGGCCGAGTGATGCAGAAGGCGATCTCGTTGTCGCTGAACTCTACGTCATTTAACAGAGTATTGGACTCCGGATAATCCCGTAGCGCCATGCGGATCTCCGCTACCGTCACTGGTCGGTTTATCGAACTGATCTTGGGTGTGATCTCAAGATACCTGGGAGTCTGGTATATGAGCTTGCCGTCCAGGTTGTAGACCTGAATTGATGCAAGGTGCAAGCCTGGATCAGACAGAATGTTCGGCGGAATGTATATCTCAATCTCGCCGTAATCCGAACGAATTACGGTGACGTCTATCTCAGTGTAGTTCTCGTTGAATAGAGATTCCCGCACTACATAGCGCAACTTCATATCCACTATGTTCAACGGATTGTTGTCAGGAGTGAATATCTGCGTGCGAAAGAAGGCGGCTCCGTCCTGAGCAACCTGGTCCACCGGCAAGTAATTAGACTTTGATCTATAGGGGCTTGCCGGGATCTTGTGTCGGTTGGCTCCAACGACTACCGCCACTGGGCCCAAGACGATATTGCTTTGAGTGCTAGGGTAGGGCATGGGTTATACCGTCGTTATAGTTCCAAGAACGTTGCAGGAAGCGGCAATGGTATTTACGGTGCTGGAATAGAAATAGCCGTCCCAATACTCCTCTGGCTCCGGAGTATAAGCATACGCAAAAGCTCTGGCTGTGACTGGATTGGTCTGGAGTCTCGTGATGTCTCCGGTCTCCTCACCTCCTACGGTCACTGAGGCAAAGCCATAAAGCTCTCCTCTGAAGGTGGTCGTAGCGCCAGAAGTTCTGACGGACTCATAGCTATCTAGAGTCGCTGAGGAGATCAGCACAGATACCTGAGTTGCCGTAATTACAAATCTATTTGGAGTGACGCTTTTGGTAACTGTCTCAATAACGGCATTTGGATTCGGACTACCCAACGCGCCGATCAATCTAGCATCGTAAAGTTTAAACACAACGTCTTGAATGTCTGGTATGGCTATATTGTGAAAAAACCGCTCCGTAGGAAAAGACATGTAGAAGTCTTCGCCTACGGGAATAGCGGTAAATACAGTATTGCTTGCGTTTCCAGCTGACATAGATGCAGTAATTATAGCACGCCAGCCGGTAGAAAACTAACGTTGATTATTCGGCAGGTTCTGCAGTTACTACCACTAGTGTTGCAAAGTTGCCGCCAACGTTAGAGTCCTGAATAGCCAGAGTCTTTATTGGCTGAGTGCCGTTGGCAGAACTTCCATAGGTAAACGTATATGAGTTGGTTAAGTTTGTGGTGATCGAGTTTGCAACAGGCAACGGTCTGGCAGATTTTGAGAAATCGTTCACAGTAAAGTTTAGATACTTTGCCGGATCTTTAAATCTGTTTAAAATCTCCGCTCTGTTATTTCGACAATAGGTAAGGTTGCAGGCGTTATACAGCTTGCCAGTAAAGACTATATTTCCGGCAACGTCTCGGCCTCTCACGTCTACGACCATATTGTTTTTTGCCAATCCTCTTACGTCTGTTTCAGAATATACAAAGTATATTTCGTTGGCAACATAGGCTAGTGGTACGGAGACTCCATTACTCACAGGATTATCGTAGGTTCCAAGCCCAGTATAAGCAGGAAGATAAGGCGTTGGCTTGCCGCCGTATGCGTCTGGACCATAGTTGTCGATCAGTGCGCAGAACTCAAGACGCCAAGTGTTTTGATTACTTAAACGACAAGCTACAATTATTGGATGCGGATTACTGTTAGTGTCGTAGGTAATGATTCTATTATTACTGGCAAGGTTGGAGTAACTGGAACCTGATGCGATCAGCTCAATGGTATCTGTAGGCTTTACTACATACTCTGCGGCTGTTGATGCTCTACTGCCAACGCCGACAACTTCCCTAAGGGCTGCCGAATAGTTAAGTCTGACTTCTCCAGCCGCAGTACAGCCCACTCTAGCGGTAAGTAATCCGGAAGTCTCGTAGATATAGGTACTGCCCGGTCCCTGAATCCAAGTAGGGAATACTGTACTAGAGGACGGATCAAGAAAAGATCCAATCTTTTGCTCTAAATTAGAGTTCCATAGCCAGCCATTTGGATATACCGGGTTACCCATTAAAAAAGTGTAATACGGAATAGCTCCAGAGAGTGCTTCCTGCTCTGGATCATTAAGTATGGCGTTTGGGGCTATGAGTACAGGTCTAGTAGCAGATGTAGGATTGCTGGATACGTTGAAAGCCTGTACTGAAACCTTGTAAGAAGACACCTCCCAGTTGGGAGTATCAAAGAACAGATTTACACGCCTACCCATGGTCCAACCTGTATCGTAGGTTGGCAAATCTGTATTTGTATTAAATCCAGGTGCAGGCCAAGGAGCGTTGGTACCATCCATTGTGCTAGGAAAGCTTAATGGAAAAGGCTGAAATCTATGATCAGCCGCGTTTCCTAGGATAAGGTATCGGGTATACGTGCTTCGCTGGAAGCTCATTGTGCCTCCAAGACTAGCTAATTGGATTTATCGTGATCGCAATCTGCGGATAGGAGGTAGCAGTGCCGGAGTTTATAAGGGCTAAGCATCTATAAGGCTCGGATCCAGCTACGTAATCTCTGTCGATTGTGATTCGCTGCGAGTTAAAAGCAGTAGTAGTTACTGTAGGCAGAGGACGGAAATTGGCATTAGCCCAGGCTCTTGATACTTGTAGGAATCTAGTGGGGTCAAATAGCTTAGCTACTACTCCTGACTTATTGTTACTGGAGTAGGTTAGATTGACGCAGCTTACTAGGTTGCCGGTAAATACTGGAGTGCCGCCGCTATCCTTACCTACAACTGTAACTGCCAATCCGTCAACCGCCAGTTTTCTGAAGTCTGAGGCGCCGTACTTTAGGACGTACTCGTAAGAGGTCTCTGTAGCAGTAAGGGCGCCGGTTGCCGTAGAGGTAGGGAATCCCGTTGCATCAGATCCGACAATTACTACTCTACCAGTACCGTCTAGATCCAACGAAGCGTTAAATTCGACGTAGTAGCTGTCAGAATTGTTTTTAACTCTTGTTGCCAGTACGGTTAAATTTGAACCTGTAGTAAGGTTATCTGCAATGTGCCCATTAGTGGCAACATCTAGAATATCTGAGGGCTGAACCCAGGCAGAATTTGCCGCCGAGGCTCGGGCTCCAACAGGAACTACGTTTGTTAAAATACCGCAGTAAGTTACGTTTATAGCGGTATTTAGAGTGTTCGCAAAGGCAACATTTCCACGTATGAAGTGGTTAGTTACATTTGCCACCGTGTCTACGATCATAACGTTAGGGGCAGCTAGAAGCGGAGTTCCAGCAGCGGTATGAGCGTACTCTAGATTGATGCTAAAGGTGCTTGAGGGCCAGGCCGGAGTCTCAAAGAAAATATTAACAGCCCTACCTGAAACCCATAAAGAGCTGTTAATAACTGGAGCGCTAGTACTAAATGCCTGCGGAGCAACTGTAAGCTCGTTGGCAGTAGGGCTGGCAGGAGTGCCTCGATCCTGAAGTTTCAGATATCGAGTTACAGGAGCCTGATGGAAGTTCACTTGAACGCTCCTTTCGAGTAGTTATTAGCTAACTACATCAAGGAACGTAAGGAGCTCCTCGTCAGAAACACCACCGGGGACGTCTGCAGCTGCAGCCTTGTTCATTGGAGCTACTGGAACGCCAGCGGCCTCAAGACCAGAATCAAGAGCGTGGTTCATGGCAGCGAGGGAGAGCTTGATCTGACCTTCGCTAGCGTGCTTGACGTTGAGGTTGCCGACGATGGTGTCGATGAGGGCATCGACTGAAACGCCGCTGGAGACCATTGCTGCAAACTTGCCATTGAGCTGCAGAGCATGGGCAAGGTCTGACTCGGACTCAAACTGAAGACCGTGTTCGGCGCAAGCCTTTACGAACTCAGGAATGTAGTAAGTGCCAACAAAGCTCTGGAGGGCAGCGATCTTACGGGACTCGTTGTTTTGAGTATCTGACATTTGAGATTCCTTTTTGGAGTATTTTGCCTTAGCCTCAGCTAATTGCTTCTGGTAGTTTTTCTTGAAGCCTGCCGGATCGGGCTTGTCTGCACCGATGGAAACCAGGTGCTTGTACATAGCCTCGATGAATTCTGGGGAATTTGGATCTGTAGGGCCGTCTGAAAACATTTTCGTATCCTTGGTAATTCCTACGGGGGGATTTCTCCCCCCGTAGGTGTTGCATCATATCTTTGAATTATGCGAAGTCAACTCGGGAGACGGCTGCAGCATTTGCAATACCGCCACCAAGCATCTCGTAGGCGTACCAGGAGAGCATTGGACCTTCACGCTTGACGAACATGGTGGTGTCCTCAAGGAAGTAAAGGCGACCAAGGAACTCAGGTGCAGCAAAGAGGAACATGCTGTTGTTGGGGACGAGGTCGTCCTTAATGGTGGTGATCCAGTTGAGGCTGCACCACTTGGTTGCCTCGCCTGCCCAGCCATTGACCAGAATGTTCTGAGCCATGTCGCCACCGACTTCTTCACGAGTCCACTTCTCGAACTCGAGAGCAGTCTTCTGGTTGACAAGAGCGGTCTGAGGACGGAGGCGAGCGCCTGCGGTCATCATGAGCTTCTTGGCCTCAACGACGTTCTCACGAGTGAGACCGCCGGAGAGAGTCTTCCATAGCGTGATGTTGGTGCCGTTTGGACCGTAGGGAACTAGCTCGTTTGCGGTCATGAGGTCGTTGGAGAGCAGCGAATTGATCGTCTGGATGAACTTGCCGTCTTCCTCTGCCTGGAGATCCTTGAGCGCATTGTCGCTAATGACCTGACGGATGTCGAGATCATAGTCGTGAAGCTCCGCAACGTCCTTGTTGAACATTGGAGTTGCAATGCGGCTGAAGGTAACGAGCCAACGCTTACCGTAGATGTAGGTTCCGCTGGGGAACTCACCGAAGGGAATCGACATCGCTCCAGGTGAATCTGGCTCGAGTTCGACGACCTTGGACGGCTTATCGGTGGAGACCTGCTTGGTGAGGTCGTCGCCGGTAATGGTCTGAGCGGGGAGAATCTTGCGGAGGAAACCCTCTTCACGAAGCTTCATGCGGATGTAATCCGACGTAGCGCGTGCAACTTTGATAGTTGACTCTGGGTTAAACTCCATCTGGTCGATGTGCTGACGAACTACTTGGTTCGCCCGCTTTTCCATATCTGAAAGATGTTCTAGTGCCATCTGTATTTACTCCTGGGTAGGTTTAGGTTTAGGTTTAATTTGAATTAGATTGCTGGCCACCAGTTGACGTAGAAATAAACCATATTTACGCCGTACTGGTTCTTGGCTACGCCTGAAGTAGCAATACCAATGACCTGGTTGGTGTTTTGAGTGGCATTTATGGCGTAGCCGTATGCACTTGGAGTACCGGTGCTAGCAAAAGTAGCAATCTTGCCTGCTGCGGAAGTGCTAGCCATAAGTAGTTGACCTGCGGTGGGAGCACCGTCGTACTCAGTGGTACCGAGCTCGTATGCGCCGGTACCAACGAGGCAGCTAACGCCGACTTCGCCCTGAGCGACTTGAGTAGACTTCTGAGCAGCCATGTTGCCCTGATAACGAACTGCATCGTTATCTTCGATACCGCCACGTGCAAAGAGTGGCATTGCATTACCGGTAGCTGCACCCTTTGCAAACTGGCCGCTGGTGTTAAGGTAGCCGATAGCGCCAGCAACAACACCAGTAGCGGTGGTGCCGTTATAGCCAGCAACGGGGCAAACGCGAGAAAGTTGACGCTCATCCCACCATCCACGGACGGGATCGAGCATGTTTGTGGTCATCTGAGTTAAGTTCTTGTAAGGCATTGTTTATTCTCCGAATCTTGGATTCGTATAGTGTAGAACAGAAGTTCTTTCTTTTCAATTTAGCTGAGGAGAGCCTCGCACCAGGCCGACGAGGACTGGTTGCCAGGAACCGCAGCGGATTTTGCGGAAACAGAGGAAGGAACACCTACCGCAAGATTACGAGCCTGGCCCACTTCGGCCTGAAGGGCAGCAATCTTGTTGGTAAGAGACGCGATAGTCTTGAGAGCGCCATCATTTGTCATGATGTAGTTTGCGAACTCAGACTGACGAGCTGGATCAAGTCCAGCGTGTTTGACAAGGTCTGCAACCCGAGCTTCGGCTTCCTTACGAGAAACCGGGCTTGGAGTTGCAGTTGGCTGGGGTGCGGAGATAGTCGAAACCATCTCAGGCACACGCTCCATGAAAGATGCGATCTTTTCTAGCGCTTTAACTGGAATTTTAATATTACTCACGACTGAATCCCTTTATAGATTGAGTTAAGTTCATTGCGAAGACGGCTGGCGGAACGCAGAGTCTGGAACTTTGCGCCTGCGCGCTTTACAGCACCGTCACAAGTCTGAAGGAAAGAAACCTGAGCTGCGGAGAGCTTGGTAGGATCTACCTTACCTGCAGCAATCAGAGCAGAAGCCTTGGCGTAGGAGCGAACATCGGACTCCTTCATGCCTTCCTGTTGCATGAGTGCCATAAGAGCAGCTTCATCCTCAGGAGTCATTGGAGGCTCTTGGCCCTCAGCACCCATCATGGCAGGATCCATCATGGCGGCCATCTCGTCTGGAGCGCCACCGCCTGCTGGCATTGCAGCCATGTCCATAAGTGCTTGCTCGGCAGCAGCCTCTTCGTCAGAAGAAATTTCCTCTTCTGATTCGGGAGACTCCTCCTCGCCTTCCTCTTCCTCTTCCATCATTTCGTCTTCTGCGAGCTTACGAAAGGTGCGGCCCTTGCGGGAAGAGCCCTCCTTCTCTGCTTTAATCTCGGCTTCGAGTGCAGCAGCAGCCTTCTTTAGCTTCTTGAGCTGAGACATCTTCTCCTCAGCGTCATCGCCTGGCTTCTTGTCTGCCCAGTCTGGAACGCCATCGCCGTCGGCATCTGGCTTCTTCTTCTCAGACTTTTCGGCAGGCTTGGCATCAGCCTGAGCGCCGGCCATAACTTCTGCAAACTTAGGAGTGCCGTCGATCTCAGCAAGAATGTCGTAAGCTGCGATCTTCTCAGCCATGCCGTGAATCTGAGCTGCGGCTGCGGCTTGCTTCTCGGCCTGAATTACTGGAAGAACGTGAGGAGCTGCAAACTTGTCCATGACAGCGGTAACAGACTGAACAAAAGACTCAGCATCACGAGCGGCTGCAGTCTTCATGTCCTCGCGCATGGACAACATGTCACGGATGGCCATCTCGCGAATTGCAGCCAACTTAGCTGCAGCGTCCTTGCCCTGCTCCTTGGTGAGAGGGATGTTGCCATCGTTATCAGCGTTTACTGGATAAGCAGCGGTGCCCTTAGCATCCTTCTTGCTGTTATCTGTTGCTTCTTGGTCTACGTTACCGGTGACGTAAGAGTCCGCCTTCTGAGAAGCCTTAACGATATTGCGAAGTTCTGCAGCAAGGCTGCGAGCCTCTGCAATAAATGCATCAGCGGCGTTCTTACCCGAGGGGTGAGAAGAACCGGGATCGTTGTTGTCATTAAGGTTGTACTTACGCTCGACCTCTGGTGCTTCACCAGATGGGCGAACCTTTACACCCTTGTTGTGTCCAGGATCCTTCTGCTGACTACCAGCTTCAAGCTTGGTGTCGCTGTCGGTTCCGAGAGGATACATTGCCTTGTTGTCAGCGGTGTTTTCTGCGTAGCGATGACCAACAACTGCAGGAGAGGTGTGGTCGTCAGCTGCAGAGTTGCTGCCGCTGGGGTGTGACGTGTTTAGAATGCTCTCGCCTGGATTCTCAGCGCGCTTCTGAGTAAGGGCGCGAAGCTGTTCGACTAAAGCGCGGTGTTCAAAGCTAGTGGCCATAATGGTGTAGTTCCTTTACGTTTGTATTTATTCTACAGTGTTCTGACAAAATCCGCAAAAAATCAAATCATCTAGGTCGCTAGCGGAGGCAGCGGACTTGATGGAGTTAAGGGTCTCAAGCTGGTAACGAATATACTCTTTTGCCCAACTTGTGTCAATGTCGGAGGATAGCTTAATTGGGTTGGACTTTCCAATTTGAGTTCCGGCAATACGACCCATCAACGGAGTAGTGACGGATCTGTACGGGCTAATGCTGGAGCACAGCTCTGCAATCTTGCCGGAAATCTTCATAGTTGCAGGCTCATACAGCGAGCTTGAAACTAGGTCGTCCGCATTAAATTCTCGTAAGGCGTCTGCAACAGCAGATTTATTAAAATTAGCAGCCTGACTAGAACTCAACTTAGATCCCGTCATTAATGTGTAAAATTCTGCTGGACGCAGCATTACCCCATTATCAGACAATCCACGCATTACAGAGTCTAGGTGGGTTGGGATATAGCTAGATAGTTTCTTGACAACGGTATCGACGTCTTCCTGATTATCTAGTACGACTGGGCGCATAACGCCGTCGATGCGCTTCTCCATCTTGGAGATTTTTTCAAGAATTTTACGCTTGTCTTCTGCTGACTTAAAGCTGCAATTAAGCGTAGCCTCTATACCTTGAATATCATTTAAAGTATAGCCTAGCTCTTCAGCTAAAGCAGCACCGCCTGCAACTCCAGTAGATGCTTTCTTTAAAGTATAAGCAACTCTATCGGCAGGACGAATAACTCTAGAGATATCGAAGAAGGTAGAGCTGGGATTATCCACTCCTACTACCTTGCCGTCATCGAGAATCTTGCCCAAAGCTTCTTTGACGTGCCAGCAGTACTCTCGGGGAGTCTTTGCCTTATTAGAGCAAATTGAGCATACGTCGTGAGCGATTTTGCAAGCCATGGAGACCGGATAGCTGCCGTTGCGCTCTAACAAAGATAGCTCTTCGGCACACTTGGAGTTGTCGAGTTCCATAAGAAGCTCGACTCTGTCCATGTCCTCGTTGTATACGGCAGCCTTTACAACGCCGTAGCTAGGATCCATAGGCGTATTCTTATGGTGCCGGAATACCTTGGCATGGCTGATAAAAGTGGGGTGATCTCGTTGAAGATTGGCTCGTTTCCAGCCATCGCCGTTTCTGTTAAATCCGAACTTCTCGGAAGCAGTCATGGCAATAGTGTGAACAGCCGTCTTGTCTCTCCCTGGAGTATAGCCCTCGATCAGGCGAGAGAACATATTTGCTCTCTTCTCCTGACCAGAGTCCAGACCCTTAGATGAGAATCTAAGGATCTCGAACGGAGCGTCGCTACCGAGGTTAAAGTGATCTGGGCTGAAAGCTTTGATAAACATTGGAGTTACTTATTGAACGGGTACGTCTCGGCCAACAACATTTTCATATATCGTTGGCGTATCGGAGAAGAATCCTGGCTCAGCTCCTAATACAGCCGGATTGTAGCCAACTCTAGGTACTAATCCAGAGAGTGGACCGCCGGTAGGATCTTCTGGAGCGTTAAATCCGTAATTATATAAGTTGAACAGCTGCGGAATAGTCATACCTGCAAGAGCTGCATACATTGGAGCTCTACCGAAGCCTGAACCTTTAGGCCCTGTAGGCATTCCTCCAAAAAGGGTTGGGGCTACTGCGGCTCTTACGCCTGCAGCAGTAGGGATTCTAGATCCAGGTCGAAGCAAAGGAGTTTGCGGGTTAAATCTAGCAGTAGTAGTTACAGGCGCACCTTTTCCTTTTCCTGATCCTGATCCTGGCCGGGTGGCGGTTATATCAACAGGAGGTGTGCTGCTACCTCTTATTAAGAGGTTTGCAGCACTTGGACTTACACCGGGACCAACCATACCTTGAGACGCCATAGCAGCACGTAATGCCGTAGGATTTGGAGTATCTACTGAAACTGGTTGACCTGCACCTGAAACTGGACGCATTGCAACTGCGCTAAGAGGAGCCTCAACGCCCTCTAATTTATTAACAGCTCCAGTACGGACTCCTAAAGATCTACTAAGTTGTAAATCTGCTGCCGCTGGAGTCATGTACATTGGAGCTCTAGGGGCATTTGGAAAGTAGCTTCTTGGATCAAGTAAAGCTCTATTTAAAAAGCCCTTAGTTGCCCCATAAGCTCCAGCACCAGAAAGTAAAGTAGCCCCAGTACCAAAGCCGCTTTGATCGGCTCCTACAAAAGGAACGTCTAAAAACGGAGAATAGAATCCTGCGCTCGTAGGATCTAAAAAGGCCCCCGCACCATAGCTTTGCTGAGTCTCAATTGGCCGAGCTAGAAGCTCAGGAGCTCCGCTCATGGTTCCAGTGGGTCCACTCTGCACCTGAAATGGAGTTCCAGCATCTGAGAGTAGTCCTCCGCCAGAAGGAGTTGCTCTACCCAAATATGCCGGAGCATTCTGAGCGCCTCTTACAGCGGAGGTAATATCTTCTGAGCCAAGAGGAGCGAGCTGTTGACTCGTAAAAGTAGGATCTTCTGCTCGCTTGGTATAGGCCTGGGCAAACTTAGCTGTAAGCTGATCTACGTTCATTATTTGCCCTTTCCGCTATCGGTAAGTCCAGTTAGCTTGGGAACCACGGAGTATTCCTTGTGCTGCTCACGCATCTTGTCTTCCATGGCCAGCATCTGATTCAACGAGAAGTCGTCAATCTGCTCGCCAGCCTCTAGTCTACGGCGCAACATGGAACGAAGCAATGGCTCGCTACGAGTTGCGGTAGGAGCAATAGAATTAATTTCAGACAAAGCCTGTTCGATTTCCTCTGGGCGACGAGATCCAATGATGGGATCAGTCTTCATGAGTTTGTGCAGAGTTAGAGCTTTATCGATTCGAGAAGACTGATCCACGAAGTCAGGATCGGCTAGCGTATCCAGGATTCCTCTTTGAATAGACTCGCTCGGAGTGTCGATGCCAGGATTTAACTGCCCGGCGATTGTTCCTAAGTGCCCAGTCAGATCAATCAGCGATGCTTCTTTTCTAACGGGACGCTTAATCCCACACATATCATTGAGAAGCTGAGTGCGCTCTAAATGATTTACGTAAGCATCGTGTTCCGCCTCAGCAAGCTTGGTATTGAGCAACCGAACCTGGTTGAAGCCTTTGACAATGGAGTCCAGCGAATCCAGTTCCTCATTACCTAAAGAGAAATAACCAATCTTATCGGCAGCAAGCTTAATGCATTCTGCTCCGGTAATGCCAGTAGCCAAGCTAATGACATCCATTGCTTCCTTGCCATGACGCTCAAGCATTTCTCTTGCCCAATGCGTACGGCGATAGGCAGTTACGGAAGCAGTCTTTTCCTTGAAGTGGCTGATGCTCTTGGCAAGGCTTTCACAAGCCTGGTTGTATCTGTTTCTATTAGTTTCAATGGCAAGCTTTTCCTGCTTGTCCAAAGAGGCAGCACTCTTGCTCAAAACATCAAACGACGGAGCTGTAGCCTGCTTTTCAACGAATAAAAAGCTATCGTCCTGGGCAGGCTCAAAATAGTTTGCAGACTCTGATAGATAAGAAAAAGAAGCCTGTGCTGCCTTCTTATTATCTACTGAAGCAGAATTTAAAATTCTAGCAACTGCTGCCTCGCCATCTGCTAGTGGAAAAGAGTTTCCTCTTTCCTCCAATCCGGCGGACTTAAAGTAAGCCAAGTGCGCTGCACCATTGTAGGCTTCTGCTGCTCGCAGAATATAATCATTAGGGTAGTCTCCCTGCGATGCAGCTTTTACAAGAGCGTCAGTCGGATCCAGGCCATCATTGACATAGCCGGCAGTCTTATTTACCAGCTGTACCAGGCGCTCTCTGTTATCCGAAGATATATGCTTTAAGTCGTTCATTGTTGCTCTATTTTACCCTGATTTTGATTTTCAACAAAACGAGGAGGATTATTGGGATGTAGGGCTGCCAGGTCCTGATCAGAATACTGCCCCGATCTAATAGGATCTGCTGGCAAGGCATTGTGATTCATAAGACCAAAGGTGAAAGATTTCAGCATTACGCTGACGATCTGAGATGTAAAGGTATCGTCTTCCTTTACTCCACCGAAGATAGCCTCAATCTTCTTGCGCTCATTAATATTGTCCTTGGCTAGTCCAATAAGCTCGGTGGCATTTCTAGCATTAGGCATAATGCCGTTGGCAGCCTGGATACCCTTGGACAATACCAAGTTGTCAAATAATGTCTCAAAAAGCTTTTGCATCTGATGCTGAGAGCACTTCTCAATGGCTTCGATCATCTCTCGACCACCAAAGATAGCTACTCGTTTCCAGAAAGCCTCTGTGCTGAACGGAGCAGAGCGCATGATTGGCTCTATGACCCAACGGTTTAAGTAACCGTAATTAGTCAGGTTGTCCAAAACGTCAAAGAAGCATTTGACGTAGTATTCGACGACAGGTGCTTCGTGCCCAACTACCTTTGCGACTTCCTCAAAGGAGTAGCTGGCTAGTACACGGGTGTCGACGTCCAGGCGATACGAAGGCCCATTCTCGTAGAGCATGAGAGCGTCAGCAATGTCTGGATGAGCGTCTTTGTACGCCTCGACAACGTCGACCGGCTCTTGGCGAATTACCTTGAGCAGTGCGTAGAGTTCTCTTACGTACTTATCGTCGTCCTTGCGGGGTTCACGCCATTCGTCTAGTAGTTTGACTACATAGTTATAGCGCCAGTCTGGACTTTTAAGTCTACGTGGTGCCGGCTGGCGATTCGATAAAGATACGTTTGCTCTACGCATTACGTCTTATTTAGTCAGGCTTTTTAGTAAATCCAGCAGTCTGCTCAATTATGCCATCTCGGAGAGCTGGATGGACAGGGCTGTGGAGAGCTTTTGCTACACTACCAAAATAGCCTAGATTTTCTGGCTCTAGCTTTTTTAGCTTCTTAGCCGTATTAAACTCCTCAGCAATTGCCTTAATGGCTTTTCTTCTAGCTAAGGTAGTTAATAATCCCCCTCCTAATGCTCCGCCTGCAGCGCCGATGATGGCGCCAAGGTGTTTATCGCCAAGTCCTGCTCCAATGCCGTACCCGGCTGGACCTCCGATTGAAGCTCCTCCTAACGTACCAGCAAGCATGCTCAGCATTGGATACTTTACAGTCCAACTAACGTCCTCTGACGGAATGCCTGCAGCCTCAGCTAGAACTTGCGATATGTTATTTCTAACATGAGCGTGTCCGTATAGAGGCATTAAGCCTGGAACTCCATAAAGATAATCTGCTACTACGTGCCCCGGGTGGTTAGGATCTCCGAAAGGAACATCTTCTGCTTTTAGTCTTGCGGCCTGCTTTAACAGCATAGTGTGAACATTGTTTGCAATTTTGATCATAGTATTACACCAATTGGTTAAGGTCTGTTTCAACTGCAGATCCAGAGTCAGACTGAATCTTACGTTCCTTGAGCTTAAGAATCAGCTCGCCTAAGTGATTAAAGGTATTACGAACCGACTCTTCCATGCTGGGAATATCTTCCTGGCTAAAGCGCTCAGAGAACTTATCGCCATGGAAAAGCATCAGGAAGTAGATACGACCGAGTCTGTCCAAGGCCTGATTGAGATCGACCATGTACTGATCCAATGGCGTATCGATGTCGGCTCTATTGATCAGCTCAGAGATATTGGCTACGTCAAAGACATTGCGCTCGCCTGACTGAGCAGCCTGCATGATGTTGTCGACGGCCTGCTGATTCAAGGCCGGCTGAGTCTGGTTCATGCCGCTAATACCGTCTAGGACTCTCTGATTGAGCACGTTTCCAGGGGCGCCACTCATAGCACTCATAGTGTCGGCTTGCGGATACTGTTCCGGCACACCCAAAGTTGGATTCATGCCCATTGGGACTGGGGGAGTGTTCGGATTGAAGACCATGCCAGGATCAAAGAACGGGCCTTGAGCCTTTTTCTGGAAGGTATAGCTGGCCTCCTCTAGAGCAGCCGCCTTCTTCAAGGCGTCCTTGGCCGTATCAATGCCAAATCCTACGCCGGCAACCAAAGTTACATATGCGTCCCGGCGAGTGGCCTGCTTGAACAGCAGCTTGCCATTGCAAGTGGCGGTAAATCCGCTTCTGTCCTTGGCAACCTTAATTTCATCAAAGAGACCTTTGATCTTTGCGTCGATATCTCGAGCGTCTCCAAGATCGATCTTTGGGCAGGAGTACATCTTCGCCTTGAACGAGTGTACCTTCGCTGCCTTTGGTACATACAGCGTATTGTCGATAAGTCGCATACGGCGATACGCTGGAGACACGACGACCTTCTCCATGGGGTAGCCGCCATAGTGAATCTTGTAAGTGGTGGCGCCGTCGAACTCAACCTTATCCGTTAGACAGAAAGGTGCAGACGCTTGAGATCCATCTGCCTCTACGAAGATATTGTAGGAGACTTGCTTATCGGAAACTCCGACAGTATCAGCAGTAGTCTTGGCGGACTCAGCCGAAGACAGCCCGTCCAAGAACTTCTTGAAGGCTTCAGTTCCGCCATCAAAAGAAGAAACAAAGGTCTTTACAGACTCTACGCAGCAAGGTGTGACTTTGTCGTTGTCGGTAGGAATGAAGACGTGCTTGTTGAAGTTGTCTACTCCAAGCTCCGGCATCATTACGCCACGTGCAAACGCTCCGCCCTTCATGAGCAGGTCGTACACGCAGGCGCCGTCCACAGCGTTAAGCTTCATTGGGCGCTGAATCTTGTAGGGAATCTTTCCTTCGCCTCTATTGTCTCGAAGGACGATGCCCTCCTCCAGTAGCTCCTGCTTCTCCGAATCAGTCATTGATTCAAATACAGGTTGAGGGCTATTGGCGTCGATGACCTCTACCTCTGGCACCTTCTCGTTGTCGAGCTGCTCGACTTTAGCCTGCTTGCATGAGCTAAGAGCCTCATACAACTCCTCGCCATAGGCTTCAGAAGCAAGCTTGTGCAGTCTTGGATTCTGCATTAGCGTACGAGTGTAGATATCCGCCAGACGGCAGTCAGCCTGCTTTAAAAACGACGGAAACGTCCAGTCAAAGTTGACGGCCAAGCTCTGCATCTTATCCATGCTGAGCTTGGTGTTAATGGTTGGATTGTAGATTTTGCTTAGATCCAAACCTGACTGCATGCCGACCATGACATCGCCACGGGACATGCCTGAAGGCTCTCCCAGTTCCTCTGGACGAGAGTTGAGCAGAGTGTCAACCCAGTTTTCCTTGTTGGGTACGAACTTGTCCTGATTCTGATTGTAAAGCAGCTCAGCGCCCTTTAGCTCTCCGTTCTTGTAGAAGACAGGAACGAACAACTGACGACCAGCTACGTCAAACTTGAACAAGCCGATGGCCTGAGTGCCTTCGTCGTTCTTGTTTACGACCTCGAAGCCAAGCATGTAGTCGAGCAAATTGGGAATCTTGTCCCGAATGTAGGCAAAAGCCAGCTGAAAGAAATTCTGCTCGAATGATGCGTCGTCCGCAAGTTTAATGAGATTCTTTCTAGGCATGTTTATCTCGAATAGGAATTTACCTGACGGGGTTTCCCCCGCCAGGTAAGAGTAGTTAGCTATTAAACGTTGTGCTCGGCAACAACGATTACAATCTCAGCAGTGTCTCCTGCGGCACCGCTACCGATGTTAGCACTGATTGCAGTCTGGCCTGCAATAACTAGGTTAGCTGCAGTAGCGTGTAGTGCTGCCTCTTTAGCCTTTCCTGAAGTGGCTGAGGCTGCAGTAAAGATAGGAGCAGTCGCATTAACAACGCTAGTGCCACCGGCAGTGAGAACCAAGGTCTCGTCTCCTCCAAGACCAGCAGTAGTGCGCATAAATACTGCCACTACAGTGCCTGGCTTGTGAATGGTCAAAGACGTATTGGCGGTATTTGAAGACAGGCTGAGATGATAGAAATCAAGGTTGGTGCCAAACTTGATCTTAGCATCTGCCATATCTCTCAGGATTGCCTGCTTAGCCAAAACTCCGGTAAAGTCTGCAGCACGCTCAGAGATGCACTCTACAGCGTTGTTCGCAAGTTCCTTGCCGTTGGGGCCAACGTATGCAAAGAATCTTGAGCCTCCAGAGGTGTTCTTGAAGATGTGCGTAGCAACGGAGAGTTTACGATAGTTTTCTAGATCTGAAAAAAGATTGTTATCTGCCATATTATTTTCCTTTGGTAAATTGAAAGGGCCTTATTTAGACTAGTCCCAATCTACTACTAGTTTTTATTAAAACTGTCGACAGTAGGGGCAGTTTAAATTGCCCCTTCACCTCCAGCAGGAGCAGGTCTATTAAACCCCGGGAGGTTCTGCACGCCCTGGCCGAGGCCAAGGGCTCCAATACCCTTATTGAAAAGGCCACCAAGATAATCTATTCCGGCATCTACCTTAGCGCCACGTTCTGGGCTAGATTCGCCGTAGTACTGTAGACCACCTGCGCCAAGGCCACCAAGACCACCACCGATGAGGCTACCCATGAGAGCAGAGCGGAGATAGCCGCGAAGACTCTTGTCCTTACCGAAAACAGCATTGGCCAACAAAGAAACGGGAAGGCCGGCAAGAGCGCCTGCGCCTGCGCCGATACCTACACCGGGACCATAGCGCTTTCCAGCTTCAAGAGCATCGCTGCCCATAGCCATAGCCTTGTCCATCATGCCGGGCTCAGCGCCACCAATCATGGGTTCCATATCCATGGTTCCCTTGTTTGCCTGCTTGTAGTGAATTAAAGTCGCCGCAATAAGAGGCTTCTTAACCTGTGCGAGTTCGTAAGCTTGTTTGATCATAAATGCTCCTTTTAGGTAGAAAGATTATAGCACAAAAAACTAGTAAGTGCCTTTAGGGCCCTTTGAGATTTCTCCAGTAGCCAAGGCGGGAATCCAAGATGTGCCGTGGATTTGAGATGTGGATCCACGTTGCACGTTATCCAAGAATGTCTTTTTAAGGTTAAATCCTCCGAGCTGGACCATCCAGTCTCGATCTCCAATAAGTGACATCATGGCTCTCGTCATGGTTGGCTTAAATGGAGGAGGATTTTTATGCGCAACCACTTCATTGAATCCGTTTTCTTTTAGCTCCTTAGCAACACTTGGAGTTATACGGGTTCCAATCGAATAGTGCAAAATTGGCTTCTCTAAAAAGTGATTTAGATACTTGCCTGGCTCCCCAGATACGAATCCCTGTCTGGGTTCGTAGCGAGATGCAAGATAGTCGTAGCTGACCAAATCTTCAGGATACGTGCCAGGAACTACGTCCGGCTCTGTAATTTCCACCTGATTGATAAGCCCACGAGCCACGACTTCTACGTTTCTACGATGTGCTGGCAGGCCGTTCTCTTGTAGGGCAGACTTGAACTGCTGGACAAAACGGCGTCTAGCCTCGCCAATGCCTTTTAATTCTGCCAAATCTTTAGGATTGACTATGCCGTCTGAGAGTGCATCTCCGGCTTCAATGGACTGGCCTGGCTTGACGGTTACGGCTTGATCTGTAGGCACATAGTATTTTTCATTATTTACGTGAACGTAATTACCGCCCTGTGGAGCAGGTTCGATCTTACCTACAATGCCATCTGCAGTCGTGACAGGAGCGCCGTCAGTAAAGGTTTTTGGAACTTCTACTAATTGGTTTAAATAGTTAAATCCGGTAACACTGCGCTTAGCTTTGCCCTTTGCAACACCGCCACCGTGCTTTGAGTTAAGCATGCCTTGGCTTACAGGTTCAGCAATTGCCTGAGCGGCAGTGATGCCGACATTCATGCCGGTCTCGGCCAACTTACCGTGCTCTCTGACGCCTGCCGCCCAGCGAGGCAATCCGTTCATTGCGCTGACAGCGGCAATGGGAGAATAGATCATAAGTCTCTTTTTACCTGCTTGGGACAAAGACTTAAGAATGCTGGAGTCCAAGTATGTACCCTTCTTGAACTCTCCTTCGTCTCTAGCCAATATGGAGCCCATGTTGTCTGGGTCATCCGTATCAACCATCAGACCCTGGCCATCCTCGATATCCTCGTCTGTGACTACCAAGCGGTGAGCTGCGCCTGTAAGACGCTTGGCAAAGTAGCCTGCGTCACCTACTGCCAGTTTTACATCGATGGCGCCTGAGCGAGCACCGTAGGAGCCAGCCCAGTACTCGACCGGATCTACGCCCTCGGAGTAAGAATTGACGACTGGGATTGGAACCGGGCGACCCTTGTTGTCGCTATACATCAAGTCGGTGCCAATCATGGAAGACAACTGATTCTTGTTTCCACGGGCGCCTGCGTAAACCTGCATGGCAAAGGGATTCTCGGACTTCAAGGCCTCGTCGTACACCGAGTCAACCAGGTTGTCCTGGTACTTCAAGGTCGCATCTACAATCGCGGCGTCTCTCTGCTCGGGATCCTTTACGGTGCGTAATATGGTTCGAACGTCCTTTTTAAGAGCGTCGGTGATCTTGCTCTTGGCCTTGGTAGGCTTGAGGCTTTCCAAGGTAAAGCTGGATAGAGGCGACTGTCTTGCGCTCTTTAGACCAATTAGAGTCAGCTTCTGCACCATGTCCTTGTAGTCATCTGGCTTCATTGAAGTAGCCATCTGAGTAAGGAACTTGCGCATAGAGGACTTGTCCCAGACTCGAGCGTGGTCTCGGTGTTCCTCGGGAAGCGATGAATTGATGAGCAGTTGACCTACTGTGGTTATCGATGGTTCCATGGCGTGAGTACCTCGCTGCCACACTGAGTCTTGATTACCTTGTAATGAGAGTATGGCGCAGCAAGAGCCAAAGAACTCTGCTTGCCAAACACTCCGGACATATCAGGGCCAAACCAGTCTATGGCTTTATTGGCAATAAACTCGTAGCCAGGCATTCTGGAGCCCATACCTAATAAGAATTGTCCAAGTCCTCGCAACTGTCTACCGAAGCTACCCATGCCGGAAGTCCAGTCATCGATCTTATTGGACATATGCGTAGTGGCAGCATTTGCCATTAAAGATCTAACCAACGGAGAGTTTCTATCCAAGCTACCCATGATAGCTTGTGGCATCTGGCTAAACTGCTGATTTGCAGCGCTTTGCCCTACTACTGTTCCTAGCTGTGCTCCAGATCGCAATCCAAATGGATCCCATTGCCCGCTAGCCGTAGTGGCAAAAGGATTGGCATTTAGTCTAGTTGCACCTGCCGCTACTCCCTGGAGAGTTGGTCCCGCTCCAAGTCTTGCAGCATTGGTGTATCCGCCTACTGCTTGGACTGGATCTATACCTTGCAGCAATTGACCTGCGTATGGGCTGAAGTTACCAGAAGCAAATCCTCTAACTGCTGCAGGATCCTGAGACATCTGCAGTGCTCTTTGCCCCAAGGAGCTAAGTCCTTGCATGTACTCAGGACTGAATCCCCGGGTTTTAATTGCTTGATTGTATTCCGCAGATCCTGGTCTTAAATGGCCATAGGCCTGCAGATCCTTGGATAGAGCAGAGCCCCAAGCCTGAGTATCAGTAGGAGATACATTAGGAGGCATAAGACTGCCTTGAAAGGCAGGCGGAGTGTAGGCTTGCTTTATTAGAAATTGTTTAAGCAGGGGATCCATCACGTAAGTCCATTTTGTGCAGAGCTACCTGCTCCGGAGTCATTCCTGTAATCTGCTGTACTTCCTTGGCAAAATCCGGCAAACCTAAATGCGTAAATTTATAGGTGCCGGCTGCAGTCTCGGTAACAGCAAACACTACTCTGTCTTGGTCGTCGTAAATCAAAATCGAAGCCAGTTCTTTTTCATACTTGGCCGGAATCAGAACGTTTCGTTTTTGAGTACGTGCTCTCATCAGCGCAGTAGATCCGTTATTGATCGCATCAAAACAGTAAAGTCTTCCGACTCATCAGATGCCTGAGCAACCATACCTGGCGGAGGAGCTGCAGGCAAACCCATTGCGGCGGGATCCATCATGGCAGGATCCATTGGAGGCATAGGCGCAGGAGCAGGCATTCCAGCAGGAGCCATTGCCTGCATCATGGCTACCTGAGCGTCCATGACTTGTTGCAGCATTGCTTTGATATTGGAGATTTCTCCAACGATATCCATTGGTGGAGGCATACCCCCAGCCATAGCGGGATCCATTGGTGGAGGCATACCCCCAGCCATAGCGGGATCCATTGGTGGAGGCATACCCCCAGCCATAGCGGGATCCATTGGTGGAGGCATACCCCCAGCCATAGCGGGATCCATTGGTGGGGCGGGCATAGGAGGCATTTGCCCACCTGGGGCAGCTACCACAGCCTTTTTGGAAGAAAAAAGTTCTAGATATGGATCGACCATAGAGTACCTATTTTACTAAATTTGCAATAAAGGGACACTTACCTACGCCCAATTTCTATATTTGGACCTGGGTTTATTTCTCCATCAGCTATACCGCCTACTTCTGGGAAAACTTGAACAATAAGGCCAGGTCTTGAGTAGGTTATCTTTGGCGCAGATGGAGGTTTGATAATAAATGCTGGAATACATACTTCAGTCTTAGACACTGTCAGTATATTGCTAACTCCGAGGAACGTATTCACGGTACGCAAGGTTGGAGTATTTACGCGACTTACTGCAGAAGCCTGACCACTTAGGGAGATGGTTGGACTTAGTGAACCTGTTACTGCCAGCTTGCACTCTATCAACGCAAACTTAATAGTAATGTAGGCTCCCAAAGATGCAGAAAGTCGGCTAATGCAATTAATTGGCAGCGGTACAGTACCGGGCGACAAGACTGTTAAATCCGGTGGAAGATCAGAAACTCCGAGACATCCGTAGACCGGATCGCAATCCGCTGGCGCGAAGAGACCCAATTTCGAGCTAGCAGATCCTCTGAGCCCCATGTTTACCTTGCAGAAAACTGAGCCTGTGGTCAAAGCAGGAGTCAAAGGCGCAGCGGGCAGCGCTCTTTGCTTTGGCAATGAAACAGACGCTACATTGCATATCGCTGCTATCGCCTTAGTAGGCATTATCTTTGTAGTGCTATTTGGACTTAGATCGGCCGCAGCAACTAAAGATGTTGCAGCGATAGGTAGCGTCAACGCATTTGTGGTTACTCCTACCGTGAATCCAAACTCCGCCAAGATAGGAGCATGATTGACTTCGATGCTTCCCGTAGCGGTGGTGCGCTTGCTGTTATGCTTTAATCCTAGCTCAAACATACCAAGCCACGTTTCGGCTCGTCCGTTATTTGCAGTCAATCTATTGGAGTCGAGCGTTAGGAAAGGATCATCCAGCAGATCCAAACTATAGATCGAGCTTAGAGTGTCGTAGCTAGCAGGAGCTGCCTTGTACGGGTGATTGTTTGGCAGATTGGCCTGTAGATTAAACTTGTGGGCCAAGTAGCCTTCGACGATTTGAATGTCCTCGTCGCTAAGGCGTCCTTCGACCACTACGACCTCTGCATAAGTATCATTAGTATCGTGGAGATTGACTGTGGTTGTGCCTGTTGTGCCGGCAATTCCTCCGCCTAGGTGATATCCAACGCCTATACCAGTAGCTGGCATATAAGTAGTCGCGTTCTGCACGTTCCATGTAGTGACTGGCGTGCCATTGACTCTTAGGCCTCTATCTGCCAACCCCCCATAATAGCCACACAATACTCCAGGATTAGTGTTCACTGCCGTAGCTGCCGTATCGTATGTAGATCCCATGAAGAGCACTGGTCTGCCTAAGCCAAATCCAATTCCTTGTACCTTGGGATTTCCTGCTCCAGGTAGAGCATACTTTCCTATAGCTGCGTGTATATCTGCAGCGTTTGCAGGCTTTTGATACACCAGGAAATAGGTAAATGAGGATTCGGCCACTGAGGCAGGGGCATATAGCTTGTCCGCAGTACTGTTATCGAACTGTGCGCCTCGGAAGGACGTATTGAATGTAGCGACATTGGGTTGCGCTGCAGGAACGCCTTCAGCTAAGGTAATCGATTCAGTCGTAATGCTATTAGACCAACTGGAAATAGCTTGACCTACCGTAGAGGACAAGCTTTCGTATTTAAACCAAGCTCTGACTCCTAGATTTGCAGGAGTTACAGGCCCAGGATTAGCAACTCTTCCGCCAGTCCTTGCTGAACGAAGATCTGACCCTACATACTCGAGTTTAGCGCTTCCTCCGTAAGTGTTACGAATGAAGCTAGGAGAAATAAAGTCATTTGACGAGCTCAGCGTAATTGCCGAAGCATTGTCTGACGCCGACGTAACACGTACAGATCCATAGGAATTCAGAATAGTCGATTCAAAGCCCGTGCCATTCTTGGCTGCAATTACAAAGTCCGCCGGCTGGCTTAGATCCGAGCCCATATTGGATCCGTCGCGGAATACTCTTTGAATGCCGATCTTGGAGTCCAGATTCAAGGCAAACAACGAAGCAGAGTTTACTGTGCAGGATACTCCGCGAGGAACAATGCTTAGAACGTACTGAGAGTCTAGGAATGTTGCAGCACCTGGCCAAGTATCGAGGGCTAGGAACGTTTCAGCAAAGTGAACAGGATCGTTGATTGAATACAACGAGGACTGCCCTACTGCAGAGAATCGGCGGATCGTCGTCTTCTGGCCGTCGAAGTATCTGTCGAGGTATACGTCTACAGACCAAGAATCTGTAACTCCTGGAATTCCAGAAATATAAGACAAAGCAATATTGGAATAGTCGAACTGCTGCAGTCTTGGTAAGACGTCCTGCAAAGACTCATCTGGCAAAGAGAAATACTGTTTTTGCGCAGTATTGACTTTGTAGAACTCTGGGTTAAGAGACGTAGACACGTCATCGTAGCCCCACTGTACTAAGTCTCCAGTGCTCTTCAGTGCATATATCTGCCCTCTGTAGGTATCTAGCTGAGAGACAACGTCGCCAAATATAAGACCCGACGAGGCCACGTTACGAATTGCAAGAGCCTCTGCCGGAGGAGAGTATAGAAGCGCGTTACAGCTAGCAGGCACTAGGTCTCCGCCAAATACGATAACTTCGTCATCTGTACTTACGATTACGCTATAGCCTGCCCCATATGGGAATCTGGTGCTTCTTTGGAAGTGGTATTGGTATCGCCCCGCAGCCACCAGCTTAGCCTTCCTGCTACCGCCTCTACGGAATGCAGTAGGTACGTTAGTGGCATTTGATATTGTGCCTTGCCGCACGCCAAATCCTAGTAAGGCCTGTACAGCCTCTACTACAGGCTCTCTATTTGGATAAATTTCTGATATAGGGGCGTTTATAGCATAAGGGTGATCTAATGGCAGTATGGCTGGGCACAAAGCTCCAGCCCGGTGAATAATGTATCCCTCTAGCCTATCGCTATAGTTAGTTCTGTAGCTAGGATCATCGGGAGTCTTCTCGCTCAACGAGTTATCTACAAACGCAACTACTCTTTGATCTGTACTTCCCGTACCTCCAACGTAACTGGTAATTTCGAATCCAGTCGACGTCATTGCATACGCGGTGAACTCGCCGCCTGCGACAGCCGGGCAATTGAATCCCTTATTTTCTCCAGAGTAGGAGAAGCCTGGTACATTGCATTGGCCCTTGCTGTTATCTCCGAAGGCTAAAATATCTCCGGCATTGACTGCAAAAGTACCGCCTGGCACAAATTGAGAGTAGCTTGAAGAGGCTCTGCCGACTATGTGTGCTTTACCTGCACTTACAGTTGAGAATTGAATATCGAAATAAGGAGCCGGAATAGTCGATATAGAGCCCCAGGCAAGCAGCTTGTTAGTGGATGCGTTTATGGCTACGGTGAAGGTATCTCCGCAAGCAACCATAGAGTACGTGCCTGCGGGACTGACAGCCTGTCCTTGCGTGTTGCTACCCCAGCACGCCACTGTCCCATCTGCTCTTAATGCTGCAGCGTGGCGATTTCTGGAACTTACCGATGTAAAAGTGCTGCCAGTTGGGACAGTCAAAGCACCGTCTGAACCGGCACTACCCCAAGCAACCAGAGTTCCTTGTGTAGCGTTGTACGTGGCTGCCTTGATTGCGTAGTAAGAATTGCTGCCTGCGGCAACGGCAATTGCGTGCTCAAGCCCGGTTAGCTGGGAGCTGGAGTAGTATCTACTCGTGGTCTTAGCTCTTATAGATGCAGGAATTGCGTTATATGCTGCAGTGAACTCTGCTTGAGTTGGCGCAGCAACAACAACATGTTTGTATGGGCCTACTTGAGTAATGGTAGTAGGGTTAAAAGATACAGTGCGTCTAGTGTTTGCATCTGGTACCGCTGTGTAGTACGGCGCACCAGTATCTCCCCAAGAAACCATGGTTCCACCTGTACCCGTCGTACGAACAGCGACAGCGTAGTACGAGGACCAACCAGTGCCTAGCTTGATATAGGATCCTGCTGGAGTGCTAGTGACTAGAGTTCCATACCAGTCCGCTCCCCACGAAGCTAAAGTATTATCGGACTTAATTGCTACAGTGTGATAGTAGCCTGCGGCGATATCCAAACATCCAGTGCCCAATCCGACAGGATTCGTGGTCTGCCCATGGCCATTATCGCCCCAGCAAACTACTGCACCATTAGACTTGAGAGCAACAGTGTGATAGGCGCCAGCAACTATCTTTACAACGTTAGATTGAGCGTTGACCGGTACGTTCAACTGACCTGAGCCATTGTCACCCCAGCAGACAACTTTACCATTAGTTGTAAGGGCAGCAAAGTGTCTCTTACCGCCAACTACTTTAGTACATACTCCTAAATCTGAGGGGGGTGTCAATAAGCCATCGTAGTCTGCTCCCCAGCAGACTACCGTACCATCTGTTTGCTTTATACCTGCAGCAGTGTATTCAGCTATGGCTACATCGGTGAAGTCAAAATTGGGAACACTTCGTATCGGGGCAGGTAGATTACCTCCATTAAATCCAACTACAGTAGCGCGAGAGTCGGACTTAAGAACAATAGATCCCTCTATAGCGCTAACTACTTTTTGACAGGTAATAGATATATCTGCCGCATCTGCTCTTTGAGAGTTGTAGTTCTGGCCCCAGCTAAAAATAGTGTTATTGGACTTAACTGCATAGGCGCACTTCTGGCCCAGAGCAACTGAACTCGGAGAGGTAACCACCGCTCCAGGCTCATAGCTTTGCGGAAGCAGTCGACGGCTAGCTACGTCATATGTTATGTATCTAGACAATTCGTCAGCTACGCTGACAACTGGATATGCAGGATATATCAAAACGTTAGAAGTAGGGTCTTCCGCTTTGAACTGAAACTGCTCAGAAGTATAGCTGTTTCCAAGACTTCTAAATCCATAAACCTCAGTAGGAAGATGCGCAAGATCGCTGACCCACTCTGGCTCATTTGGAAATACTACTTTTGGCCAACGACCGCCTGGATTTGGAGTTTCGTCCGAGTAATCTAATGCCTCAGTAGGAATGGCATACTCGTCGCCTATGTATATCTTAAAGTTTGGATTTGCATCGCCGTCATATCGCAGAGTGGTAGCTGTAGCCCCAGAATAGACTCCCGCAGCCGGAACAGATCCGGATATCTGGCTGTAGGTTCTAGATACCAAAGATATAAAGTAGTTCTTTGGACCGGCAAAATCCAAAGCAGGAAATGCCTCGCCTTGAACGCCGTCTTGATATCCAAGATTTCCACCCGACGGATAAAAATCAGGGCCTGTTGGAGTGGTCATAATAGACCCGCACTGTCTGTCTCTAGGCTCCGCTTCGTTGTTATACAGCCCAAGGAAGAACGAGTCTCCTGCAATCATCTTAGTTGGAGCTGTAGCAGGCTTACGTTCAGTCAGTACAGTGCTGTTATTAGCCGGATCTACTGTGGTCTCATCGCCAAAGCAGTTCATGAACCTACGATAAGAAATTGCAAATACGTCAGGAGACTCGTATTGATCTCCTGGCCATTTAATATAAGTACCATTGATCTTTGCCCGGATTCTCATGGGCAACATTCCAGTGCCGCGAGACGCAGGGAAAGACAAGTAGATCAAACTAGGATTAGGATCAAAGGCCTCTGAATATATCTTAGGAGCTCCTGGTCTCTCCGATATGTACAGCTTAGACTGCCCAGGAATTTGTTCAAGGCCTATGACAAAACCTTGGTTTCCCGCAGGTCCAGCCTTCTGAGATATCAATACGATGTCGGAATCGTTAAATCCAGCCTTGTCGAAGAAAAGCACTCCGTCGGTGGCATAGGCTCCAAGACAGTCTGTATTGTTATAGGAATCTTGCCAAGTGGTGGGAACGTTCGGATACTGGAACATCGTTCCACCGACTAAGTCCATCGAGCTAGTAGATCCAACAGGTGCGGCGGCAGGCGCTCTATTGCAATTAAAGGTAGCGCACAATGCTGCGCTGGCAGGATCCGTGCCTGGGAGATTACTAAAGTATCCTGTTAAGTCTGCGGGGCTATCAAGTCCGCAGCCGCTAGCGCGGAAACTAAACGGATCCCAGGTAATTCCCTTTATCTTTGGAGGGTTGATGGCATTGTTCAAGCCACGTGCGTGAACATACCCATCTTCGTCAATAGCTAAAGTATGGAATTGGCCACATACTACTTTGGAGAAACCGTAAGTAAGAGCGGGAGTCTCCGTATGTCCAATTTGCGTCTGGCCAAAATTCATCAGCCAGTTGGTGCTGAAGTTTGTGGCATAGTTGTTCATCTCAGAGGGCGTGATTGAGAATGGCCCAGTAAGACGAAGCTCCAACTGACCAACCTTATTATCTCCATAGCTGGATAATGTGACGGGGTTCTTTCCGCCAATATTCATTCTGCTGCGACTAGTAAGGACAGCAGATCTAAAGCCAGCAAAGTACTGCAGAGGCGAAATGGCAAAGGCGGATCTGTACCCCTTTACACCGCCGGTAATTTGCTGACTAGAATTCGATATGCTTAGACCCCGCACTGAGGCACTCCAGGTCGTTATTCCAAGAACCTCCTGCGTAGATATATAAGAAGTTAGGTGTTTGCCTGGATACGCCTGATATGTCGCGGCTCCGTAGCTAAGCTGCTGCTTAACTACACGAGTTTTCTTTATCGTTATGCCTAAAGCTGCCAACCAGCTTGAATCTATAAGAATTCCGCCAGAAGAGTAGGTTATATCAAAGGGCAAAGATATGCTTAGATTTCCAGTCCCAGAATCTATTCCCGCCCAAGCACCGGTCATCACCAAAGTTCTAGAGGATCCACCTACAGTTCCAGTAAAGATTAAGTGGTATCCAGTGTCAGAATTGGGAGTTCCTGCAGGTAAAGATCCAGAACCGTTTGCAACAATGGAATAGCCTGCTGGAAGTGCGTAAGTGAATGCTTCTACGTATACAGCGCGGTTGTTAAACCCCTGCATTTGGGAATCGAGATTTGCAGGATTCGTAGTGCCATCACCAGATTCTGGGCTTGCATATGTTCTGATAGACGCTGCCCCGACAGGAGTAGGTCTATTAAAATAGCGAGGAGTCCCAGATACGCTTAAAAATACCGTATTGGAGCCGAGATAGTATACGTAAGATCCCGCGCTTGTAGTTATGCTCAAAGCGTTTTGAGGCTCTACAATCTGAAGCACTCTCGGGCCTATGTATATATCGTTTTGTAGCGAAGCTTCTCCTGCTCTAGTCAAGTAAGAGCTACCAAGTGGATTCGTTCCAGCTTCAATTAAGTCTATCCCTAATTGTTTGCCGTAGCCTACGTAGCTATAAATGCTATTAAGGTTGAAGGCAGAGCTGTCCTTTACAGGAGTAGGATTAATATCAGGGCCTACGCTTGCCGACAAATTTTCGGTGCCAGGATAGTATTGCGTATACGAGTTAGAATCTAGAGACTCCGCCCAAGCTATTGGATTTCCCCACCCTACAAACAATCTATTGAGGCCTACCGAAATAGCATCTGCCGTTGCGTAGTCTACTCCGAGATACTCTC